GAGGCATCTGCTGACCGCCGCCCATGACCGAACGAACCTCGGCATCAAGATCGGGAGGAATAGGCAAGTTAGCCCTGTCAAGAGCCTTCCAAGTCTCAACCTTCGCCTGCTGCTGGTTAATAGTCTTATACATAAGTTCTTCGTTGTATTCATCAACGAGTTCACGAATATCGTACTTAACGCCAATCATAAGTTTTTGATCTGGGATTGGGAGGCCCATGGCGCGAAGGCTCTGGAAAAACTGACGCTGTGTGGCCTCGTCACGAAGGTCAAGAGTTTGGAACTCAAGATCAGGAATAAGAAGCTTATGCTTGGTGACAATATGCTTATTGCCCTCTTCATCATACTCAACAACTTCTTCCATGACGGGAACGCGATGAAGTCCACGCTTTTCATACTCCCAATGCTCCTGAGCCTCAGCGACAACATAAGCACGATCCATGTAATGCTTCTTAAGATAACCTTGGAAAGTCCTAAGAATCTGATTAAGGAATTCGGCCTGTAGTGCTGATGATGCGTAAGGCTGCGATGATGAGCCAGCAGAAAGCAATGATGGGTTAACGCCGAAGATCTGCATGATACGGCGTTCAATGCGGTCAAAGTCATCACCAAGGCGTGGCATCTGCTCACGACCAAATACATTTTCTACTTCAAGACCAAAGTGATGGACAAGAAGACGGAAATCAGATGACAGAGCGATGTCCATATCATCGCGGAAGGCGTCAAGCTCGTCTGGACCGGGAATCCATGGCCCCTGTCCATCCTGCAAGTCCATAATACCTAGACGAGCAAGAATAAGTGGCGAATAAAGACGCTCGGCAATAGCGTCTTGAGACGCAAGGAGCTTCTCTTCGTGAATAAGAGTACGAAGGCCGCGAAGAAGGATTGGCGTACCGTGATCATCCCAATCAGTCAAAGTATTGGCGACCTGCTTAAGAAGAACATCAGAAATTGGAATATGTTCATTACGACGAAGGTAAGGAATAAGCTCAGGATAATTCATCTCAAGCTGTGCGAATTCCTTAGCAGGCGACTTAGTTTGCGCAAGCTTTTTAAGGTAATCGGGTGGAACAATCTTCATCTGGCGAGAGCCAAGAAGAGGGAAGTTTTCAATAACTACATCTTCGGGATTAAGTAACTCTTCGCGCTCCCAAATACCAAGATCCTCATCAAAAGAACCAAGAGGAAAGGCTTCGCCTACAGTCCAATATTCACGCCCAAGGGACACAAGGAATTCTGGGTAATCAAGCTGATCAAGAAATAGATCTTCGTAAAAACGTTCAAGTTTTTTATCCTTACAATCAAGTTCCATACCGACAAGTGGGAAACGGGTAAAAATGTCAATAAGAATAGGAACAAGATAATGAGTTGCATAAAATAGGCGAAGCCACTTATGAAGCTTATGCCTATGACCTTCATCAGCAATATTCCAAGGAAGGCCATTGAGATCCCAGAATTCAAGTGGATCATAAAAACGAGGGATTGCAGAATAAACGTCTCCGCCTGCGCCACCAGATGCGGTTACTCGCTTGCTTAGACGACGGCTATCTCCCATAGCGCGAATAAGTTCATTATTGCGCTCAATTTCAGATACGGTTTGAGAAACCTGAGTTTTGCCGATTCGTCCGCGAGACTGACCATAAGCGGCATCACCAACGGCGCTTTTAAGTGGACCACCGGGAGCGGTAGCCATTTCATGCATGGTGGCCGCAGCTAATTGAGCGCGGGCAGGATTTTTAGGAAGCGCTACGCCTCGTTTCTTAAGATTCTCAACCTGCGCGTTTAACTTATCTGTATTACTCATTAATTATTAAGGGCTTGTAATTGCCCTTCTTCCTGTTCTTAGAGTAGCAGGTTTTAATACTAAATGCAAGAAGACTATCGAAGGTAGTGAGCCGCGTCTTTAACGCCCTTGGATTCCCAATAGGTAACAAATCCATTAACTTTGTCTGCCCACTCCCGAGCGTGCTCCGGTCCATTATGAGCGTTATGCCAATTATTTAGCTCTGCAACATTTAAATTAAAACTTGGGTCATTGGTTGCATCCGTAATATAATTAATTGCATCTCCTACTGCTCCTACGCCTTGACCAACTAAACCATCGCCACCGGGATTTAATTCATTGAGAGCATTACCTACAAATCCAGATCCAGCGGGATTAATTTCATTCCAAATGTGAGGGGCTGCGTGAATTGCATCTGGAACCACTTGCATCATATCATGCAAAAATCCTGCCTCTTTTTGACTTTCGTGATCAGTAGTACCGAATTCTTTTTCATCTGGTTTGTCAAAAGAACTATCGTTAATTAGATAACGGACGCGAGTGCGACCAGCAGACATGTAACCATGATTGCACTTGCCCTCTGGATGAGTTTCGCATCCTTCCGGACAATCAGTTTGCTTTAAAAGGTCTTTAGCGGCAGCTTCATCGCCTGATGCTAGTGCAGCAAAAACTGCTTGAGCCGCCTTGGGGGAAGGTTTATCCCCTTGAGAGGCAATTTTAGCAGTAATTTGTGTCTGACCGCTTCCACCAAGCAAAGTGGGGTCTTCTTGACCAAAAAAATTTATTCCTAATATAATTTGATCAACATCTTCTAATCCGATTTCGCCCTTTGACCATTTATCAAAAACTGGTTTAATGTAATTTTGTATTTGGCTAATTATGCCAACGTCAAACCCACCTTTTGCGGCTTGACCTGCGGCTTGACCTGCGGCACGAAGAACTTGAAATAAACTTCTAGCCACAGTTTGAGCAAACTCCGGATATTGGGCATACAAACCTACAATCTCATTAATGAAATTACTATTTTTGATAGCGGCTTCTTTTTTAGAATGGCCATCACACTTTTCACAAGAACCGGGAGCGCAAGGCTTGGTGCCGGGAACGCGCTTGTAACCATCCCAACACTGACATTTTTTCTTGCTTTCAAATGTATTGTTACTTTGTGGTACTTGAAGTTGTTCTGGAGAGCAATGTTCGCAACCTAGATTATTGCAATAAGGGCAATTAGGATTTTGAAAATCTGGAGAGCAGTACTCGCAACCTTGGCCATGGCAATAAGGGCAGTTAGGATCTCCGGGTGGAGGAGGCGGAGCAGCGGCAGGAGCGGGTAGCATTTCCCTTGGCTCGGGGGCAGGGCGGAAATGCTGATCCTCAGGAGTATAAGGATCAAGATCGGCGCGGCCAACTTGAAGGCCAGAGTCTGCTACTTTAGGAAGAAAAGGCAAACCCTCATAACGGGCAATGGCTTTTTCAATACTGTAATCATCTTCGGCAAAATGCTGCATGATTACCTACCTTTAATGCAAGTGCAATCTCCGCCGCAAGGACAATTACTGCCAGTCATCTGGATTTTCCTCAATGTCTCTAAGCAAATCCTTAATTTCATCGTCGTCTGGTGAATCTACGAATTCAAATGGATCGGTGTCTTCAATGTCTTTAAAATCTTCGTCAATATCAAGGTCAACATCTTCATCACCTTCATCAACAACCTTTACGCGGTCGCCCTCTTTGTCTTCGCGCTCAATGATTCGCTCAACATCTTCTGGAGTTTCCTCAACGATTACTTCTTCTTCGACTGGCTCTTCAAGAGGCTCTTCAACAAGATCCTCAACAGAAGGCTCATCAACTGCTGGTTCATCAATAGGAGCGTCTTGACGTTCGCCAATTACATCATCTCCTTCTGCTGGTGCAGGAACGTCTTGAACGAACTGCTTCCAAAGTGAGCGAATAACAGGGCTTTCTTTAAGTAATTCTGGATCATCTAGCATTTCGATGCCATGATCGGCAAGCCAATTGCGGAACAATGAATCTTCACTGTACCAAGCAGCTAAAGCTTTGCGAGTTACAGGATCAGCTTGCCCTTTGTCGGGAAAAGTTTCGGCAGCTTTGGTGGGCTGCTCAATGTTGCGAGTGCCTTCAAATCCAGCCTCATCTTTTTTTGCAGTAGGAAGCTGCTCGCGCTCCCAAACATTATTATCATGCTCCCATGGATCATCATTCTGGTAATCAGGCTTCTGCTTGATATCCATCTGACGAGAAGGAACGGGGGAGTTTTCACCTTCAGTGTCAATAGGCTCTAGGTTGCCGTCTGCATTAGTAGCGTTGGGAACCCACTTTTTCTTGTCAATCTTTGGAGAAGGTCCGCCAAGAGCAGATTCATCACCGGTTGGAAGCTTTTCGCGTTTTTCTGTCTTGTCACCGGTATCGACTTCGGCAGCATGTTTAAGTTGAAGCGCTCTAGCCATAGCGGGAGTCACTGAAGTTTGTTTACGAGGCGCGGCAAATGGATCCTCATAACCAAACTCAAATTCGTCATCAAGTGTAGGTTCAGGAGCGGCTGGTGTCTGGGGCTGAGGTTGAGGTTGTTGCTGTTGCTGTCCCACGCCAAAAAAATCTTTTGCCCTATCAACTAAACCGGGCTTTTGCGGAGGTACGAGATCTTGAGGCGTCAGACCAAAAGAACCGTCATGAGGCGCGGCAAATGGATCGTCATAATCAAACTCATCATCAAGTGTAGGATCGCTGATTGGAGGGACGCCAAGGGCCTCTCTAAATTTATTATATTCTTCAATTGGATTGATCTCAGGGCCGCCGGGACGAGGAATAAATTTACGAGTAGCATAACTTGCAAAAGTTCCGTCGCATTCCGGAGAACAACGGTCGCCTTCTACCAACCCAGTCCCTTTATACATTATACAATCTGGGCAAATATTTTCAATAACGGCTTTTTCCATAGTTTCTTTATTCAAATTTCTTAGGGCTTTTGTTCCTCCCCAAATGGCCTTACCAATATCGCCAAATATTCCGGCTTTCTTTTCAAGATTCTCAAGATCATTAAGTTCATTAGCGCGAGCATAAGCGTCTTCCTGAGAATCAAATGGGCCAGCAGCCTCTTCTCCCTTGTCCTCTACAACAACAAACTTATCGCCCTTCTTCTCTACTGTATGAGCAGCGGCTTCCTTGCCAGTTCCAACGGCGCTAGGGGCCTGCTCAAGAGCGGTTTCAATATCTTCGCCACCGGCGGTGTAGCCGGGGCGCTCAGCTAAAGGGACAGGATTGGCAATTGGCTGTGAATTAATTTCAGCAGTCTTATTTCTAAGATTGCCGCCGTCCTCTTGATCCTCATCTTGAATCTGCTTTTTAAGCCAAGGATTAACCTGCGAATGCTCTTCTGCAAGCTGAACTTCATCCTGAGCCTTGAGATGCTCTGGGCGATCTGAGGCAAACTTAGAGGGTTGATCTGAATCTCCGCTGCATTGTGCGCAACCATGTCCGCCACAGTTTTGGCATATGGATTGATCGCCATTAGGCGTTAAATCATAGAAAGTCTTAATAGCCTTGATAACGCTTTCTACGGGATGCTGAGTCGCGCCCTGAGGAATTGGTCCTAGTGTTGCAAGAATCTGATCCTTAACCTGATCAAGATGATATCGAGCGTTTTCTTCAGTCTCGTTCTGAGTACCATAAGTTTGAATAATATAATTTACTGCTTGATCCCAAGAATCATCTTGATTAATTAAATTACCTTCCATAGCTTCAAAGGCCATTTTGATAGACGTTGCGATCTTCTCAGCGTCTCCGCCATATTCGTAAGCTACATCAGCAACCATGTTGTCGATATCCTGCTCAACAAGAGCTAGGCGGCTCTCAAATTCCTTCTTGCTTGAAGCTTGGCGAAGGAATCCAGCAAATTTGTCGTTAAAACGCTTGTTGGCAACAGCAATAGCCTGACGAGTAGCGACCTTATCGCCCTCATCAAACATTTCAAGTTCTTCAAAAATTCCGCTCATGGGATTCCTTATCCTTAGATAAAGAGGGAATCATCGCCAATTGAATCATAATCTACGGATTCAGTGGCTGAAGCCTCTTTATGCATTTCTTCTTTGACATCTGCAAGAGAGGCACGACGCTGCTCTTCAACGCGGGCAAGCCATACCTTCTCGTACTTCTCGCGTACATCATCATCGGCTGCCGCTGTCTTAGAGCGGATCCAAGTGGAAGCGAGCGCCCGAACTGTACCTGAGTCAGCAAGTGTCTCGCGGTCAAGTCCAGCGGTGAAAGCCTCAGGGCCTTCATCCATAAGTTTTATGTAATCAGTGTTGTTGGCTTCTACAATCATTTCATTGATTGATTGATCTAGCCAAGTTGCCTCGCGACCACCAGTTGGACCGCCCTGTTCAACAACCTGTACCTTAAATGGTGCGACAGGGGCTTCGTAAGCTGCAACGTGTCCCTCTTCAAGAGCGCGAACAACATCCTTAATTTCTTCAAGCTCGTAATTAGCCTGAGTGATGACGTTACCTACGCGGGCAAGGTCTTCGTCAGAAAGACCGGCATCGATGAATAGTGAAGCCTCAACCTTGATCTTGTCAAGTTCGCGAGCGCGGTTTTCAATAGTCTCAGCATCGTATACTGAAACTGAAGTTGCAACCTTATCCTCAAGCTCCTTGATCTCGTCAGTTTCTTCTTCATCCTCTTCCTTGGAGAATGTAAGCTTGCTGACCGGAAGAGAGGCAACGCGACCATTCTCAAAACGAATGGTAACCTCATCTTCCCAAAGACCTGCTACGCGGCCAAGGACCTTGCCCTTGAGGCCGTTAGGTGTTACAACATGAGTGGCGCCCTCTGCTGATGCTAGATGGGCGGCCTCTTCTTCTACAAACTCTCCCTCTGGTACAGAGGCGACAATCTTTCCATCTTGGAAGGTGTAAACCTTGCCATTTTTGAAAATATAGGTGGGTTCTGAGTTCATCTCAATGATTACAATGTTGCTTTATAAGTTTTTCTAGTTATTATCTGTTAGGAAGTCTACGAGAAACTGGTCTACCGCCAACAAGCCTTCTAGTTGGAGATGTCGGGTTTTGTTTACGTCCCATAGTTCCAGAAAAATATTGGTCGCCTTGACGCCTGCCATAGAAATGTGAAATTTCATTAGGCGTGGCGCTATCTCTACCTCCCATAGCGTATCCGCCGGGAGAACCCATACGCACACCTTCATTTAAATCAACCCTTGTTTGCTTGGCCATAGAGTCTCCAATACAAGCCTCTACGACTTCCATCATAGCATCTGCGATATCTTTTGTCTGAATTGGACCAACCTCCTGTTTTTCCACTCTTGGTACTTTAGCAGATTTAATTTCTTGAAGGAATTTAAGTTCAAGACTTGCATATTGACAATCGGCTTCATCAAATGGGGCATGCACTTTATTTTGATTAATAGCAGTTTTAAAAATTTCTGCTCTATGCCAATTACCTAATGAAGTGGCCGTTTTCTCAAACACTCTAGTATTAATACCTTTATTACGCAAAGTTTTACGAAGATAGGAAATTGGCCAAGAACTCTGATGTTGATCCATTGTTAATTGTACCGGATGAAAAATTCCGCAAAGCATGATAATTTCTTCAAGAATCGGTTCCCAATCAATTGTTCCGTCCTCAAAGTCTGCCGGATTCCACCTTTGGATGATGTCGAATATGACATGCTCTTCTTCTTTGTCATCAATTTTAAACATTTCTGTATGACCAAGGGCAAACCCAAATCCTGCGGTAGTTGAAGATGGATCAAGATGAGCGTAATATTGATACATATATGTTCCGTTGGTACGATTAGTTTCAAGAGGTTCATAAACTAAACCTTCGTCGTTTTGACCAATTGGTACACCCTTAAACATACGATCAACTTTGGCGGCGTCAAGATACGAGTCAATAACTTCAGCGAAGTTTGCGCGTCTCTCGACTTTAAACTTCTCAGGATCTTGGCGTTCATCTTCTCGCATCTGAATAATGGCTTGGCGATCCTCATTTGTATAAAAGAATTCATCAGAGCCGGGCTTGCGAAGATTGGCATCCCAATCGGGAGATACTGTAACGCATTTTTTAGGACCAATATAAAGAGGGTCTTCCCACCAACCATCAAACAAAGCCCAAGAAGGCAACTTGATGCCTAAAGTCATTGGAGATACAGGGTTGCCGTTATCCATCTCCATGGCATTCTCATAACGCTCATAAAACTTACCAACCTTTGAATAAGGCGACGAGTTAGCAAAAATCATGCCCGCCGTGCCAAACTGAGCGAGAGCAGGAATGGCGGCTGCGTATACTTCGTTATCAGATTGATCAGAGTCGCCCTGCATGAAGTGGGCAAATTCGTCGAATGCAAAAACCATAGTGGCAGAACCACGAATGGTACGGGAGTTAGCTGGAAGGGCCTTACCACGGATTGTAGCGGTGTCTCGCATGACCTTACGACCCTGTCTCTTCCAACTAGCGATTTTACGAAGGTCTGCCTCGGTATAAAGACTGAATTCAAGCTCCTGCATTTTGTTAATATAACGCTGCATAGACATGCAAGAGTTGACCATGCCAGAAACGTCAGCATACTGCTGGTCTTTGGCCTGATCCTGAGCGGCGGCGATTACAGAGAAATAAATTTCTTTGTCTGCGTCAATACCATAATAAGCATTTGGATCTTGAAGCTGGAGCGTGTCATAGATCTTTTTAGCAATAGAAAGTCCGGTGATAAAACCCTTTGAGCAACGGCGGCCTCCAACTAAAACGACTTCACGAAAATGTTCATACCCATTATCTTTACACCATTGAATACGTTCACGAATATTAGGAGAAATCTCGATGTTATCTCCGGGGCCGCCGCCTTCAATCCATGAATCAAGGATGCGCTCTTCTTGCTCTGTTAAATCCTCAAGAAAGAACAGTTTGAGAAGAAGGCGCTGTCTTGGGTATAAAATTCTTCCGCAGAATTCTTTGCTTTCGGCAAATTCTACAATGCCAACTTTTCTGCGATTGAAATTAGCTTCTAGCTGTCCTAAAAGGTCTAATTCGCTCATCCATTAGACTTTTCTTTTTGGCCAAGGTAAGCTTCGCCTTTTTTGTTGGCCTGCTGGACTTCCCAGTATTTGCGTTCATGGTCAAATCCATCCTTATGGAAAGAGTGTCCGGAGACCTTACCAACAATTTCTACAATTGGCGGCTCGCCATGAAAACATGGAGTGGGGTCCAGAGTAGCAAGAATTCCCATTTGTTCCGCAAGCTTAGTAACAACTTCATCCCTAAGTTGATCTAAAACTTCGGGGGTATTTGGCCTTTGAGCGTATTTGCGCTGAAGAGAGCCAATAATTTTACCAACTTCGCCAACTTCAATATCTGTTAAATCTTGAGCAAATCCTGCTAATTGCTCCGTGCTTTTAATAATATCATCCGTTTGTGACATAATTATCCTTTTATACGTGACTTGTAATATAAATTGGTGTTACACTAATTGACATATTATCAATCGTTGGTACAGTTCCAGTAATCGTTGCAGCTTTGCTGTAAAGAGAATAAGTATTGTTAGAACTACTGTCAACGCTGACAATACGGGATTGCGCAAGATGCCTGTAACCGGTAACCGTTGTGGTTGCAGTGGCGTATGTTCCAGAAGGAATGATTGAAGTTGTATCTGCGGCTAGATTGATAGTGTTTGCTCCGGAAGAGCCGGTTCCTGTGTTTGTTTCGGCAGAAAACGCTAAAAGATAAGCTCCGACATATGGCAAAGTCACGGTTGTTCCAGAAATTAAAGTGTAAGCAGAAGTTGAAGCAATATTTTGAGAAGTAAAGTTAACTACTGTTAATGGAGCACCGCCACTAAAATACCATTTAGTATCAGTACTTGAATATCTAAAGGACCAAAATGTTGAAAAATTAAGAACACTCGCTCCAGTAGTATTATTTGAACTTGTTACGGTGGTCCAAAATTGTTTATTTTCCGTCCCTGTTGGCAGACTAGCGCTTGAAGCCTGATATGCAGGAAGAACCGTTGCATCAACTTTATCAGAAGTAACTGCATTATTAGCTAAAGTCCTTGTAATGACAGAGCTATTTGCAAGTTTGGCAGAAGTGACACCATTTGTATATCCGGGACTAGTGCTATTTTCTAATTTTGCGGTTGTAATATTAGAATCTGCAATTTTTACTGTAGTTACTGCATTAGTGGCTAAACCAGTGCTAGTAATTTGATTACCGCCACTTCCGCTACCTGAATGATCATGGTTTGCAATTTTTGTAAAATTAGAAGCGATTTCAGTATAAATAAATTGATCAGTTGGGCTATCCCATACAGTCAATTGCATTGGATTATTAGTATTCATTTTATGAGGCCATTAGATAGATAGGAGTTGCTGTAATTACGCCCTTTGACATATATCCGCCCGATGTGTTTGAAGCGGCGTCTTCTGTCGCCGTTGTTGTTCGGCGGGCAAAAAGCTGAATTGGAGTTGATGCCGCAACACTAGAAGAAGTATTATCATATATTGCGGTATGAGAAACTGGCATTCCCAAATCAGTTGAAGTTTTTGTGATTGGAGCTTCAAACCAAGTTCTTTGAGCGTAAGGAATTAAACCAAATGTACTAGTTTTAGGAGATCCAAGTAGAGTAGTTGAGGCAGTTGCAGCAAACCCCATTTGAAATTGAGCATTTGCAATAATTGCCGCATTTGAAGCAGTGCTTTGCGTCCAAGAAATATTTCCGTGACCGCTGATTGTAATTGTAAAACGGCCCTTTGGCAAAACAATAGAAGTGAAGCTTCTCCAACTGCCGTCAATTTGACGACCAGCGGGAGGAAGAACCAATGTAGATCCAGAATAGTTATTTGCCGGTTGAGTACCTATTACAGACCTGCCACCTAAAAATTGCCATCTGCCAATAGCACCATTATCACCAGCTTGATACCTTAAATGCCATACAACCGAATTATCTTTGTCAACTAAATAATAAATTTCGTAACCATCTGTAAGGGAACCGGCTGAAGGTAAAGTTTCTACTAAAGATGGCACAAATCCTGCACTTAATTTTGCTTTAGTAACAGAGCCGTCCAAAATTTGATCAGTTGTTACAGCATTCGTTGCTAATTTAGCAGTAGTAACAGATTGATCAGCCAGTTTGGTCGTAGTAACCGACAAATCACTAATTTCACTTGTTCCAACAGCGGCTGTTTCAATAGCATTACTATTTACGCTATCAGCGGCTAATTTAGATTTAACAATAGTTCCGTCTTTAATTCCTAAAGAAGCGTCTATTTGTTTACCAATTTTAGAATGATCATGTTGATCAATTTTTAGAAAATTATCTGCCAATTGTTCATAGTTATATGTGTCTGTAACTAAATTCCAGACAACAAGTTGCATATTTGGTGTTATTTGTGCCATAGTTATCCTACTCTAATTGGAGTGATCGAAAGGTGTCGATCATAAACTGTCAGCGTTCCGCCGCCAGTGACCTTGTACTGGGCGTAGAGGCTGCCTGCGGTCAAAGTTGCATTGACAATTCTAGACCCGTTATATAGATGCGAGGCAACATCAGTTTGAATATCAAGTTCAAGGCCGGTTACGGGGGTCGCACCGGTGGTGGTGACGGTGCAAAGTCCCATATAATTATTTCTAACGCTGTTGGAATCGTTTGCTGCCGACATACCAAATTCAACCTTGTAAGTTCCCGCAAGAGGAACTGTAACAAATGGACCACTGACACCCGTTGCCATAGTATAAGTATATGATGCAGACGCAGTAGTGCCATTTCCAACATTTTGAACGACAGAGCCGCCGCCAAGAAAATCCCATTTGGTTGTTGTTGAATTGTACCTCAGATGCCAAATCACGCCGGGAAAATTAGTTGCATCAACTATATAATAATACTCAAGTCCATCATAAAGAGAAACGCCCGATGGAAGAGTTTGTCCGTAACCAATAGTCGTAGCAGCGGTCACTCGGCCTTTAGTGTCGACCGTAACTTGATCATAAGTACCGGCGCTAACGCCAGTAGTGCTGAGCTTATCCGAAGTTATCGCAGCATTGCGAATATGATCCGTTGTTACCGCACGATTTGAATCGGTAACAGCATCGCTTTTAAGAATTGTGCTATCGACTGTTCCAGAATCAGCAGATGTAATTACATTAGCATTAACAGTTACATTGGGAAATGTAATAGTTTTATTTGGAGCCGCTTGAATAGATGTAATGGTTACAGGATTAGAAGTACCATTAAGTATTGGCGCAGAAATTGTTGGAGATGTATCAAGAACTGCTTTACCAGTGCCGGTTTTATCAGTAATCGACGTACCATTAATTTTAAATATATTGCCGGTGCTAGCAGTGTCGTAAGTTTTGTTGGTAAAACTATCTTGAGTTGCTTTACCAACAAGCGTGTCATTTGCGGCAGGAAGTGTAATCGTATAATCTGTTGCGCTAGAATTAGCTGATGAAATAGTAGTTTTACCCGTGCTAGATCCGTTGATCTTAGGAGTTTTTAAAGAGGGGGAGTCGTTAAATACCAACAAACCACTGCCAGTTTCATCACTAAGAGAATCAATTAAAATTGCCGAAGTTCCTTGATTAGTTGGACTAAAGGTAGCAATAGGTCCTAAACCGAGATTAGTACGAGCAGTTGATGCAGTTGATGTAAGTTCGTTTAAATTATTACTTAATCTAAGTACTCCGGCGTCGTAAACCCAAGATGATGCGCCATCAGTAATGAATCTTCTAAATCCATAAGCTGTACCAATTGTGACAGTGCTATTAACTACGCCATTAATATTTTGGCCAGTCGTTGGAATAATATCGATTTTTATTGTATCGTTATTTAAACCAGCGCCAGCTTGAATGATAACCTCTGTACCGGCAGCTAAACTGCTGGCCGATGGCAATGTTACAGTTCGGCTAGCACTAATTGTTTGAGTTTGTCTAACAATCGTGCTTTTTGTGACAGGAGTATTAGTGGGACCGGCATTATTAAGATTGATATTGCTAGTTCCATCCCAATTAACATCAATGAAATCTGGTGGCCGTCCATTAGACAAACGGGTGTCACTAGCTAAAACAAATTTTGTGCTGTCTGTGTCTGATGATGTTGCAATCGCGGCCGGATCGATTGCGGAAAATTTAATTTTAATACCTTTAGTGCCACCAGTATGATCATGAACATCAATTGTAGTCCAGTTTGCTGCAAGTTGAGTATGATTATATGCATCAGATAACTGATCCCATACATTTAAACTCATATTTGTTGTAGTAGTGGCCATAAAACTCTCTAATATTAAATACTTGATCGTGGCTCTGTTAAAGCCTTTTATCGATCATAGCAGATTACAATAAAATTTTCAAGGCTAATTCGTGAGTGCAACCGCCATCAAGCATTTTCTTGACTTTATGCCACGAAAGCGGAAAACTATATGACTTTCCATTAATGACATCGATATGGTTTGCGTTAGCAAGTTGCTCCGCCTGATCCTTAGAAAAACCAAGCGATACAAAGGTTTCAACCCTATGATCTGATAGAACATCTTTGTCGGTTTCGGTGGTTGCCATATCTGACTCCCAAGGCCAAGGGTCGTATTTATATTGCCTCTTATTCATTAGTCTCCGTTTGTGAGTGTTTTAAGCTGGGGGACAGGGATTCGAACCCCAATTCCTCGGACCAGAACCGAGTGTCTTGCCGTTAGACGATCCCCCAGTAAGATTTACCTATCGAATTTTAACCAACGAATGATGCTTTTTTCAACAGGCTTAGCCAAATCTTCTACGGTCTTCTTGCCTTTTTCATCCATTCCAACAGGAATTTTATGATCTTTAATGAATTTGACCGCCCAATCCTTGTTGTCTAATGTACTAGTGGATGTTTGAGATTTGCCAATATTGTATTGACGCAATACATTTAATTCATTCTTTAGCCGATCTCGCTCGTCTTTAAGCTGATCAATCTCGTCTTCAAGAATGATAACTTGGAATATGTACCGATCCAGAGTTTCTTCAATTTCGTCAAAACGCTCACCAAGAGCCTTAGCTTCAGCCTTCCAATATTTCTTATTCTTCTTCATTATTTTCCTTTCTGCAACAACCGTCGCAGCCATGTATAGATTCAATACTAGCAGCCCTAGGGCCAACATTACGAGAAATCCAATTAATATGATCTAAATCGGGATGACCTATCCCATGCTTGCAAATTCTCTCCATCATACCGCGATCATCGCGCCAATGAGTCGGCCAATCTTTCATATTATGATCCGAGGGGTTATGAATACAACAACCGTGCTTACGGCAATCTTCGGTTTCATTATGAACATTTAAGACTTTTTGTTTTGTTCCTGTAATATATTTATTCATAATGCCCCCGGCAGGACTCGAACCTAGTTTAATGGGGGCGGTAGGGATCGAACCTACAAATCGTCTGATTAAAAGTCAGGTGCTGTACCAATTTAGCTACACCCCCGAAATTGAAGCGTATACTTATAATAGTTATAAGTTTTTGCTGTGCGGCGTTTATGACAATTTGCGCATACTACTTCGCATTTGTCAATTTCTTCTAAAATACGTTCAAATGTATATCCTTGCATTATCATCTCTGATACATTTTTGAATTTGTCTCTTTGATGATCAAACTCAAGTACTATTATATCAGATTCATTGCAGTCAACGCAAGGGTGATTTTTTAAATACTCAACAACCTTGCTTTGACTATTGCCAATGTTTGCATTTTTGCGTTTTAAAATATCTTGTTTATGTTTCTCTCTATTTTCTGCGTAATATTGTCTAGACCTAGCCCGATTGCATTCACGACATACATTTTGTTTTCCATCGGGGCGACTAGTTTTTTTATTATACTCAGAAAGCGGTTTTTCTTGTTTGCAAAGTGTGCATTGTTTCATAACTTTTAACTTGCGCAAATAGTTAAAAGTTAGTAATAAATTAAAAGTCCGCTACTCTACCAATTGAGTTACAAGGGCGAGCAGAGATATGATAGCAAAGCCCGGACCATGTTTCAAGTCCGGGCCAAGCCAAGATAGGATCACCTCAAGTTAGTTCTTTGGGGGAAGTGCTGAACGAATACCAACTGCTGATGCAAACGCAATAATGGTAGTGAGAATCTTCTGTGCCGATGAAGTGGCCGAACCGCCAAGAACACCAGACTGAATGATGAATGTAGCGGCGCCAACAAAAATACCATAAGCAAATGATACTTGAGCCTTTGTAAGATGACGGAGCCAATTAATAAACTTTGTCATATTACCTCCTTTCAGTTATTACTTGTCGCAATCATGCCATGGACAGGGTTCGAACCTGTATAAAACCGATTATGAGTCGGGCGCCTAAACCATTCAGCCACCATGGCCTATAGTCCCGCCGGGATTTGAACCCAGAATACGACTTTATAAGAATCGCGTGTTTACCACTTACACCACGGGACAAGCCGAAGGTCGGATTCGAACCGACGACATCTGCTTTACAAGAGCAGCGCTCTGGCCAACTGAGCTACTTCGGCGTAAGCCTATTATACCAGATAATTCATGTCACAATTGCCGATGCCCTTAGCCGACTTAGGGCTAAGAACACCTGTTGTGCCATCTGTGTATTGGCAAGCCCAAAGATGGGGTTTAGCAATAGCCGGAACAGTAGTTTCAGGTTTAGCAGTATAAGCAGCATGCCAATAACGAAGGGGCTTACCTTTATGATCTTTGGGCCACTTAGTTACGGTACCGGGGAGGTACCAGCCGCCACTATAAATAACGCGAACAGTATAACCTAAACGCCATGCTTCAGTAATAAAGTCTGCAATCCACTTATCGCCGTTTTTATTTTGAAACTTGGGATCCTCCCAATCAAGAACAAGTCGATCATCAGGATTAAGCTTGCCAGCGGCCTTAATAGCATCAGTGAAATTCTTTGCCTCTTGCTGAGGGGTATTATTACTTGGACGGGCAAAATGATAAATAAAACGAGTAAGCCCAATGCGACCAGCTTCGCGAAAACGAGCTTGAAATGCAGAATCCTTAAATGTGCGACCTTCGCTAGCTTTTAATACAATAAGTGGATAACCGCCAGATTTATATTGTGAAAGGTTTACTGTCCTCTGACCTTCGTAACAGTCCGCAAAATACTTAGCATTAGGATTCTTAGGCTTGGTAGGAGGCTTAGGTGTTGGCTTAACAGGGGGCTTGACTGGAGCAGGAGTTGGCTTAGAAGGCTTTACCGGAGGCTTGGGATTAACGGGGGGCTTAGGAGTAGGTTTAGACTTAACAGGGCCGTTAAGAGCCTTCCAAGTGCCGGGACCGACAATTCCATCGGCAGTGAGTTTATAATCCTTCTGGAATTTCTTTACTTGACGAGTAGTTAGGGCGCCAAAACCATTATTGTTAATTGGGTATACGGCGGGCCAATAACCATGCTTTTTAAGGAGCTTCTTAAGAGTTACGCAATAACCATTTTTATCACCCTGCTGAATAGTAGGTTCGACCTTGTACTTATCAACGGCTGAATAATGGCCTTCCTTCCACTTGAAATGCCAAGGCTCAGAAGGAGCATCACTCCATGACTTTGACCAACCAAAATCCTTGCCGTAATTAGCAATAAGCCTTTGGGTCTGATAAGGAACGTCAAGAGCAAGACCCAATCCGTGATTAGAAGTGCCGGGACGCGCTGCAAGGTTGCCGCCGTTTTGGTAACGCTCCCAAGCGGCCCATTGGCTCCAACGATTAGCTCGCCAATCGCCGGGCTTACCGAGCGGACGATAAGAATCATTAACCTCTACGGTTTGACCGTGCTTTTCTTTTACATAACGAGCAAAAGCATTCCAAGCATCAGCGGCGTCATGACGAAGGCGGCCACCGCCAGCAATATTAGTTAATTCGCTGTTTTTAAGTTGTCCGTTAGCACTCATCACATATTATATTCTTGATATACAATTTTATTGAGTAGGGGCGGTGGGATTCGAACCCACACTGTAGGGATTTTAAGTCCCCTTTCTCTGCCAGTTGGAATACGCCCCCAAGATCATTATATCAGATGTTCATGCGCCTAGCATACTCTGACCATTCTCCATCAGACCTCTGCAAAAGAGATGTAATTGTTTCTGAATTTACAGTCCAAGATCCATCATTATTCATTTCGCAATAAATGACCCTATCGACAATGGACAAAAGTTGTCTTGCACAAGACAAACATGGACGAGAATTTTTTGCAAAATTGCCAGCCCTTGTCAAAGTTACGATACATACTGTGTCAGCATCAAAATCTCTTGGCAAATTTGTAATAGCATCATGTTCTGCATGAACAGAAGCAATGGCCATACCGCCATTATGGTTATGCGAACAACCTTTAGCAAAAATTTCTGGCCTTTTACCATTTTTAAAAATTACTGCCCCAGTACGATGACGCTTGTGAGTAGAACGCCTCGCCTGTTTGCAAGTTTCTTCCCAAACGGTAAGAGGAGCAACTTCTGTAAGAATGCTTGTAGATGGAATGTTCTTCATAACACTAGTATAGCATAAGACAAAGACCGGCACAAGGCCGGTCTTTGCTGACATGTATAGTTGAAATAATTCAACTTTTGTTCCCTTACGGGATAGCGGAGGCGGGAATCGAACCTCGCGACCTCTAGGATATGAACCTAGCGAGCTACCACTGCTCCACTCCGCGATGTATACACATTATACCACACTCTAATGTGATTTTCAAGTAGCGGGTAGGAGAATCGAACTCCTATCGCGGGTGTGAAAAACCCGAATCCTGACCGTTAGACGAACCCGCCAAGTTTTGTCATTATATCATATTTACTGGTCCGGTAGGATTCGAACCTACAACCGTCGCCTTAACAGGGCGCTGCACTGCCATTGTGCTACGGACCAATGGTGGTAATACCATTTTCAACTTCTCTATGGCAATTGGCACATAATAGCACACATTTATTAGCCTCTTCAAGAAGTTTATCAAATGATTTACTTAATCCTTTTTGACCTAAACCAAAATTTTTGTCATTAGGATCAATATGATGAAACTCAAGGGCCGCTGAACATTTGTCGTATTTACAAATTTGACATTTGCCCCCAAAATGAGAAACTAATTTCAATTTGTTTTTACGACGCTGCTCGGCAACTCTATCTTGTCTACATTGTTTGCATCTGTAATAACCACGACCCTCCAGAACAAATTCTGTTAGGCCGTGGTGTTTACATTCTTTTGTAATATATTTTTTCACATATATTATATGTCGGTATATTACAAAATGTTATACCGAAGAAGGTGAGTCGCCAATGCTTTTCCGCTTGCACATAGTAGATCATCGCCTATTGATTAATTCTACTTTTTCATCAATAGGTTAGGCGGTTTCATTATTATTTATACCGATAATAATGGGCGACTCAACACTCATTATAACAGATTTTTATGGGCGGTGCAAGGCTCGAACTTGCGACCTACTCGGTGTAAACGAGTTGCTCTCCCAACTGAGCTAACCGCCCTTATTTGTTTACTACAATCGGGATGGTAGGATTTGAACCTACGACCCTTCGCTCCCAAAGCGAATGCGCTACCAGACTGCGCCACATCCCGTGATTTATATTCTACCTTGATAATAAAGTGCTTTATCTTGATAAGTTTGTGCTGCAAATTTAGGTTGTATTGAAATAACTATTTTAGCATTAGTTAAATTAAGATTATTAATTTCATTATTTAAATTTGAAACTGAGTAAGCATTAATAATAAATGTGTTTGATAATGGTAAGCTTTGTATTTGAAAAGACCCATTGTATTTATTTGCATTTGTACCAGTAATACCAATAATAGTTACTGAATCAAATTGTCCACTTTTACCTCTAATATTATGATCATTTGCAGTCGTAAATGTCAATTGTTTATAATTAGAACTTTGTTTAATATCAATTATACTAACAAATTCTTCTAATTGCAACTTAGAATATAAAATTCTTTGACCGACTCCGTTACTGGTATCTGACCCTGATGATAATGAAAGACTCAAATTTTCAAATGTAGCAGGATTATTTTTATCATTTAAAACAAGATAAGGAAAAGTATAATTCATTACTTTAGTAATAGTTCCCGTATTTTCATTGACCACGCCAGTCGGCGGATTTAAACCAAATTCAGAAACAGGAATAGTAAAAGTTTTAGTTTTAGAGTTTCCTGTTACAGTTATCGGTAAATCAGTTGATTTAGCTTGACCACTTTGAGTAGAGTTTGCAAGGGTAACAGTTTTTTCAATTGTAAATTGAGAATCGGTTCTTGTAGCAACGGTTCCAGTGATATTATATCCAGTTGGTAACATTCCTGTAATTGTTACTGTTTGACCAACAACAAATTTATTAGATGCAAAATAAGTTAATTTAGTTCCATTACTTGAAGCATTAGTAACACTTGTTGTGTAAAGCGTGTTATATTTTGTATCTCCAGTTATTCCAGAAATAATGACTCTTTGCCCGGTAATTAATTCGTGAGCGGATCTTGTCGTATATGTTACAGTATCGCCGCTGACAGATGCAGATGCAATAAGAATATTTTCCGTGGTAAAATACGGCATTTTAAATTTAACAGTTTTTCTGTCATCACTAATTGCATCATTTTCTGAACTAATTTCTATACCATTTGGAAAATTTTTTAAAATAGACTTAGAAGATCCATATAATCTGTAAATTTTAGTTCCCGTGGCCCACAAACTTGGAACTGGAGTGGTAAATGTGGCAAATGTATCGCCTTTATTAACTGTAAAAGTTCCAGATTTTAAAGCCCCGTTTTTAGAACGATAAAGGCCTCTTTCGTTGTTAGTTCCGGCATCAGGATTAGAACTTGCGCTGCGAATAACGTAAGCAGTTTCATCACTAACCCAGTTAAAATACATTACATTTTCAATTTGCCAATTTGGCAATTCAAGTAAATTTTTAAAACTTGTGATGGAACTATCCCAAGACAACAATCTGTCTATGTATGTGTTTTGCTCTGTTTCAGATACAGCACCATCGCCATAACCTATTTGATCAGTGGACCACCCATACTCGCTAAGAATTAGATTTGGACAAGTCAAATTATTAACTGTTGGGATGCCATAGCCGTTTTTATCTTGTTGGAAAATTGTTTGGTAATTCGGATCGTCTGTAAATTGTCTTATCAATACGGTTGATGCTTTTGCTCCATTATAATCACTTGGATATATATTTACACCAAATTTATCATATGCATATTTTCCATTTTTAATTGCAAATATTTTTGGATAAGTCGTCTTTGGAATAGTTACCGCATTTGAAACAGCGTTTGCGTTTGGATCAACGTCATGCATTTCTTTTTTGATAATTTTAATAAAATCGATAAAACTATATGCAAATTCATATGCATAATCTTTTACAGAAACAGATTTATTAAAAATACCATCTGTAGTTTTTAATTTAATTTGTTTAGGATGAAAAGGCCAATTGGCTCCACGAACAAGTAATTCTTGATCCATTGTGTGCGTTGGACCGTCGTTAATTCGAAATTTAAAATCTGCGGGATAATTTCTTTTTCCATAAGCAGCAGAATCGCACTCGTTCCAAATTTGATAATTGATCATTTTTGGAAAAATTAATTTAACGGGTACACCCGCTGGCATTGTTTTATTTAAAGGTTTATCAATTGTAATTTGGTTTCCATTAATTGAACAAATTTTTGCATTTGGAGGAATATATGAATCGTTACCATTTTGCGCAGTCGATGGGACAGATCCGTATGCATCGCTTTCTATTGTCATCCCGACAACAATATTTGATGTTGTCGGATAGCTACTATCAATAATTAAATTAATAGTTTGATTATAACTTGTTGAAATAACGCTAGACGAAGCGGAAGTAACCGTAGTAACGTCGTTATTTAATCCGCTCCAAAAAGAACCATTAGTGCCGAACCTTATTAACATTTTATTCATAAAATTAGCAAAATCATTATAATTTGAAGGAATTGACCCTCCTCTTCTTTGCAAATTAGTTGCAAATATCACCGCATCATTAACTGAATCAAAAGTAAAAACATCACCATTAGATATACTTTTACTTTTACCATTAATAACATTGTTATTTTCATAATTAGCAATAGTACCAATAACATAACCATCTACAACGCCAGTTATATTTTGATTTAAATTAATTTTCCAAGTATCGTTGACGCGAGTTAATGATGTAATTCGGGTATCATCTTGAATATTGGTACCGGTTATAACCATATTTGGAAGTAACAAACACCCTCTTTTTAAATCATCAATTATAATAAATGAATCACCAGAATTACCTGTTGCATAAATTTTGACGCCTTTATTTTGTAATTGAGTTTTTGTTTCTGGGTCATTAAAAGAAAACAAATTGGTATTGTCAATTTTGTAATCCCAATCCATCGCCCAATTAGGCGGAGATCCTAATCTTGGCATCACTTGAATTCCTACTTCGCTTGCTAATTTTAAATAATTTTCTAAAGGAAAAATTGAATTATTCCAATTAATTGAATGATTTAAAATTCCACCTACAACAGTTGGAGCATTAGGTTCAAAATCTTTCCAAAAAACAGATGTTCTAACTGACTCTACACCACTGGCCGCCATATTGTGCAAAATGTATTCAATATTTTTTTGATTATTAAAAAAATAAATATTTAAATTTGTAATATTTTTATTTACATTTGCATTTAAAGTAATTTGATTACCAGTTTTACCAATAACTCTAGTCGGCTCTCCATTACTATTTAAAGCAGGAATGTTTACACCAGTTACAAACTGGCCAATTTCTATACCCGTTGAACTTGCAACCGTAACAATATTTTGTCCGGCGGTGGCCGATTGACAAATAGTTTTAATTTTTGTAGATTCAACAGAACTACCATTGTACATGGTAAAACCGTTTGTCAAAAATGTAGTTGGAAGTAAATTACTTCCAATAAAAGTCACTGGGTATTTTCTTGTAGCCATTAAAAATTTGTTAATATTGGTTTATCAACTATTATTATCAAGTAATTGTGCAAATGGTGGGGGCAGGATTCGAACCTGCGAACTCTGAGAGAGAGGTTTTACAGACCCCGTGCGTTGACCGCTTGCATACCCCACCGTAATACTTTATAAATTATCAATGTACTAGTAATAGTATATCATAACAAAAGAGGCTCCACAAGGGAGCCTCTCCGTACTGCTAAACTATATGCTCAGACAAGTCTTAGGTCCCACACAGGCCTCCGACACAACGCTCTTCGGTCTCCTCAAATACGACGCCAACCTTGTCTTTAGCTTCCTCATAAGTAGAAATCGTAAGGGGCTGTCCGCCTCTTGACCCATCGGGGTAGCATGTGATGCCTCTGAGATGTGGTAGATAGCCGTACAGAAGATCTGCGAAATCTGCAACCTCTGTAGGATCCGTCATTGGATACGGGGTGTTAATTGTTGATGAAATACCATGGTCGACAAACTGCTGAACCCATGCTTGCATTGAAATACGACGCTCAACATCATAAGAAAGAGTATAAGCATCTTCAATCGCCTCTGGGTCAACGCCTTCATCAATTAAACGCTTAGCAGTAGGATCAATTACATACTGGTAACGAATGATATCCTCACCATTGGGCTGAGCCTCCTTATAACGGCGCTTGAAAGCAACGCAGAAAATAGGCTCGATCCCAGTGGTGGTTTCGGCAATAATTCCAATTGTGCCGGTAGGAGCAATAGCGCGAGTTTTAATTGGAGCATTAAGTCCGTGCTTCTCAGCCCACTCTGCGGCAAACTCTCCGGAATCAGCGTATTCGCCAAGCCATTCGCCAAGCTCAAGATCGGGACCGTATTTCTTGCCCCTTTTAAGTAGCCATTCATGGATGCCCATGACACCAAGGCCAAGACGACGATTCTGGGCGCGAACTTCCTTCACCTTGTCGTAAGGAAGATCTGAATACACGGTTCCGGCAAGTAGGAATAGTGTTCCGTACTTAACGACCTCGCGCATTTCTACGATATCCTCAATCCTTGAAAGATTAATTGATCCAAGATTGCAAATATCCGAATCGTCATGTGATGTAACTTCGGTACATGCGTTACGAAGAGTTTCACCGGTATTCTCACCAATGTCTACGCTAAATCCGGGTTCAGCGGTCTTAACCATGTACTGAACGCCAAGATGGTAAATGTGATGGGCAATTTTGTGCTTAGGATGATCCTTGTTTTCATAAGCAACAAAGAATTCATCATCAAGTAGAATGGAAATGTTTGTGAATTCCATATCTGCTGGAAAATTAAAATCTTTAGCCTTAATTTCACGAACTTCATCACGCCAATCCTTGATGCGAATGAATTCCTCGCAATCTGGATGTGACCAATTGAGACCGGCCCAGATAGCAGAGCGACGAGCGCCACCCTGCATAACCCCGCGACCAATTTCATTAACCATCTTCATTAGAGGAATAGGTCCGGATGCGACTCCGCCAGTCCTTTTAATAGGGGTATTTGATGGGCGAATATCGGAATAATCAATACCAATGCCAGCACCTGTCTGTAGAGCCATAGCTGACTTGGCAAGAAGATCCGCCCAACCTTCCCTAGAATCCTCTGCCCTAAGGAGAAGGCAATTCTGGGTCTGATGTAGATCCCTTCCGGAAGCGTAAAGATAACGACCACCGGGAATAAACTTCCTATCCCGAACGTAACCAAAAAGTTTATTGAACTCGACACTATCCTCATCATAGCCAAGAGCACCAAGGACATTACTTACTACACGACGAGCAGTATCCTCCCAATTTTCAATTACATTACCTTCTTCATCCTTCCAAGCATATTTTTGTTCGTAAATGGTCTTAGCGAACTCACTCATCTCTAAAGATGAATCATGACTTACTTCATTAGTTGTATTTAGTTCTGTTACTTGATTCATAACTTTCCTTCAGTTTTATTTGGTAGACATTATTTCGTTGGTTTACATTCATCTTTAGTGGAAGCCTGAGTTAATACTAATTACTCAATAACCCCTGTTGTAGCCCTCCGAGAATAGCACAAACTATCCAAGGCACCGCCTCCCTTTCGCTCAAAATACTGCAAAGAGCGAAAAACACATGTCCCTCTAACGGACTAAATGACGTTTGGCAAAGTGGCGAGCTATTGGCCCTGTACTTTCAACGCCCGTTCGGTAGGGTACCACAATTTTTCTGAGATAACAAGTCGACTTGATAAATTTGAAAAATCTTTTCCAATGTGATATGCTCAACTTATGGAAATTACACCTTATCAGATTTGCGTATCCGCAGATGCTTGGTATCCAATTCGGATTGAGTCCAGTAACCAAGATCAGTATTACACGGTCATGGTGTCTCCATGGGGAGAGCAACAAGATCATATTTGCGAATGCGCAGGTTACTCATATCGCGGTTCATGCCGTCATCAAGAACTTGCGCAAAGATATAGATGCGCGTGGAAAGAAAACGAGTCTAATACAATGCAGACTCAATCAGATAAAGAAGAAATGGTTTGCCCCAAATGTGGCGGACCAACAAAATGGGCAATTGAGGTAAAATGAACAAACTAGAAGAAATTACAAAAGAACTTGGACTCGCTCATTCAAGAGCAAAAGAGTGGGACAAGGCTAAAACTCAATATCGAGCAGAGTTTTTCAAGATTGCAACCGAGAGCCATGAGACTCTTGCAGAGAAAATTGTCAACGTTGATGCAGAGACACTTGCAGACGCAATTTTGCAGGCTGAAAAGCTGTATCCAACTTGGACGCCTCTTTCGGCTACAGAAGTAGAGAATGGTTTTGATGTTCGTCTCAAAGAGAACCCAGAGTACATGCCTTTTACTTTTGTTAACCATGAAGATGGTATGGTTTATCAAAAGCAGATTGCATCTGGTCCAGTCATGTTTGATGATGAACGTTTTAAGCAAGACCATCCTATGCTTTATGAAGTGGTAACTCATATTCCAGAGCCTAAGCGCGAACTTCGTCCGTTAGATGATTTGTCAGATGAGCAAATTGCGATTATTCAAGATTACGTTTATGAAGGAAAACCAACAATTAAACTTGCTGCCCCTAGAAAGGCCAAGGAAGACGAACTATAAATGACAGGGAGATTTTCTTTTACTGTTACCGACCTTGCTCGATTTTTGGGCAAATCCTCTGTTACACTTAGGGGATGGGAGCGGCAGGGTCTTTTTGATTTTCCAAGAGATTCTAGCGGTGACAGAAAATTTACCACTACAGATATTAGAGATGTTGCCCGTAAAGCAAGGGAATTAAAGCGCATTTCTAAACAAAGATTGCAATATGTCGAAGCATGTGTTACCATGCTTGAAATTATCGAAAAGGAGAATTATAAATGAGAATTGGTTTATCAGGAGTTCCCGGTTCAGGCAAAACTGAATTAGCAAATGCTATTAAAAAGCATTTTGATTCTAAAAATGAAAAAACTTTAATTATTGATAATTATGTTCAAGATGTTGAACAAGATACGATTTTATCATTAGGATTTAATGCTGCTTATGTAGGAAACATACATGTAGCATTAGAAAGAGCTGCTAGAGAAAGAAAGGCTTTTGAAAGCAAAGAATATGATCACATCATTACATGTGGAACATTTTATGAAACCTCATCATACGCCGTTCAATCATTAGAAACAGACTATAGTTTTTTACACACTGATGCTGAAAAATATGATTTTGCTCAAAGGGTAGAGGCGACCATGAGAATTTTTGCATGTTTTTATATTGATTTGATGAAATATGATGATATTTTTTATCTAAGCCCTCTGGATATTTCAGAAGATGAGAGGGTTGTAAATTTAGAAAAGAATTTGCAATCTGCATTTAACGCATTTAATTTAACCGAATACACACCCCTGTTAACAGAGGGCGCCGATCATGAAAAAATTGTTAACAATCGAATCAAAAAGGTATTAGAGGTTTTAAATGCAAATAACACTGAAGGATAAAACTTATAAACTCAAGAATCTTACAGATCAAGAATATGATCTAGCTAACAAGCTTGCTAAGTCTAAGCAACCGCTAGACCAGTGTCCGACCTGTGATTCTAGAATGGAAGTTATCCCCGGCTCCGGCGGAGTTAGGGAAAGGATCAACGGTACCTACCGTTACATGGGCGAAGAGCATAAATGCGACTGTGATGCACAAATGGCACTCCGCGCTCGTTACTTAGTTGCCAACATTGGTGAGCAGTACCAGCGTCTTTCGTGGGACGAATGGAACGGCTGTAAAGACACCAAGGCTGTGGTTGATACATATCTCAATGGTTGGGAACAGTTTTTCAAGCAAGGAATCGGAATCGAATTTTACAGTTCTGCCCTTGGAACCGGAAAGACTTTCGCAGCCACCCATATTGGCAAGCAACTAATTAAACAGAACCAGTCGGTATATTTCATTCCGTTTATTGAGATGGCGGCTGCATTTGATAGGCATGATTCAGATTACATTGCAAATCGTATTCGTGAATCAGGTTTTGTAATTTTGGATGAAGTAATACCTCCGATTTCAGAGGCTCAAAGGGCTTTCTTTGGCGTTCAATTAGAAGCCCTTATCCGCCATCGGACAAACAATAACCTTCCTACTATAATGACTACGAACATGGATCAGGAAACGCTACATGCGGCTTATCCTAGAACGTATTCGCTATTATCTGCAAAGCAGATTAGGCAGGAAGTAAAGGGGACAGATAGACGCGAGTCTATTGGACTCCAAGAAATGGAAATTATTGCAAACGGAGAAACGAGGCCTATTACATGAGCATTACCCAGACGTACCTTGATCTTGATGAAGAGATTTTTCATCATCTAGGAAAGCCAGAATCAATTGGCCACCTTCAAGCCGAACAAGTGTCTTCTGACATCATCGAAGACAAAAATATCAAGGCCATTTTTGATTGGCAAATGAATTACATTCGGGATTATGGCACACCGGCCACTCCCGCAGTCATTCAAGATGAGTTCGGTATTGCTCCGGGTGATACTCAAACGGTTATTGGAGATCTAATTAACCGTATGCGAGAGCGGTACATTCGCACCTATGGTCGCGACGTAATTCGTAATATCGCTGAGCTTGCAAATGTAGAGCCGCTTGCGGTGTCCAAGGAAATGCTTCGCGCTGGTCGGGATCTTGCCGACTTAACTTTGAAGCGGGGCGAGGTTTTTGGATCAGGCGATTATCACCGAGCTATGGCCATGTACGACAAGAAAGCTCTTCAGGGTCGCGGCCCAAGTCTTGGTTTCCGTGAAATTGATGATCACTTTAACGGCATGCAAGGTGTGACGTTCCTAATCGCGGCTCCTAAAACTTATAAGAGTTGGATGACGATTAAGATGGTCCTTAACAACATTGTGTCAGAGGACGAGCATTTTCCTTATCTTTATTCATTGGAGCTTCCCGCAAACGAGAGTGATATGCGTCTTCGTTGCATGGCCGCAGATGTTCCATATTGGAAGTATCTCAAAAATTGTCTTATGCCAGAGGATCGCAGGGCTATCGAGGACGCTTCTGAATTTATGGACGAGCGTGGTCAGTTTAAGATTGAAAAGCCCGATCAGGGTGAGCGTGGAGTTCAGCGCATGGTTGAGCGCGCTATCAATGCTGGTGCATCTTGCATTTTTATTGATCAGCTTCAGTACATTGAAAATCGCAAGGGTCTAAACCTTGGAGCGCAGAATAATACGGGAGATTACTTTGAAGTCGTAAATGATCTTCGTAATTATTCGGATGAGATTCCGATTTTCATTGTTCACCAGTTCAATCGTTCAGTTATGAATTCTAGTGAAATGCCCGAGATGCAACAGGGCAAGGGGTCATCGGCAATTGAAGAAGTTGCCACTCTCTCACTTGGTCTTTGGGCAAGTAAGGATATGCGCAATAGTAATATGCTTCAAGTTGGTACCCTCGCATCAAGAAATTATTCATACGAAACTTGGGAAGTAGGAGTGCAACTTTCTCATGGTTGTCGTTTTGACATGATTGGCCCGGTAGATAATGACGGTTGATGAACGTGAACAAAGAGCATATGATTTAGCTCTATCTTGTCACCGTTGCGAATTACCAACTGATGCAATTCTTGATCCAAAAACAAGAAAATGGAAAACATATTGCGAATGTGGTAAAACTGACGAGCATGACGCAAAACGCATTTTTGACGAAGTACAAGAGCTAATCAAAACTATTCCAGCAAAGAAAAAATGAAAGCTTATTTTGACATTGTTCAAGATATTGATGTAGACGAGTTTGAGAACGCCATTGGATTTGAACCAATGGGTCACAATGAAAGCGGAGAGGATTGGGGCCAATGCCCCGACCCTTGGAGCCTGCATAAGCACGGTGATCGCACCGGCAAATTTGCCATCAATCGTGAAAAGAAAGTGTACAACTGTTTCGTTTGCGGTGGCGGGAATTTACTTTCTCTTACGATGGCGATTCGCAATTGTGAAGAAAGTGAAGCCGTTGAATGGCTACGTCAATTTGCATCTAAGGCATTTCAAAGCGATGAAGATTTCCTCAGTGAGATAGATCGTTTGATGACTCAAAAAGATCGCGAGGAGGAATCTACGTTGCCATGGTTCAATGCGCATGTGCTTTGGATGTGGGAAGAAGTCGATCATCCATGGTTTGAAGAACGGGGTATCACTGAAAAAGTAAGAAAGACTTACCGCCTTGGCGTTAATACAAATACTGTTCGTAAATTAAATGATCAAGAGTTTGTATCTGAATCAATTGTACTTCCTCATTTTTGGCAGGAAAAGCTAGTCGGCTGGCAAAATCGTTGGATTGGTGAAAGACCAAAGTGGGTGCCTAAGTACACTAATACTGGAGATTTTCCAAAAAAGACAACTTTGTACGGATTAGATTTGGCGATTCAGTACGACAAACCCATCGTTGTCGTTGAATCTGTTCCAACCGTTTTGTATTTGGCATCATTGGATATTCCCGCAGTAGCAACTTTTGGAGCCACTGTCAGTAAAGAACAAATGAAGTGTTTGAGACGGTGGCAACCCGGCATCATTCTTGCTCAAGACAATGATCAAGCCGGTGATAAATGGCGCAATGACCTTATTGAATATTTAGATCGATACGTTCCGGTTATGGAAATGGAAATTGCATGGGAAGACGATATTGGCGAGACTCGCATGGTCGAAAATCCAGAAGTAACAATTGGGCTTTATAATCACCCCATTTTTATATAGATCTGACACATAATTTATATGAAAAAGTATACAGGTGTTGAAAAAACAGAACTTTTATCCGCTGAAAAACACAGCGTAATTAGTTCTGTCATGAAGAGGTTTAATAAGACCTCTGCGCAACAACTTTCTGATGATGAAAGGGTTGAATTAAATAAAGCCCTTGAATCTGATGAAAAAGTATGATATATTCATATTTGTAAATCGGTAAAGAGCCTCGTTGTAGGCCATAAATACGAAAGGAATTAATATGCCGAATTATCAGCCCCGTAGGGGCCTTGGTGCAGTTGAACAGGCTGCAAGCCGCAAGGGCGGCAAGAAGGTTCGTGGTTTTGCCCCCGAGATCCGTTGGCGCGAAGATGGCGAGAAGAAGTACATTCTTGTTCTCTCTAGTTTTGAGGCCGAGGATCCCAATGGCGTAGTTGTTGCCGACCTACATGAGTTTATTCCCGTAGGGACGGCAGAAAAGGCCAATGGCGAGACTTATACCCGTTATGAGTCTTTCATTTCCCGTAAGGATCCAATCTCAGGTAGTGAGGAATATGATGATCTTGAGGATCGTCTTGGTAACAAGCCTCGCACCCGTTGCATTGGTGTTGCCCTTGAGCTTGAGCCTGAGTTTGAGGTTATTAAGGGTCGTAAGAAGCCCGTTGGTTTTACAGTTAAGACCGACACATTTACCCGTAAGACCGATGATGGCGATGAGGAAGTCACTCAGCCGACTATCGGACTTATTATTCAGTCAGCATTTCTCGTATGGTCGCCCCTCGGCTCACTTGATGAGTCACAGGGTCCGCTAAGCGAGCTTCCCATTGAGGTAACTCGTCGTGGCAAGGATGTTAATTCTCGTTACGATTTCGTTCATTACCCCAACATGGAAGTTGATCTATCAGGTCTTTTTGAGAACCTTGATGGCATCACTTACATTTCTGATGAACTTCAGGATGTTAAGGGTGAAATTGCTGAGAAGGCTGACATTGAAGCTGCACAGCTTGTCGGACAGATTCTCATGGACAAGCGCCTTCATGAGCTTTCTGATAAGGAACGCTACGAGGAGCTTGTTACTCCAATTGAGCATATTGAGCAGCGCTTTGGCGGAGGCCGTAAGAAGCCCGCTGCCAAGGCACCTGTAAAGGTTGCTGCACCTGTTAGCACCGCCTCTGGCGTAGAGGACAGCCGTCAGTCGTTTGATCGACTGAAGGAGCGCTTTGCTAACAGCGCAAATGCCAGTTAATAGATCGCATCTCCGTTTTGCCATGGATCGCATCGATGATTTCGGTGCGGTCCATGCTGGAGATGACATAGAAGGAAAAATTGATGCCCTAGCTCTCGTTTTAGAAGCAATTGGGTTAGATGAATCTGCCGTTTATGCTATGATGGAATGGATTCGCAGTAAAGACGGTCACGGACAAGAAGGAGCATTTATTCTTGGTGTGATTGTTGGTATTATGGCTTACGAAAACATGATCGAAAAGGAAAATTAATTGTCAACATTTGCACCAATTCACAATCACACAGAATATTCAGCACTAGACGGTCTAGCAACTGCGAGAGAAATTGCACAGCGTTGTATTGAGATTGGATGCAATTGTTGCGGCATTACCGACCACGGCACAGTTAGTGGTCACCTTGAATTTGCCAAGACAATGGCAGAGTTTGATATTAAGCCCGTGTTTGGTTGCGAGCTTTATCACGGAACTAAAGCAAAGTTTGAAAAGCATGAGCGCGATCAGGCTCATTTCATTGCTGGTGCAATGACCGATGAGGGTCTTCGTAATCTTTGGCGACTTGTTGACGATGCCTCTGGCAATTATCGATTTGTAGGCCGGGTTAATTGGGATATGCTTAAGAAGCGTAGCGAAGGTCTTTTTGCAACCTCTGCTTGCATTCAAGGATTGGTTGCTCAGGGTGTTATGAATGGTGATCCTTATGAGCCGCTCAATAAGTATCTTGAGATTTTCAAGGACAATTTTTATATTGAAATTCATACCTACCCCGGCGAAGAGCATATGGCTCTTAACACCATTCTTGTCGGGATTGCGCAGGAGCGAGGCATCCCGCTTATTTATGCGACTGACGCGCACTTTGCCAGTCCTGAACAATACGAGGTACATGACGCCTTTGTAGCTATGCAAACTGGCGAAAATGTTTATATGCCAACTGAGGATCGCAAGATGTGGCACCCTAAGTCGCTTTATATTCAAGACGAGGCCCAGATTCGTGAATCACTCAATTATCTTCCCGAGTCAGCGATTGATGAGGCGTTGCGCAATTCACAAGATCTTGCAGATAAATGTAATGCATCTCTTCCTGAGGTTAACCGCCACCTTCCAACTTTCATTCCTAAAGATTGCCCATGGACTAAAAACGATGGGTCAGCCGCAGAATTATTCTTTCAGTTGGTCGAAGACGGTTTGCATAAGCGGTACGGAGATCCCGGCCCTGAGATTTGGGATCGCGCAGGCCGAGAGATGGAAGTATTCCTTGATGCCGGACTAGAGCATTACTTTTTGCAGGCATGGGACTTTTGCGAGTTTTGCAATAAGAACGGAATCAAGCGCGGCCCCGGTCGTGGTTCTGCCGCAGGAGCAATCGTGTCTTATGCCCTTGGCATTACAGATATCGATCCTATGAAGTACGGGCTAATTTTTGAAAGGTTTTACAATCCGGGTCGTGAAGATGGTTACCCCGATATTGATAATGATTTTCCCGTGGCTGAGCGTAAGCGCGTCCGCCAATACCTTATGGACAGATGGGGCGATGATAACGTCAAGACCATCGGTACAATTACCCGTCTTAAACCTAAGGCTGCACTAGACAGGACTTACAAGGCTTGCAATATTTCTTGGGACGAGAAGGAAGATCTTAAAAAGATCATTGACAAGGTTCCCGATATTGACATTCTTGGATCAGACTCAATTGGTTGGTCAGAAGACGTTGATCCCGGCAAGACTATTTATGTTATGGATCATGTTGGCGATGAGGTTCTTGAATGGGCCGACAATGATCGCCGTAAATATTGGCTTGATATTGTTGAAATCATTACATCGCGTATTTCAGGATATGGCGTTCACCCATCAGGAGTTGTTGTTGCCGATGTGCCTCTTAACGACGAGCTTCCATGCATGTGGAACCGTCAGCAGGAAGTACAGGTAACCTGTTTTCCAATGGCCGATGTTGATAAGCGCATGTTCGTCAAACAGGATCTTCTTGGTCTTCGCAACCTTGATACATTGCAGGAATGGGAGAATGAATCGGGCAATATTATTGATTGGTCAAAGCTTGATGACGGCCCAACTGAAATGTGGGAGATGCTTGATCAGGGATTGACTCTGGGCGTATTCCAAATTGAGAAGGGATACGCTAGGCAGCTTTGTAAGGAGTTCAAGCCGCGATCTATCGAAGACCTTGGGATTATTGTTTCTTTGAACCGTCCGGGTCCAATTCGCTCCGGTGCGCCGCAGTCATTCATCAATCGTCGTAATGGTGTTGAAGCAGTAAGTTACGATCATCCAATTCTTGAGGATATCCTTGAGCCAACTTATGGATGGTTCTTGTATCAAGAGCAGGTTATTGCTTTCTTTAACAAGCTTGGCTATTCGCTTTCTGAATCCGATGCAGTTCGTAAGATCCTTGGTAAGAAGAAGCCCGAGCAGATGGTCGCACTTTACAACGGTGAGGGTGAATGGAAGGATCGCGGGTTTGTTCAGGTGTGTCTTGAAAATTATATTGATCAAAGCACCCTTGACATCATTTGGAATAAGCTGGAGGATTTTGCTAAGTATTCATTCAATAAGTCACATGCTATTGCATATGCCACGATTGCCTTCAGGACGCTTTACGCTAAGTACACTGCGCCCGCTGAATTCTTGATGGCCTGTATTCGAACAAATCCCGATGCCGCTGGCGAGTATGTTGCCGAGGGTCGTAGAATGGGCATTAATGTTATGCCACCAGATATCCTTAAGTCGCAAAAGGATATCGCTGTCGTTGACAATCAAATCGTTTTTGGATTCTTCAACATCAAGGGAATCGGCAAGAATGCAGCAGAGCGGATTATTGAATTCAGAGAAAAGTATGACATTACATCGCCTGAAAAGTTGTCAGACGCTATTGATCAAGAGCAGGATCTTTGGGAGTGGGCCAAGCAGGATGCAAAGAAGAAAGGTGAGCCATATAATGTTCGCTCACCCCGACAGACAGTTACAGCAAACAGGATCCCTGCTTTGTACGACGCAGGCGCATGGGATAATTACGAAACCCGTGACATCTCTTTAAGCGAAAAGCAAAAGCTAGAGCGGCAGATGCTTGGCGTCATCCTTACCGATGAAACCAATCAGGTATTTGCAATCAATCAAGATATGGTTGACGAATGTGATGAGTATGTTGATCTGGAATACGGCGAAGATGGAATCATTGTTAAACTTCCGGGCGTCGTATCTAGTTGCGTTGAAAGGTACACAAAGAAGGATGGCAAAGCAATGGGTATCGTCAATATTGAATATCAAGGCGAGGCCGTAGAGTTTGTTGTTTTCCCGAAGGATTGGGATGCATATAAGTTTGTATGGAAGGAAATGACTCCGGGTATATTTAGCTTGACAAAAACAGAAAAAGGTGTTAAATTTAATGACGCCACGGTATTAAGGAAATAATGACAGCAAACACTAAAAAAGCACAAGATTTAGCAGCAAAGTTTGAAAAAAAGTACGGACACAAGGCCGGTTCTACAGGAGATGCAGAATGGCCACTTGATGTAATTCCAACCGGTTCACTCAGCCTTGATTATTCTCTTGGCACTGGCGGTTGGCCGATGGGTCATTTGATTGAGGTATTTGGACCACCGGACATTGGTAAGTCATCAGTTATTGGGCTTAATGCAATTGCTAACGCTCAGGCAATGGGCAAGTTTTGCGCCATTGTTGCAGTAGAGCCGGGGTTTGATCCCGCATGGGCCGAGCGTCACGGTGTTAATACTTCCGATCTACTAGTCGTTCGCCCAAACAACGGCCAAGAAGCATTTAACATGCTTGCAGAGATCGTTTCAGGCGGAGCTAATTTTATTCTGTTTGACTCAGTTGGCGCATTGCTTCGTGAGTCAGAGGCAGAAATTGATGGCAAGCCCGCACAGGGCGGTCGTTCTGGTCTTATTACTTGGGGCGTACATAATGTTCTACAGCCAGCTTGGAAAAACAATGTTGGCATCATGTTCATCAACCAAATTAGAGATAAGATGAATGCTCGTATGGCTGGAGTAGTTGATTCACCCGGAGGACACGCACTTAAGCACAGTTGCAGTATCCGAGTTCAGCTAAAGGCCGCTGAGTTTTATAGAGAAAAGTTAGAGAACAAGGATGAGGCCGAGGTTGGTCATAGGCTTAAGGCTACTATCCTTCGTAACAAGTTCAGCGAAGGCTCTCGCCGTACCGCAGAATTTGATTATTACAAGATGGACACATCAACCCGTAAGGTTGGCATTGACAAGGGTGCAGATGTTGTTGATGTTGCAACTAGGCTTGGCTGTATTGAAACGGCAGGAGCTTGGTACAGACATCCTTCTTTTCCCGGCGAAAAGAATCAGCTACAAGGCAAATCTTCAGTTGCAGAATTTGTAATTGAAAATCCAAAAGTGCAAGAAGCTTTACGCAAGGAAGTTCTTGAAGCAATGGTTAAAGACTCTGGGCCAATTACAAATGTAAAACCATCAATGGAGGCCATTGAAGATGGCTCGTAAAGGTACTAAGAAAGCTAGGTCAGTAGAGCATGAAAAATTCATTGCTAAATGTTATGAAGGCCGTAGATCCCCAAGTTCAGGCGCAGCGGATCACGATGCTGGCGATGTCAAGGTCGGCAATGCTAGAGTCGGCGGTATACTCTTTGAATGTAAGACTACTGGCGATGCTGAGAAACCTGCTAAGTCAACCTTAGTAACTAGAATGGAAAAGATTGCAGACGAGGCTTGGGCGTCAGGTTTAGAACCAGCTCTTGCACTTCGTTTTTATAAACCAGACTCACGGCTGGCAGACAGTAAGGGATTTATTGATCTGGTAGTTCGCAGGGTCGCAGACGATACGGAATCATATGGCGATTAAGTTAACAAAACATAGCATGGCCCGCAAGTTAGTTTCAAAGACAAAGCTTGCAGTACACATTGACCGAGCCATTGAGCAAACGGGCGACTTTGAATGGAACTACAAGTATGAACCTAAGAAGGGGGATAACGCATGGCACCCTTCTGGCGACTGCACACTTTCTGCTAGAGAACTATTTGATAAGGCATGTGGTAATACTGAAAGCGACCCAATTGGCGCTGGACTGAGGAAAACTTTCCAAGTCGGGCATTTTTGGCACGGATATCTTCAACACATTGTTGTTGAACTACTTGGTTATGCTGATTGGGACGCCATTGAGCGTTCTGGTCAAAAGGTTTGGGCAGAAGAGGATGGCAAGCCTAAAGCTTACAATTGGTGTCGTGGTTCTGCCGATATCGCTCCGGTCAAGATTCCCGGACAAGGTGAGTTCCTTGTCGATTTTAAGACAATGGGCAGTTTTGACTTCAAGCGTACAGAACTTCCAGCATGGTCCGCAGCAAAGTATGAATGCCAGATGAATATTTATATGGACTTCTTTGATCTTGATCAAGCAATTATCGTTGCTATAAACAAGGACTCTCCCCACGAACTAAAAGAGTTTATTTTTGATCGTAACCAGCCATTAATTGATACCATTTATGACAAATGGCACTATGTTAGTGATTGTCTGGAGAACGGCACGATTCCTGATGCAACAGAAGAGTGGGAGTTACCCATCAGAGGTTCTTTATGAGAGTTTTGGCATTTGACCCCGGCGCTGACCGCATGGGGTATGCCTTGCTTGAAACTGGGCCTAAAGAGGTTATGTCCGGCATGGACCTATTGCCGGGATCAGGAATTAAGGGCGTTGAAAAACAGGAGGATGAAACTTATCAGGCACATCGTTTGAGGATTATTGCCTATTGGGCGCATGCTACAAATGATTTTATAAAAGAATTTAAACCTGATATGATAGTAAATGAAATTGTGCCACCTACGGGCGGCAATGTAGGTAATGTCATCCACAGACAAAAAGCTATGGCTGCTATTACAGCGGTACAAGTAGTTGCCATTCAAAGTGGAATAGAAATCAAGCAAATTGCAGCATCAACAGTAAAAAAGAACATTGGTGGAAGTGGAAAGGCGACTAAAGTTGCCGTAAGAAACGGGGTAATTGAATTATTACCTTCAGTTGAGAGATTTAAACCAGAGTGGAAAAAAGTGTTCGATCATAGTGATGCGTTCGCAGTTGGCCTTACAGCGTTAGGATACAAAATTGAAAAGCGAACTAAGTGAACCGATCCCAAAGCATCGTGTTCTAAGAGAAGTGTATAGACATTACTATACATTTAAAGAGTTATTTGCTCAAAATGGAACTCATACAATTGAACATTCATATTGGGCGCAAGACAAAGATGGAAATAAAACCAAAGAAACAATCAACATTTCTCTATGGGATTTACATGACGCACTAGAAACGCTCTCTGCTAGAAAAAGAGAAGCTGTTTATTACAACGTCATTTTAGATAAGAAGCAGAAGGACGTTGCAGAGATTATGGGTATTACTACTGTTTCTGTTGGTCAGTATGTTGAGCAAGCAATGATGCAGTTATCGGATCATTATTTTGCAGAGGAGAAGCTCAATGGCGTGGCATAATCGATGGAATAATTATGAAGAAGGTCTTGAGTATGAAGAAGGACGCAAGTATACAAATACTCAATTAAACCAACTTGCAGATGATTTTCTAAGAGAAGATGCAAAGAAGGAAATTTGCCGCGAGTGTGAAAAAGAAGGCAAGGAAACTGGTAATAAAAACCCCACCTCCCAAAAAATCAAAGACGAAGAGGGTAATGAACTCGTCATTGATTTTCCAGAGTTTGAATGCGAAAATGGACACAAGTGGTATCAGGGCGAGGGCAAGGTTAAAGGCATCAAGGGCGAAGATCCCATCCTGTTTGAAGAGCATCTGTATCAGCGCAAGAGAAGAGAGATTTACACTGCCATTGGTACGCCCGATCCTTCTATTGTCGCAGGCATCTACAACCGAACGCATCCTGATGGTAGAAAAGTCAATAGCGATGCTCAGCGTAAAAAGAACGGGGCTTCATACTATCGCTAGTATGGTATAATGAATCATGGCTAAATTCAATAAACCAGAATACGACAACAGTAACAAGATCGAAAAGGTCAAAGTCAAGACCCCGGTTCATCACAGGGATCCTAGGTGCAATGTTTGCTCTAGTGATTTTGCTAAAGCCATTGATCGCATGATTGCTCTTGGCACTAGTTATTCTGAAATCAGTAGAATTTTTGGTATTAATCGACAATCAATTGGTCGTCATGCTAAAAATCATTTGAATTATGAAGAAGCCGCTATTCGTCAAATCATTGCCAAAGAAGCGGAAGAGGCACAGGCGGACATTGAAGAAGGTGTTCAAGGTGCCATCGCAAGGCGTGTTTATATCGATGTAGCTATCCAAAAAGGATTTGAAGCTCTTCTTAATGGCGATGTACCAGTTGAAGTCAAAGACGTTGCGACTCTGATACAATTGAAAGAGAAGATGGACAGCACCCATGATGGCGCTGCACTAGATGAAGTTAAGACTCAGTTTAATGCTTTTGTTCAAGCCATTAGAGAAGTTGCCCCTCCTGAGATGTGGGAAAAGATTTTAGGTCGCACCAAAGAATTGTTACAAACGCCCGGACTACCTTCAGCGGAGAGAGATAAGTGAAATTATTAACATCGGATCTTCTTCTTGAAATGGACGAGAAGGGAGCCGATTACATGAAGGATTTTGTAATCCTTGATCGCCATCCCGAATTTGTAGATCAATGGCTTGTCAATGCTTTTGACGAGTCATTTTTCTATGACGTTGAGAATTTCATTGGTCGATATCGCACAGTCTCAACTGCTCGTATTGATGAATTCACAGAGCTTTGTAAACAGCTTGGCAAAGAAATCGTTTGGACAGAGGACCCTACTCCAAATATTGATAAGCATTTATCATTGAACAATGTTCCAGAAGTTGCGATTGAATCTCCGTTTGAAAACACAATCAACGGATTTCTACCTTTTCAAGTTCAAGGATTCAATTTTCTTAAAGATCTTGATGGCGGAGTTATCGAATGGTCAACTGGTGCTGGCAAAACTATTTGCGCGTCGGCATTGATCAAATATCATTACGACAAGCACAATTTTGATCTTGCTCTGTTTGTCGCCAAGAGTCATAACAAGGTAAACGTCCAGAGAAGCCTACAGACCCTAGTAGGAATTGATTCTGCGGTTATTACAGGGGATAAGACCAAACGTAAAAAACTTTACGCAGAGGCCGATTCTGACCGAGCCGTAATCATTCTTAACTACGAAAAATTCAGAACTGATACTGAGGACATCAAAAATCTTGTCGAAGGCAAGAAGGTGCTTGTCATTTGGGACGAAATGCCCGTCAAACTTAAGAATCGTTCATCGCAAATGTATAAGGGGGTAGTTGAGTGCTTTTACACTACTCCGCCGCCACAAGTGTCTGCGGATAAAACTCGCGCCGAGCTTCGTCAGTACATGATGTCGGCCACGCCTATTGAGAATAACCCAGAGGATTTTTTCAATTGCGTTCGTCTTATTGACCCAAATATTTACGGGACCGTCAAAGAATTTAGAAATGAGTACGTCAAGCGGTTTGATTACTTTGATCGCAATAAACCTGCTGAATGGCATAACCTTGACAAGATGGGGTTGAAAGCATCTCATATTATTCATCAAGTAGATAAAACTCATCCCGATATTGCCAAGATGTTCCCGAGTGTTATTTCAGAAGTTTGTTACATCGATTGGGACGACAAACAACGGTCACTTTATGAAAAAATTCGCAAAATTGTCAGAAAGGCGGATCCTGATGATATGAACATCCTTGCCGCAATTACCATTCTGCAAATGGTTTGTGACCTTCCGAGTATGGTTACTAACTCTGCCGCCACATACGAAGCGTTTGAAGAGGCATTTGAATACGCCATCGAAAACGGAGGGGATCTGCCAGAGAAATCGGGATCTGAGATTGCAGCAAAGCTTTTGGCAGAAATTGGAGTTGACCAAATCACTAATGACGGTCACGCCAAGCTAGAAATGCTTCAATCATTGATTACAGATGTTCATGCCGATGAAAAGATTACGGTGTTTTCCGCATTCAATAATGGCCTTATGCCCGACCTTAGAAAGTACTTTGATGAGTGGGGCGTGTCGCATGTATATTATGGCGGCTCTTCTAAGCAACGTCAGGAGGCCGAGGACAAATTCAAATCCGATCCGAGTGTCAGAGTGTTCCTTTCTTCTGACGCAGGCTCAGATTCGATTAATCTAGAAGTCGGCTCAGTGTGCATTCATTACGACATGCCATGGAAATGGTCTACCTACACTCAGCGAGAGAATCGCATTCACCGAGTAACATCTGAATTTGAATCAGTCAAATTTTACACTTTGCTTATGGCTAATTCTGTTGAAGACAGAAAGCGCCAAGTTATTCTGGACAAAATGGGATATCACGATGCCATTTTTAATGGAGCTATTGCCGATCAGGCAATTAGTCAAAGAATGACTAAAAAAGATTTTATGTATATATTAGGTTAGATTATTATTCCAATTATTTTCTGTGTCAGCCTTTGGATATACAACGGTGTTATAAACAAAATCTCGGTTATGATTATCGGTGCCTGTTAAAACAACATGCATAAAACCATTTTGACCACCGCCGCCATCGTATTTATAATAGTGAGAAGTTTGTATAACTCCATTAATAGGCTGTTGAGCTTGATAACCCGCCGCAGTTGTTGCAAAAGCGCCCCTTGTTACATTTTTAAATGTGACAATTAGATCTTGATTATCAATTTTTAACCAATTGGAAGAATTTTGATTAGGAGTCGTTGTTGTGGCGGCATGAGCTTGTATTGACACGTATGGAACATTTTTATAAATTGCTAATTCGCCAACCGAAGTACCTGCGTAATGATTCGCTGCAATTGTTTCTTGTTGACCTCTTGTGCAAGTCAAAGTCGTTAAAGTTGGCCCCGGAGTCCAAAAAGAAACATTTGAAGTGGTGCTGTTAACGGCTTTATTTAAAGTTAATTGCTGCCCATTTAAAATTTTATAATTTTTATAAATTGGAAGCGCACCACCAGTAGAGCTTGTTAAATCAGAACCCAATGTTACTTCAACCATAACATTGGCATTTTTAGTTACAACTCCGTTAGATCCGGTAACACCGTCAGTCAAAGGATCCATTGTACTAGGGTTGCTGGTTTTTCCAACTACATTAAATTGATTAATTATAGTTTGTCCATCTATGATTTGACTTACAATCGCAGTTACTGTAAATGTACCATTATACGCGGCAATTCTTGCATCAGAAATTGTAACAATATCATTAACAGCTAAAGTATGATTATCTGTTGTATATATACTGTACGTAGTTCCTGAGGCCGTTGCGTAAACAATGTCAAATGATGGAGTTAAACCGTCATATTTTATTTTAAATGATTTTGACAAAGAAGTTGTCGACCCAGATTGTGTACAAACGGCAGTTATCGTATTTGCGTTTGTATATCCCGTAATTGTAAATACTGCCGTGTTTGCTGTTAAAGTTCCATTAATAATTTCTTTTGTTTTAAATGCATTTCCGGTTGTATATAAAGTATAAGTGTTGTTTTTTAGAAAAGTAAGCTCGGTTGTTAAAGTGGCGCCCGTACTGGTTGTTAAAGTACCAATAATGACCGGTTGCCCCACATCTGTTACTTGATAAGAATTAGACGTTATATAGTCTCCTATTTCAATATTATGAGGAGCAGACGTATAATAAAAATTTTTATAAACAGCGGGAGCTGCTTCAGATAAAATAGAATTTATAAAACTCCAATTATTATTCAATGATTTATTTGTATCAATTGTAAGTTGATTTCTTGAAGAATCATAAGCAGTAATTTTTGCAGATGTTTGATCAGAAAATACAATTGTTTTATTAACCATATTTGAATTAAAAGCGGTCATAAAACCAGACACCGTTGTTCCATTGCAAGCAATTAAACCATCATTATAAATATTTTGTTTAATATTTGATATATAAGTTTCAGTTGGTATCACAGTATTTGATGCATCTTTAATTTGCGAACCAATTTTAAAACTTCCTGAAGTTTCTATTACGTTATTAGCGGTTAAACATTTAACCGATGCATTTGCAGCGTGTACTGCGGGGATTGTATTATTTGCTCCTCTAGTTAAATTGATTAATTTATTTCCAGCAGTAATAAGAGTGCCATCAACTAATTTTTCAATTGTCACTCCATTAGTTGAAAGCGGTGGCTCTATACCCACCGGATCAGGAAGTTTACTAATCCAATTAATTTGCGTTAAAACTATAACTGTATTTAAAATATTATTGGTAACTTGATACCATCCATTCCATATTTCCGACCCGGTTCCGGTTGCTGATCCAAAATTGCTTAATTTTAATATTGTGCCCAAAGGATAATTGGTTGCAGGTGAATCCAAGTTTTCAACCAGAAGATTTCCAAAGCCACTACCGGTTTCTGAAAGAGTAAAGGCATCCGAGATTGTTACAACAAAGTAATCGTAATTTATCTGTTCATTATCAATTAAAACAGTTCCTGATGGCGGCAAAGTAACGTTGCTGCTCAATGTTAAAAATTGGTCTGCATCAGTTTCGGTAGCGCGATCATCGGTAATAGGAGCAATGAGTGCGCTTGACAAAGCAACAGTTGGATTATAAAAATTACCAGTGCCAGTAGCAGGCCTATTATCGGTATCAGGATTACTAGTTGTTTTTGTATAAGACATTACCTCTTTGTCAACAACAAGATATCCAGAACTAGAAAATTTGTCTGCGTTAGTTCCTAATTCTTTAATTTGAATTGTTGTGTCAGTTTTTGAAACATCCTTGTACAAAGTTCCGTAACCATAAGATTTGGTCGATGACCAAACGGGAGTAGTCAAATTAATATTCATTTGTGAATAATTAACGTACTCATCTCCCTGCGATCCGTTTATTAAAAGCGTTCCGACACTAGGAATTTTTATAAAATCACCATTTAAATCTAATTTTGCTTTAATTTCTGTATCTGTGCTTGATAAATTTTGATTAAGAATCAAATTTTCTGGTCCGGAGCCTTCAATATATTCTCCGTCTCCAAATTTTAATTGCCATTTAACAATTTTGTTTGTTTTATTAGAATTAAAAGAAATAAGATAATTTACCCTGCATAAAGTTGGGTCAGTAAATGTTAAATCAAATTTTGGAACAAAATAATAATCACCAAATTGTGAATTTCTAAAAGTTGGAGTACTACGAGAGGCAATGGTTCCATTATTATCGTAATATTCGTTTAAAGCAATTGAATATTTAGGAAAATTTTTATTTTTGATACTTTTAATTCCTAATCGTGGTTGCAAATTAATTAACATTAAATTTTGAATTTTTTTCATAGTTCATCTCTCCAAACAAAGTTGCCCAAGGTTGCATAAACGGGTAACGTTTTAACGCTGTCTATAGAAGCGTAATGACTTTTAGCCCTTGCTCTAAATTGTAAATCAATATTTTTTTGATTAAAAATCACTCCATCGTTAATTTTATTTATTGTATTTTCAAGATCTATCCAATTTTCTGAATCATAATTGATTAATGAACTTGAATCAGAGCGCATTTCCCAACTAATTAATCTTTTTTTAATTGATAAGTGATTTATCCACCATTGGGTTTCATTTTTAGTGTAAGGTAATAAAATAGCCAATTTATAATTACCACATATAAAATCATTAGATTTAAAATAAACATTTACATTATGCCAAGAATTTGTTTTATAATAACTTGGAATTAAAGAATGTGTCAATTTATTTTGAGAATTAATTAAAACAAATTGCAATTCATTTGTTGGAGACCAAAGATTTAAATTGATATATATATCTTGAACATCTTCAATATAAAATTCATTAGTAACTATACCTTTTACAAAAGAATTAGCGGATAAATAAGTTTTAGTGCTAATGGTATTGTTGTATTTTTCTTTATCTTCTGAAATTACGCTGTTATTATAACTAGATAAACTTTTAATTAATTCAATATTTTCTGAATAATCCGCAAACAATCTTGCGCCTTTAACCGGGGTTCTGCTACGCATGGGCCTTGTCTTATATTCGCCGTAAACTAACCCTCTAGATTTAATTGAATTGATATAAGAATCTCCGTCTATTAAGGACGCCGACCAACCAATTCGGCTTCGCGATCTAGAAAATAATAATGTATTATAAATTTTATCCGTTTTATAAATCAATTTTGGTTGATTATACTCGTTATACCTATACAAATAAATTTGTAATGCATCATCTTCTAAAATTGGATTAAAAATAATTTTTTGATTATTTAACAAAATTCCACTAGTTGCGGTAATTGCCGTTCCTGAAGAAATTGTACCAGTTGCGGCTGCTGACATTGTAACCGTTGTTGTGCCAATAATATTGGCAATTACAGTCCCAGAAGGAATATTTGATGATCCTGACAAACTTGCCCCGACTTTAAAAGTACTTGGAACAGAACTAAATGATAAAGTTTTAGAACCACTTGAGGTACTAGCACTTGTATTTGCCGCCGTAGATGTAAAAGTTGGAATTGTAAAACTATATAAAGCAGTTGATCCAGAATATGAATCTGATATTTCAATTGATCCAGCGTAACTTGTTGGAGAACTGCTGGCATTTTTATACCAATTAAAATTAATTTTTAAATAATCAATTTTATTTGAATTAATAATTTGCATTAATTCGTTTTGATTTTTTGCATCAAGCGCGCTTTGATTTAATAAATTTAAATCTTTTTGAGTTAAATTAATATAGTAATTGTCAAGCGTTTCTAAATTTTGACCAGCAGAGGTTAAATAACCTTGATTGAAACTTGTTGGAATTGTTGCAGTAATTGATGTGTTTGAAGAGATGGTTGCAGTTGCAGGTAGAGACATGATTACTTGGTTACCTGTAACATAACTAATTGTTGCGCCAGTCGGAACATTCGTTCCGGCAAGTGAAGCACCAACTACAAAATTTGTACCCGGAGCGCTTGCAAAATTCAAAGTACTTGAGCCAATTGCAGTTGCATTATTAGTATTTGCAGTTGTTGAAACCCCTGTACTTGGACCACCAAGATTCATTTGAGTAATTTTTTTATTATTTAAATTAAAATAAAATGCAAATTGGTTTGAATTAGCGCCGGTAGTACCGGTTTGACTTAAAGTTACGTCGCCCAATTCAATTTCAGCCGCAATCGAACCATTTAAAATTTTAGGATCATAAGAAGTAAATAATTTATCAAAACTTCTTACAAAAACAGAATTATTATTTAATAAATCTGTACTAGGAAATGCAGCAAAATTATTTGGAAGAGTTTTTGCTATTTTATTATTAATAGTATTAATATCTAATTGGTAATTGCGCCAATCCGCGCTAACGGCACGTATACTTGCACATTGAAAATTGCAACTGCCAGTTGCCGTAATTCTAAATCTTACAGCAGTAATCGCAGAAAGGTCGCAATTTTTTAAAGTTAAATTATTTAAATCTGAAATCAAACATTTAAATTCATAATTACCAGAAGATCCAGTAATTGCAGATACTCGGCCAGTAAAAGGAATCGATGTTGTTTTATCATCTGCAAATGAGCCAGTTGCATCTGACGAAATATCTAAATAAGAAGTACTTGCAGTAATGCTTGAATTAGGGTAATTTGGAAAAGTGGCAATAATATAATCAGTTGAAGCAAAATTTGAAATATCAATTATATTTGAAGATAAAATCGATGTTGCACTTTTTGTTCCAGACGCGCATGTTAAATTGATACCATAGAACCCATTTAATACTTTGTCATTTAGAACAGTTGAATCGCTACTAGTCCAATTTTCATTTGTTGTAGACCCAATTGATTGAACGCTACCTGATCCAGAGTTTAAAGTTCTTCCGCTTAAATAATAAACCGCATCTGTTGATGTACCAACTTTATATTGATACAAATCATAAACAGAAATGCTATTTGTTGAAGATTTATAGAAAGATCGGATGTCTGTATGCTTTTGTAAAATTAAACGATCTGCTTGGGCAACATCATACATTGTATAATTATTCCAAAGTCCATTGTTATCTGAAAAATCATCAGAAATAGAGTCTTTGTAAATTTTTTCTAATTCTTCAAATGTGTTATAAGTCATTTTGCTTTCCAAGATTCGTTAATTAAAACAAAATCATTGTGTTCAACATTTAACGATCCTTCGCCTATGCCATAAGTATACATTGCAGAATCAGAAACAGAAACATGATTTGTTCTTTGAAATGCTATTTTATTAATTCCAACAAAATACGCCTTATTGTCTTCAAATTTTGCCAAAGCCTCTCTATATTGATGGCGGCATTTGATATAAAAAGACATAATCGGAAAATGTTTTTCAAATAATACGGAATCCCTGTCTAATGTTGATACAAGCATGGGATTCGCAACTGCTTTAGATGTTTGTTCAATCGGATAATTTTCAGCAGTCATAATTTTATAGCCAGTAACATTCATTCCTAAAGTAGTTGAAGCCAGTTGGTTAGCTGCTTTGCCAACAGTGGTATCCGTGTTTGCATTTGATGCAGGGTGAGAACCAAAGCGACTCAAAGATGTTTGAATTTGACTCAAAGTAGCCGAGTCAATTAATTGAGAATTATAATTATTTTTATCGGTAATAATTCCTAAAAGATCAGATTGATTTTTATCAAAATTATTAATTTCAATGGGTCCATTTGAAGTTTGTATGATGTCACCTTTATAATAATTAAAAGCTAAATCATAAACGTCAAAATCGATTGTTGATTCGCCTTTAACAAATGGATCATATGTTTTATTACGTTCTGATTCATAATCTGCAATAAAATAATCAAAAACCCATTGGGGGTATTTTTGATAAAGTATTGCCTTTTGAAAAGATCCTGCTGAATAGTACTGCTGTTGAAGATGAGAAAATTCAATTTTAATAAATTTTGCAAAAACAGGCTCGGGAAAAACATAATTTTGACGTTTAGTAATTTTATAATTTCTTGGAATTCTAGTCCAAAGTAAATTGTCCCAAGATTGTCTGTCGATGCCGGGGCCGTTTTTGTCGTTAGAATAATAAACATTGCAATAGACATTTGGAGTAATGGGATCAATAAATACAGAATCAATAGAGGTCGGAGCGTCATTTTTACTAACATCGAAATACAAACTTTCAACCGCAAATTTTGAAGGGTTTGGTTTAGATAACCAATATTCATCATCCTTTAATGAAGTTACATTTGATGGATTTGCAACATAAATTGAAGAACGAATTTTATTATCAAAAGCATCATTTTTATCATCAACTGTTGATGATAAAATTCTAAAACAAAAAGAAGCAGATTGATTCAATGGAGTAAATGCATTTACTCCATCAACTAATAAAGCTTTTCCATTGTTTAATGGATTGGGAGATTGATAATATAATTTAGTAATATTGGAATTGCAAAAGATTCTAAATCTAAATTTGTTTATCAACCAATCTGAATTTAATGAAATTGGAGTAAATTTAATATTAAACCAATTATTTTCGCTACTTGTATTAACATAGTTTCTAAATTCATTTTCAATAAATAATTGCTCTGTGCCGCTAGCAAGATTAACCCAACCACATTTTGCTGGATCATAACGATCAAGGTAATACGTAATCGCAGCGGTATCATTTGATCCTATTAAATTATTAATAGATGAAACAAAAATTTGCAATCCATTTAATTCTGGAATAATTTGATCACTTCTGATATAATCAGAAGGAAGCATAAATTCTTGACAAGCTGAAATTAAACCATTTGTTGAAGAAATGTAATTATTTAATTGATTTTGACTTGTTGCAATGCCGCTTAATTTAATACTTGCAGTAGTTGGAGCACCCGTTGTAACGGGCACAGTGACAAGGCTGTGACCAACGCTAAATAAGCTAGCAGATCTTGAATAGCTAGACATTTCGACCTATCCTCAAATTTTTAATTAAAATTGGCCAAGGGTTGTCCGTTCCATCTAATTTTTTAGACAAAAATGAATCGTTTCTTCTAGTCAATTTAATTCTTAAATACCTAACAAAAGGAATTTGCCCATATTTATCTGTAAAATTATAAGTTAAATAATTCCATGGTAAACTTTTTTCACTAGGATTGAAATAAAGAGATGTTACAAATAAACTGTTAGCCTCTGGTATAACTGATTTAAAATCTCTTACAGAACCGGCACCAATTTGATCGTATGCAATTTCAATATCAATAGGTAATTTAAAAATTTGCATAGCAATAAAATTAATTGCTTTGGGAGATCCAAAATCAATTTCTAAATATTCAGACCCCGATGTTCTTTCTCCAGATGCCCAAAATTTGTAACTATTTGTATATGTATTATTATTTTGAATAATAGAATGTAAGTCGTCAGTTACAGGATACAAATCATTAATGTAGCTTGCATTGTATTCGTCTGATCTTGAAGTCACATCTAGTGGTTCTGCAAAATCGGCTAAACAATCCTTGGCTGTGTGTATTGTATTTGCATCCACTTTTTGTAAAAATGGAACATTGATAAACGCATCTGCAAACGCCTTGTTAAATGGACCAATATGTTGAGATGAATATCCGTCATTTGTAGCAATTGCAGAAAAATTAGATAAATACGAACTATCATTTAAAGCGTTTTCTGTATAAGCAGCAACTTGAATCGGTGTATGAAAACTTCGATAATGTTGTTTTGACGCGCCTTGTACTTTTGGAGCCATTTGTTCAACATCTGATTTAATCCAATTTGTTTTACTTACAGATGGCCACGCGATTCTATTACTACCGGTTACATGGTCGATTACTTCATAGTATGCGCTACTACTACTGACCTTGCTAACAATTTGATTTTGATAATTACTTTCACCAACAGTGTAACTGCCATAAGAATTTACTGGTTTGATTCGATCAATTGCTTCATCAATTAAATGTCGATCATATTGATTAATACCAGCAATTTCATCTGAAGGATTATTAAATTGATAATTTTCAATGTCGACTTCAATTGAATTTTTTGTATCTAGAGCAGTAAATAATTTACTTATTACATTAAAACTTTGATCTGCTCTATCTGAGTAATTATTAAAAAACTTAATTTCAAATCCTGAAATCAAAGAACCTTTAACTGAAACATTTCCAGCGCCAATACTCGTAAATTTAATCATTGCATTATAAAAATCAAGTGATGTTATAGTTCCATTTTTTAAAAATATTTCTTGAGATTCACCATTAAAATGAATAATAATAGAACCGGTACTAATCGGAGCAGAATTTTTAAAAGAAATTTTTTTATAAATAATTCGACTAATTTCTTGATTTGGAATCAATGTAAATTCATTCAAATCGTAATTTTTATATGATTTGTTTGTATGATAATTATCTAATCCAATCACATCGTCGCTATGTTGATCAAACATATATTGATAATTTTCAATTAGATCTAATTCATAACCAACCGCAGATTTTGCAGCTAATTTGATTCCCTCTGTTGTTCCACCAAGTCTGGCTGCATGCAAAAAATCCAATACTCTATTTCTATAACTTTCGTCTTTTGCCCTTAAAGTATTCCATTGTTCCCTAGTTAAAACTCCAAAAGGGTCTTCAGAATAATTTTCATAAAATGGGGTACTTGTAATATTTTTACTAAATTTTAATGGATTAGTATAAAATTTTTCTAATTGATAATTTTGCAAATGAGTTGCTTCTAAAGCCAGTCTTGCTTCGTAAAAAGTTTTACGCAAAGATCCAACGCCGTTAATTCCCATTAAAGCTTCAAAGAATTTTGAAAGTACAGAATCCGGTGAAGTGTCATAAACTTCTTCAGGAAACCACCCTTGGTCAATCAACATTTTGACATTTGGAGAGCTTTTATTAGGCTCCACAAAAAATGTTTGATCTATAACCGCGCTATATTTAGGATTATCATTTGCCATTGTTAAATCCTAATTTAAACTTTGTTCCAAGTGTTTTGTGCTTTAACCCTAATGGTTATCATATTTGAAATATCGGTGCTATCGGCCTGTGGTAAGGGCAACGAAGCCAATTGATTATCGCCAAGTAAGAAATCATTGTTAAAAACTGTACTTGATTCAATCATTAATTCAGGATTTGTAATTGTCAACTCATTAATATCACTATTGTTGATGTAAGTAATTGTATATGGATTATCGACAGTCGGCATAGCAGATGGATCGGTTGCAGAAACTGTTGCAAAATAAGACAATTTTGCATTTAACGATGTTGCTGTAAGCCCAGCCAAAGTGACATCAATAATATTATTTAAATAATGAAATTTTAATTTACCAGAGGTATTTGAATTAGTTAAATAAAATAAATACGACGTTGGTTGAGTTCCGCCCAAATTGCCTTCGCCAATACTAACCTTTTGCAATGAATATTTTATAGTTTCTCCATATTTATTAACTTCAGTCAATCTATTTCGAGGATTGCCATCATCGTCTGTAGAATTAGTTAAATCGTCTTTAGACCATTTAACATTGTCTACTCCACTAGTGTTGTGAATTACTTGTAAAATATCTGAAAGTTGAATGATAGAACCAAAGTATTGATTATCAAAATAAGATTTTAAACTGGTGACAATATTGTTGTTAACAGTTGTTGGATTTTGCCCTTTATCATACATGACCGTAATATCTGGTTTAAAATATCTAATAACAGATTCGTGTACAAGTACATCCGTAGTTACCTGTTTTGCATTATCGATTGCAGCCTGAAGCGTAACAATATTTCCATTATATGTATAATTTTCAATTGAAAGGGTGTGCTCAGTAGCGTCAAATAATGTGTTAATATTACTTTTTGCTAAATGCGCATCAGCAATTGTGGAATTGTCACCTCTAGTAGTCAAAAAGATGCGATTACCAATTTTTTCCCAATAGTAATTGTCTACATCAGGGGTTGTTGGAATTTGTTCTCCGCCAGAACCAGTGGTGTAACTGTATGAAGTTTTGCAGCGATATGCTCCATCGTTATAGCAAGCGAATGAACTGACCGTTGCTCCTAATGAATGAGCGGCGATTGTGGTTCCATTTACGCCTCTTGCTAATATTGTGAAAGTATTAGTGGAAAGCGATTTGTAAGAAATTAATTCTTCGTCAATTAACACAACAAAAGGTTTTGATTGATCGATAGGAACTGGAAATCCGGAACCTGATGTAACTGCAAATGTCGATCCATCACTTGCGGTCGCGGTTAAATTGGCAGACAAAGTGCTTGTTCCGTATTTTTGCAAAGTGTTAGTAGTCCCAAACCATATTCCCTGATCATTGGAGCTTGATGGTGAATCAATAAATGCAAGCCACCCGCTATCTGATGGAGTTGGAGTAGCTGAAGCTTTTTTATAACCAATTTGTTCGCTATCAATAATCAGTTTTCCAAAATCTGGAAAAAGAATTGATTCGTTGTATTTAATAATTGTGCCAATACCTGAAACAGAATCTGCACTTGCTCCAATTGACAAAGCTAGTGATGCGCTCGCCCCAGCACTATCTGTAATATATTGACCACTATACGGTCCCTCATCTGTATCTGTGCTAGACTTTGCTTTAATTTTAATTGCCCACTCAATGCCGTTCCTAGCCCGAATGGTCCCTCTTAAATCAGTGACATCTTCAACTTCCCAATAATGAACATTTTTAATAAATGTTCCATATTTGGTTGATATAGTATTTGGTAATTCGATAAGTGGCTGATTTAAAATTGGCGTATAAACGTGCCCGGGAACTGGACAAGATTGCGTACTGTTTTTTCTTCTAAAATTTTTATAATAAAGGTAATTTGTCGCATCATCTTTAATAAATTTTTTAACAGGAACATAATTACCCGGCCGAGCCATTACAACATTTGCCAAAACCGCATCAAGGTTATCTACATAAATATCAACGCAATTGAGTACTCCTCTTAAATAATCATTTCTTGAAGCAGAAGAAAGGTAAGAATATTCAAAAAATAAAACGTCTTTTGGACTAATTGTTTGAATATTATCTTCGTCACCCGTGTAAACATTTGTAAATGTAATATTCGGTTGATAGATAACTGGAGTTGCTGTGCTTAAGGGATTGGAATTAATACCCTTTTGAAATTCTCGATAAGCGTCTCCTCTGTTTTTAGTAGAGGGGGTAACGTTCATTACAAAGTCGGCATCTTGTGTATATATTGTAATTAAAGAAGTTGTGTCATCAGATACATGGTAAGGCAAATTATCATAAACAAATTTTGCGTTTGTGTTTGTTGATAACGCGGTGGTATATTCTAAATCATTTCCATTTCCGCTAACATTGTCAGGCAAATCGGGCACCTGAATGTATTCTGTGTATTTTGACGACGGTCCAATAACTGTTGCTTTTTTCGACAATGTTGATAAAGCTAAAGCTAAATAATTATCCTTGGTCCCCGCTAGGTTTCTGAATGGCCCGGTAGCAGTAAATCTAGCTTTTAATTGATCATCAGATTCTTTATTAGTCCCTCCAACGATTGGAGCTTCGTTATTAATGCTGACAATGCTCCCGATGGCGGCTCCGTTCCAATCGGTGATTGTATTAGCGGGAACATTTCCTTTTTCTCCGGACTCAATGCATTCAATTGGCACAATGACATCCTTGGTACCGGCAGCCATAATAACTGATCGGTTACTGATAAAAGTTACATCTGACCCATTGTTTACAGCTTTGGCTAAAAATTGTGTACCGGCAGGAATTCTCAATGGCGCATCGGCGTTTGTATTTCTAGATAATTTAAGAAATCCACTGGCCTTTGTGCCGACTTGTCGACCAAAACCAAAAAGGCCAAGCATATTGTCAAGATCGGCGCCCACTTTTGCGTCAATATCAAGACCACCATTTAGAATATTTAAATCAATTTGATTTTCAGCAATGGCTTGCGCGACCGCTTCAATAATTCTACGCTCAGGAGTTCCCTCAATGAGAGACATTGAGGGGACCTTAAATCTAAGGTCATTAATAATATTATCAATAATTTGCTGTTGCGTTGCCATTATAAACCTAATATAATTTCAATTGTTTCAATAGACCCAGAAGCGCTTTTTAAATGCACTTTTACATCTAATTTATCTAAATTTTGTTTAATATCAATAGCTTCAATTCCGGCCAAAACCTCTCCCTTGGTCAAAGATTGGGAGTTATATTTCATTTTGTCAGCTTTCGCTCTAGCCAATTGTCTGGATTGATAATTTCCTACAATTCTTAAAATTTCAGACCTTACTCTTAAATCTACCATTGATAAGTCGGTATCGCCAATAATACTTTCGTAAATGACTCCATCAGAGTTTACGCCTCCATCAATTAACGAACCGTATGAAGGGTTGTTTAAATCAGATCCCATAGGTTGTTTTAACTCAAGAGTTAAATCTTGAATCATTTTGTTTTCGTTATCGACGGTTTCTAAACCTTTTGGACCAATTGCTAAATCTCCATTTTGTAATTTTAAACTCCAAGTCATCCTATTAATTAACCTGTCGGAATATAATGTTCGGGAGTATTATGGAATTAAAACTGTTAAAGTAATTTTTAAAGTACCGTAGCCAACAAAATTGTCACTTGTCGGATTCCAAATCCAGTAAAACAAATTTCCGCTTACGTTTTTGCCTGCTCCGCAAAGAAGTGGAAAAGTTCCGGCTAATCTAAAATATTGAGCGCCATAATTAGCACTATTTGAAATAGGATCATATTCGTCAGGAGGATTGAAACCTCCGGAGTTATCATAATGTCCGCCTGCTAAACCTCTGGGAAAAGTTACAAAACCCGAAGTTGTCGTTCCAATGCTTAAAGGAATTGTTAATTCATAATATCGACAAATATCACTTGCACCGCTTGGATCAAAATCAACTTTTCGCCATATAGCATTAGATTGTACTCCTTCAACATTATTATTAGGATTGGCATCATTTTTATAAGCGGTGCCAACATTTGAACTGTTGCTAGTAACATAAGATTGAGTTGCTAGTGGATTACTAGTTCCCGATCCAATGTAAAAAGCTCCACCTCTAATGTTTCCACTTCCCGCATCGATGCCGCCATTAGCGGTAACGACGTTTCCTCCGCTGGTATTTAATCCGCCAGTTGTTATCCCTTGAGTAGATGTAAAATCATTAGTTGTAATTGTTCCTTGAAAATTTGCATTACCGTTACTGGCATATAAATGAATCTTGTTAGTTTCCCCATTTTTAAGATAAACATCTCCTTGAAAAGAGGCTGATCCATCATTTCCTTCAAGGTGAATCGTGTTACTGGCTCCATTTTTAAGATAAACATCTCCTTGAAAAGAGGCTGATCCATCATTTCCTTCAAGGTGAATCGTGTTACTGGCTCCAACGTACATGTCATTTGTCGCTTTAACATAGTTACTAGCCGTAATGTTTCCACTCGCGCTAATATTGGTTGTGTCAATGTTACTAATATTGAGATCATTTGCAGAAATGTCACCGTAAATTGTAACACTGTCGTCAATTACTAATTGATCATTAATTTGAATTTTTGGTGTTTTATAAAATGTTATCGATGCCGTATTTGAAGCACCAATAAAAATTTCGCCTGCAACCGTAGAACTTGTATTTTCACTTGTTGAACTATTAAGACGAATAGACGCTAAAGATTTAAATTCTATTGTTCCTTGTTTTGAAAATTGAATTAAACCATTGTTATCAAATACGATTGAAGATTTTTTAGCAAGTGCTTCTGGCGTTAAATCAGTCGGGTTTGCAGCAGCAAGGTTGATTTTGCCGGTTCCACCGTCTAAAATGATATATCTTGAATTTTGTGTTTCAATTAATTCCAAACGTCCAGTGCCAAGGGTACCAGTTTGAGAAGTTGTAGAAATTTGAGCGCCACTTTCCAAAATCACTTTTTCAGTCACGCTAAGGCTATTAATTTTTAAATCAATGCTTGGTTGCCAAGTTTCATCTATATAAGACAAAAGGGCATTATTGGCAGCATTTGTATCGTCAGTAATCACAACCGATTTGCCAGTAGGCGTTTTAACTACATCTGCTGCAATTTTACCGTGCCCGGGAGCAAGATCGTTAATTTTAACATCATCGGTGCTATCAGCGCGACGATCTAATACCCAAATACCGTTTGCTTGTTGAATGATCCAACTTTCGCCTACTTTTGGCCAAACAAAAAATTCGCGAGTATCAAAAACCGCAATTTGAACCACTGTTTGATCTTTTAAAGCTGCTTCTATTTTTCTAGTTTTTGGATGAACTGTAGTAATAGTGCATGCTCTTCGGGATCCATATCCCGGCTTCATATGATCTTGTACAGCCATAACCTATCCTTTAATATGCGCCTTTAGGAGCGCCAATTTCATCTGAACTTGGATTATCCCAAGCTCTAATCATTCCTGCGTGAACCCAAGATTTATTTGGATTATTTGGATTACCCGAGGCGTCTTTTGTAGCAGCGGGCGCACTCAATTCGGCCGTAGTTGTAAACCCAGATTCATAAGATCCATTATGCACAACCCGTTCAATATAACATTGCAATCCATGCTCTTCAAATTCAACAATCCCGCCGGGATAAAGTTCTGGCATAAAAGTAAATTCAAATGTTGTTTTAAATTGTTTGGCCCACATATAACAAAACCTTTGATAAGCCAAAAAGGTTTCATAAATTGGCGACCTAATTGCCGCCACCTCTTCAGTCAACGGTCTAGCTCCATATTTTTGAAGAAATTTGATCGCATCTTCTTTTTTCTGCAAACTGGGCTTAGTAGAATCCATACCAGATTCGCTTGAAGAAGTTGATGGGCCGTTAACAAAATCTGCCATAAATGCATTAAATACATTAATCACTCCGGCCGTATTAATCCTATCAATATAATCAATAGTTCCGTATCCAATTCCGCTTTCACTTCCCATTGTGTCACCAACTACATACATATGAGTAACTAATTCATCATCAGATAAATCGATTTTTCCATCCATGATTTCGATATCTTTAATGACCCAATATGCGGTTTTACCAAGTCCACCAAAATAATCTGGGTAAAATGCGTAAAAATCGCCGTTAGGAAGAGACATAAATTCTCTTAAAGACCCGGCCGCAATTTGTTCTACGAATGGAAGAAGCGGTTTATCATTAAGAAGACTCCTCTGCCCAGTGAGCAGAATTGCCTCTTTCATTTCCATAATGCTTGGCAATGTAAAATAGGAAGAAAATGCTGCGGCAGTAGCTATTTCTCCGGGCGTTTTGCCACTGCCAGCTCCACCCGAACTCGGATCTGGGACTTGTGTTCCATCGACCTTTTCACCATAAATAGACGTATACAACGATGCCTCTCCGGCAAGTTCGTTATCAATTCCGCCGTTTGCACTAGATCCAAGGGCAACTCTAACATAGGCGACATCAGAACCGACTTCTCCAATAATATTGCCAGCGGTTACTCCAGCAAGATCAAAATTACGAGGTGGATCAATTTTTACCGGATTGTTGTTTTTATCAAAAGCAGTATAAATAACTTGATCGATCTCTACCTTTGCTTTTGAATTATGATCCGATGTATATACCAAAGGATTTGTTAAAGTTAAAGAAATACTCTTTGTTGAAGACGATCCATTATATTCTTGATACTCATAGCCCGTTCCAACAACCCCGTCGTACATTGCAAGTAAATGGTGGGAGCCATTATTTGTTGTATATGTTGACGCCCCGGCTCTGCCCAAACCAAATGATGGTTTTACACCAGATCCTTTTGGAAATGGATAAATTGTTCTAGCATCCTTACTATTTGGCGCTTTTGTTCTTAATCTTCCTTTTAAATTAGAAATTGCCATTTAACTAACCTTTCGATCTTTATAATTAATTGGTGGGTTCTTTACCATTGTATCGTTTATACAAACCATAAATGGCTTTTGCTGCTTCTTCCGCATCAGTAACAAAGTCACCAGATGTTCCAACATATCTACTTTTTACGGGACCGAGATTGGTATTTCCGGGGTATTTATAAGTTAAACCAAAATTTGGGGTCTTTGCATAATTTCCTTTGTATTTACCAAATTCACTTTCATGACCATATACTCCCCATAAAACGGTAAAAGGAATTTTCCATTTTTTGGCCTTTTCTGCAATGACCTTTCGATCATTTGGATTACCGCCATTCGCGCCGTTGCTCAATGCTTTTCTATAAACCTGTTCAGCATCATATTTTCCATCAGAATAATGGTTAACTGTCGATATCCAATCAGAGCCTATATTTTTAACAGCGTTATCGCCCGAACCTTCACCAGAATTATTTGAACTTTGATCGTTATTGGCATAAGTTGAATTACCATATTTGGAAGCACCAATAATATTATTTAAATATTGATGAAATTCTTTAATAGAAGACGCGCTTTCTTTTGCCGCATCAGCGTATAATTTCCTAACAATTTCTGAAATTTGTTCGCCCGGCAGTTCTTGAATATAAATATTATCACCGTTCCAACCTCCAATTTCAGTTAAAATTGAATAAAGTAAATTACCAATACTAGTGTCGTTTAAACCAGTCGTTTTGCGGGCTTCTTTTTCAGGGCTTAATGCCGTACCGTCAAGTGTCACTCCCCAACCATGTGCATCCATAAATGCTCTTACAAAAGGCAAAGCGGGGTCCCAGTATGTGTATTGCAATCTTTTAAGCGTACAAGAAGCATCTATGGCAACTATGCCCGGCAATAATTGCACATGCGGCGTTGTATCGCAATACCCCGTAAATACCTGAATGGGACGACCTTTTAATCTGGTCATTGTAATTGTAATCGGATCCATGGGATGAAACATTGGGCGAATGGATCCATCGCTTCCAATATGTTCTGTAAACATTGATCTTATTTGACCACTTGTTTCATCTGAAATTCTAGGATTTCTAAATTCGATTCTTGCATAGCTAGTTGCATTAATCCTACGATCAACTTGTACATCCGTGATGTAAGGACTTAAATCAAAGACGCCCGAATCGGATTTAATCCAAACATTAACTGATGGTGAATAAACTAATCTCTTCATTTTATTTTAAACCGGTGATGCTATGCCAAGTTCTTTGCAAATTTTGCGAACGTAAGCAATAGTTTCATTAATTGTTTTCCATGAACCATTATCTGCTCTTACAGGGCCAGCGTTATAGGCCGCTAAAGACAGCGGAATGTCCCCATTATATTTTTTCAAATATGTTTTGAATTCTATTACTCCAGCGTCAATGTTTTTAGCATTGTCTGTACGAATTTCATTTGCACTATATCCACTTTGCTCTTCTACAAATTGAGGCATTAGCTGCATCAGCCCAACTGCCCCCGCGCCCGATCCCGCATTTGGATTGAAATCAGATTCTGCTCTAATGATTGCGCGGATAATATTTGGATCAACCCCATGTTTTCTACAAGCTTGGGATATTAATCGCTCTACCCAATCCGGACCTCGGCTACCAGATTTAGTTTTTTCAGTAGACACGGGGCTGCCGGTATCTGGCTCGCTTCCACCGGCCGAACCATATGCAGAGGCTCCAATTATTTGATGCAAAAATTCATGAAATTCTTTAATAGATGATGCATTCTCTTTTGCTGTGTCACTATATAATTTTTTAACGATTTCTGAAATCTGTTCACTTGGTAATTCTTGAATATAAATATTTTTATCGTTCCAACCGCCAATTTCTTTTAAAATTTGATGTAATAAATAACCGATGCTGCCATCGTGTAATGAACCATTGAAGCGATTATCTGTATTAAATGCAGTCCCTTCCGCAGTGACCGACCATCCCGTTTTATTCATAAAATCTCTGACAAAGGGCAAAGCGGGGTCCCAGTATGTATACTGAAGCCTTTTTAAAGTACAGGAGGCAGTAAGTTCAGCGTTACCCGGTAATAGTTGAACGTATGGCGTTGTGTCGCAATATCCGGTAAATACCTGAATGGGCCTGCCCTTAAGACGAGTTAAGGTGATAATGATCGGGTCCATTGGGTGAAACATTGGACCAATAGAGCCATTGATTTCATGTTCTGTAAAAAGCATTTTATTGTCGACTTTAGGATTTCTAAATTGAATGCGGGCATAACTGGTCGCATTAATTCTACGATCAATGTTAAATCCTATAATATAGGGACTTAAATCAAAAACACCTGAATCCGATTTAATCCAAACATTTATAGAAGGAGAATAAACGAGTCTTTTCATTTTATAATCCTTCTATATGTCTAGGAGTAAATCCGTTAGTTGGATAACTATCCATCCAACCAACTGTGTGAGTATGTCCGCCATGACCATCGGGATTTTTATTTTGAATCGAACTTGCTGTTCCAATAAATTTAGACCCTCCATTTTTATCAGTTATTTCGGTAAAAACATGCCCGGCATTAGCCCAAACTGTCATGTACCTACCTTTTCCGGGAACACCCCAATTATTTTCAAACCAACCAGAAGTTTCGGCATAAGACAACCCGTATTTACCAATAAATTTCATCATATAAGAAGTAAAACTTGAACAATCAAAATAATAGGCGCCATTTAAAGCTTTTGGCGGATTTGTTAAATGATCCGGTGTTATTCTTGCGGCAACTTGCGAATAAACGGTCGTATGATTATGAATTCTATTCGCCTCATTAATCCATTGTTGCACTAATGCTGGGGCATCTTGCGGCGCTACCGGGCTATTACCCGGATTGCTACTAGACGACGAATTATCCGCTTGTCCAGATAACGAACCGTAAGCTGACGCTCCGATCAAGTTATGCAAAAATTCATGAAATTCTTTAACTGATTTTGCATTTTCTTTTGAAGTATCTTCGTATAATTTAGCCACAATGTTTTTTATGCTATCTGGCAACCCCTCAATATAAATGTTTTTATCATTCCAACCGCCAATCTCTTTTAAAATGTTTAAAAGTAAAGATCCCATGCTGCTATCTTTACTAGTATTTGCCTTTTCTTCAACACTAAAATTGATGGCCGTACCATCATCTTTGACACCCCATCCATTAGCGATCATAAAATCTCTGACAAAGGGCAAAGCGGGGTCCCAATATGTGTGCTGTAATCTTTTTAAAGTACAGGAGGCCTGTATTTGAGCCATTCCCGGCAATAATTGGATATATGGCGTTGTGTCACAGTAACCGGTAAATACCTGAATGGGCCTACCTTTTAAACGAGTTAAGGTGATGATGATTGGATCCATGGGATGAAACATTGGGCGAATGGATCCATCTGGGTAGATATGCTCGGTAAATAAAAATCTGGTCTGATTAGCATTCCTTTCATCAGCAACTTTTGGGTTTCTAAAATCAATAGAAGCATAGCTAGTTGCGTTGATTCTACGATCAACTGCAAATGAAGTGACATAGGGGCTTAAATCAAAAACGCCCGTGTCAGATTTTACCCAAACATTAACCGATGGGGAATAAACTAATCTTTTCATTTATTATGACCACCATACCCACCCCTAGATCTATTGCTAGCATAGTGATTAGAATACTGAGGGCCTGTAGTATGTTTTCCAGACCCTACGGTGCCTTTTTTAATTGAATCTGCCCAGCGTTTACGATCTCTTATAATATTTGGATTGGCTTCACCAAAACTTCCAACCGGTACGGGCGATGCTCCAACCGTAGTTGACTGTGGATTTTTAACAGGTTGACCAGAAGCAATTGGTTGATTTGGATTTTTTTGTTGAGGACCAATAATCCTAAAAATTTCCATCCATGATGAAATTTGGCTACCATCATCTTCGACATCTTCATAAATACCAATTTTATCCGCTTTCATAGTAGAATACGCGGGAATAAATTCAAATTGAAAATCAGGAGCAAAATTAAATTTTGTTGCCCCAGCTGCAATATTTGTGATATATCCTTCGACTTTTAAAGGTAGGTGTCCTCCCTTGGTATGCCTTGGAGCCGATTTAACAACTTTTGGTCCCGAGTCTTTAACCAATAGCGTGATCGTTTGAGCGCTAACACTTGCGCCTTTTCGTGCTTTATCTGGATTGCCGTCTTTATTATCATAAAGATCTTGGTTTCCGGTAACCGCAGCAAAATGACATTCTCTAATAAAAGATGCAAGCCTGTTATATTCTTTTTGATTTGGCATTGTGCCAGAAACTGTCATTTTTGGTTGATTAAATGCTCTTGGAAAAAATTGTCTACGATAACGACTTTGACCAGTCACCCCGGTCAAAGAAAAATCAATATTAATTTCATTTACCCAAAGTTTCATGTATGCCCCAAATGGAGCCAAAAGAGCAACATTCCAATTTTGCCCTTTACTATCAGGACTAACATTGGGAATATTAACTGCATAACCCTTATCGGATCTATTTTCAAGAATTTTTAATTCTTTAGATTCATATTGATTTGATTGCCTGTATGCATTGTTTTTATATAGACCATCATTAATGCGTCTTTTTGGCGATCTAGGATGTGTTTTCTTTTCTTTTGCCATTATGAACTCTTATTTTGTCCCCATTTAGGTATCGAAACGTCGGCTCCTAAAGATGAAAAATCTGCGTTGTCAAGCCAAGATGGAAGAATCTTGCCATAAAATTGTACGGTTTCATTATCCCATCTTTTGGGATCGTTTTGTTTATATTGTTTATTTGTCGGAGCGCTCCAAGGATTGTTTTCATGAAATCCTATTTCCGCAGTGGCTGTACCAAAGGGGCTAAATTCTCCTTCGGTGGAAACTCCTGCAAAATCTTGAGAAGATAAAACGGAATCTTCAAATCTATCATCAAATTCAGAAACCGCCGCTTGTAATTCCCATGTAGGTGCAGTCACCTCTGTCCCATATTTAAAACCGGGCAAATTTTTAGGCCAAATAGAGAATTTCCAATCTCTATGTGGGTAATACATTTCCACGGGTCTGCTATCATATTTAGGATCACCAGCGCGACCCTGCGTTGCATTTTGCATGTAAGAAATAAACCATTTGTAAATAACTTCAATGTCTCTATATGTTCTAACCTCTCCACTAATATTTAAATCGTCAACATACATAGATAAAATTTGTACAACTTCGCCGCCATATGTCGGATAATTAGCGGTATTTAATCCATATGACCAAACAATTTCATTCGGTTTAACACGAACAACTAAATCATCTGTCATAGAAGGGTGTTTAAAAATTAATTCATTCATCAGCTTGAACCGCCCGTGGTTTTGCCTGTTCTTCTATAAGGCGGTGCGTGGCCACGCGAAGCGGTGCGAGCGCCTCCAGAACCTACAGTAACTTTAGTTTCTCCGCTGGGGTCCCCATCAATTTCGAGATATCTTCTAGAAGCATCTGATAATCTAATCGTCACAACATTATTCCCCTGTGGTACATTTTCTTCTTGCTCTTGATTTCCCAATATTTCTTCATATTTATGTTTTTGAGCGTAAGCTCTTTTAACCATTTGGCTGGCTGTTAAATTAGGTCCATGCGGGCCAGCAGCTAAAACTTCGTTAATTTGCTTAGTATCAAGACCAGAGGCTTGCATGGCTTTAACTAAACCGGAATTTGACCCCCCTTGACTGGTAATTAATGCTTTAAGCGCATTAGGATTGGTTTTAGCAAGTTGCGAAGCATTTTGAGAATAAGCTTGAAATCCGGATTCTACAGCAGCTCTTTTTTTAGAAATTTCTTCAGTCCGTCTCATTTTTTGTAAATCGGCAGTGTCGATGCCAAGCATATATGCAACATCGGCATCGCGCTTATCTTGACCAAATTGAGTTACCTTAAGTCCAGTGACGGGATCTCTGCTTACTGTGTCCTTTGGTGCCGGACCCATTTGGTTATAAAGCATGTCAATAGTTTGATACATCGCGTTATTTCTTTGTGCATATGTCGCTAGGCCTAATTGCCATGGATTTAAATTTCCGCCTCTCATCAAATTTGCTTGCACTAATCCATTATTTTGTAAACGATTAATTGCTAAGGCGGGTACACCAGTGGTCAAAGTCATGGCGGTCATTGTTTTGACTCCATTTAAAAACGTTCCGCCCGTTTGTCTTGATAAATCTCCAAATTGATTAACATCGTTCATCATTTGATTGACATTGACATGAGCAGCCCTAGCCGCAGGAACTAAATCTTTCATTGCGTCAGTAAAATCTCTAACGCTGTTGGACCCGTATCTAACGCTTTTATCAAGCATTTCATGCACCAATGGGTCGCTCGCAAATCCCGCTCCGATGCTTTTATTTAATTCGACCAATCCTGAAAAAACAGAATTAAATCCAGAGGTTCCTTGATTGTATCCAAGACCTAGAGTTGCTTTACCAAGTTCTTCCGCCTGTCCAGTAGTAATTCCGCCCCGCCACCCAGTTTTTAAAGCGCTTAATTTAAATTTAAGACCTTCTACGAGCGCAGGATTAAAAGGCGAACGAAAACCAATATCGGTTCCGGGAATAGTAACGTCGCCACTGGCGCCACTAATCCCTTGCATCTCTCCAATACTATTTAATTCGGTGGCGATAGCTCCATATTTGGCTCCCGCTTTTGAAACTGTGTCTACAACAGCCTTTGCACGGGGTACGTAATCTGATCCCGCTTTAGAGAAAAATTGGGCGCCTTTTTCAGCAGATCTTTCTATAGCTTTTGGCGGCCGACTAATACCATCTTCTTGTTCTTGTTTGCTTCTTTTCTTTTCTAATGAAGAACTTAATTTACTAAGTCCGGCAGAAGCCAGTTTGAACATATCATTACTTTTGCCTGCGGGTGTAATGCTAGAATTAGGGGGTGTTGATTGACTGCCTTCCTCGCCTTCTGCTGCGCCAACGCCACCGCTTTTAACGCTAATGTCAATATCGGATAAAACTCCCTTGATTTCCCCTAGGAGCTTAACGACTTCAGCGTTACCGATGGCTTCTATATTGTCTGGCATTGTAATCCCGTTCTATCTATGCTATCATCATAGCTATGAAACTAACTTTGAATAAAATTCTATTTTCAATTTGGATCGGATTTATATTGATTCAGAGCAATAATCCAAATCCCAATTCAACATCAAGTATGAACTTTTTGAAAATTACTGGTTTATTAATTGCTATTGCAATAATTAATTGGTGGATTTCAGAGACAATAGAGCAAAATAAGCGCTTGGAAGAACATGGAGGCGTCGACCCTTGGGAAGTTTATCGCAAATACGTTTATCAATACTATTACATGTCTGGTGAAATTGGTGGTTGGACGGTTACCTCCATTAATTTGCCGACGCCATTTGATTCAGAATATTATAAGCACAAAGAAATATGGCATAAGCCCGGTTATTGGCAAGACGAATGGAAGGCTTTTTGTCTTGGCATGCCTTCAGTTTACACTGAAGCCAAGAGCTTGCCAGCACCTTGGCGCGGCCCGACCATGAGTTCAATCAATCCATCTATTTATTACAAGGGTACCGAACAAGAGATTCGCTCATGGCGCGAAAATCTACTTAATGACGCCCTCCCTCTTTAATTCAGCAAGCAGCTTATTAACATCGTCCTCTGTTTCAGGGACAACGGCATCAATTTCAAAATCGCCTTCTTCGACATCGGCTTCATTAAATAGAGCGCCATACAAATCAGGGTTAGAAATAAAGATGCTATTTTTTAACTCAGCTTCTTTTTGCTGAAGCGCATTTTTGGAATCTACGGAAATTTTGTATATAAGAAGCCTGCGTTGAACAGCATTTAATCCTGTTCTTCGGCCTCCAACATGTTCATAATTTCCGATACTGTTGATGAATCGGCCTTCGGCATCGAAGAGTCTGGCGAGGCCGTAAAGGTACTCAGACTCTCTTGTGATAAATTTTCCATTTCCTCCAAAACGTTCGCCTGTCTTTCAAGTAATTGCAAATAAGCGTTATAAATATGAACAATGGTTGGTTCATACCAATTACTGATTAAATAATTAAAGCGACCTCGGGCGTTGTCTTTTTTATTAAACCCGGCTTTTGGACAAAATTCTTCTTCGCCATCAACTGAAACTAATGCCAAGGCAACTTGAGCAGCTACCCAAGCTTTACCTTGACCAACTGTTTCATTGTATTCTTTAATTAATAAAGAACATAATAGCTGTTCTTCTAAACGTAGAGTTCTAATTACAAATTCATGACCGCAATAATCAACAACGTCTTCAAGATATCCTAGCCAAAGAAGGCCATTCACATCTTCTAAAACGTCGTCAGGGAACTCGTCTTTAACTTCAAAATTACTTTCCATCATAACCTTTCTTTTAACCCCCAAAAGGGGACTTTAAACTTTTTATAAATTAACCGAATGTGGTGGTGGTAGAGTCATAAGGAGTGACTCCACCAAGGTTCGTAGACCGGCGCTGAAGCATTGGATTGCGACCACCGCGAGTCATGAACGTATAATTTACAAGTACGTTTTTAACAATTTCAAGTTTGCCAATTTCAATTTGCTCGCCATCTTCAACATTAGAAATGACGCAATTGTGATACTCTTCGGTATAAGGTTTCATTGTCTTGCCGCGAATTTGAGGCGGCTTAATGTATTTAACAATGCGGATTGGTCGTGGAGAGTTTGACACTGCATTAAAAATACCGACAATATCGACCGGACCATGCCCTTTACCAAGAATTGAATCTTTAGAAACTTGTGAAGTGCCTGCTGCGTCTCCGCCTAGGTAACTTGCAAGTCGTTCCCAAACTTGAGAACCATAAAGTTCAAAAAGCTGAAGTGTAATTGCGCCCATGCCCGCTGCCTGAGAGGTAACAAGCTCTACTGGATATGGCTCATCAAGGGGGTGAATTTCTTTAGTTGGGGTAACAGGAGTCGGAGAAGTATGATCGATCTCCTTAGCGAAAAGAATGGGCTTATCGTCCCATGTAAAAACTGTGAAACCCGAACCAGCAATTCTGATTCTATTTTTTGCGCCAATGAGGTCACTAGCCATTTGTCACTCCTGAGTTATTTGTATTAGTTAGTGTTAATGATCCTGATGTAAGGTCTACTGCAAATGAAACATTTACATAGTTTACTGGGAATGATGGGCGGTAACTAAACGTTACATTAATAATAGTTGGGTTAAGATCTTTGAATGTTGCGACAACATCTCCGTAACCAACAATGTCGCCGTCTGTAACAAGCGTTTGTAGCACTCCGCGAATTGCACTTTCAACAACAAGCGGAGCATTGTTGTCGGCAACAACGGTTCCAATAATCTGATTATCAATAGTTTGTAGGACTGAAAGTACCATTTTCTGTTTTGCTCTAACAACCGAAAGTTCTGATTTAGCAACAGTTTCAGTATTAACTGTTAAAGCATGTCTTACTTGAATGACCCCGTTACTATTTGTTTCAATAACAAATAGTCCATTTTGCGCATCTAGGTTCTTGTCGTCTTTACTGCGTGGATCAACATAAGTAAGACCAAGAAGGCTCTTACGAGTTAAAGTTTGTGAAGGCGCAAATCCAACCATGCGGCCTGCAATCGCGGCTGCGGCGTACTGACCGCCGATATCCACAGAGGCTCCTTTTGGAGACACAGTTTGGAATTTCGTAGGAGAAATGAGTACTGCCTGCTGGTCATCGTCTAAAGTAGAAGCATGGCCTCGTAATGTATTTGGAAGGCCGTAATTTGGACTAGATACCCCATCTTCGCCTGCAATTAAAATTACATAATTTTGGTTAGAAGTTCTTTGAGATACGGTATATTTTTGACATTCTTTGATAATTCCAATTTGCGTATCATCTGTTAAATTAACATTGCTTCCTTGATATTGACCAATTACAGGAACAATAACTCCAAGATTTTCCAAACTTTGTAATTTCTGTAAAGTAGGGTTCCATGTTGTAGTGGCATTGGCTATTTCAACGTCACTGGGCTGTACGGCAACGTCATTAACTAATTTAAATAATGGTTGAATCCAAATGCGAGTCGCGCCGTTTAAGAAAGCAAGCGAGGCGGCTAAAGTGATGGGTTGGTTAATAGTTTTTTGATCAGGTTCAACAAAAGCGGGGCCAAATTTATTAATAATGTCTGACATATTAGTATATAATTTGGCGGTAAAATGATCGCTTGGAGTATATTTCCAAATGACTGCAACATAAATACCATCTGGGATTTGAGTTGCTCCAGTCGTGTCAGAAGCGGGGACATACACACTAATAGTACCCGGAGTCAGGACCGTACCGTAAGTAGTCGGCGTACCGGTTGTACTGTTTGCAACGGTAAAAGTATATCCATTGATGGCGGTTACTGTAAACGTGCCATTGTATCCGTCATGGGCTGAATCAAATCCACTAATAATGACGGTATTACCAACAGAATAACCATGAGTAGTAGTACCCGTTGTATAAGTTACTCCACCCGTGCCACTTCCTCCGCCTACAGCGGTTGTGGCTACAGCGCTAATAGTTGTGGCGGTTCCGTGTGATGTAGGAACATTATCAACGGTGTTCCTTGTTACTCCGGTTAACGTTACCGTGCCGGTTCCTGATTTACCAGTGTAAGTGATTGCGTCATCTTCAATAAGAATTGTCTGAGGATTGCTACTAGAAGCAGCGGGAAGTAGTGTCGCACCGGTGGTTACAGTAATTTTAATATCATCTGTTGATGTCGCAGATGAAATTGCTTTACTAAGAGTAGCACTAAAAGCGCTTGAGGCAGCCTTTGTCCTACGAATATATTTAAGATTGTTTTCTGTTACAATCTCGTATTGAGTTCCTTGTGTATAGCCAACTGCGCTGTTATAAGCGCTGCCGCCCTTTAGAGGGTTGACAGCTGCAACGGATTGGATTGCAAATGTACTTGATGCATTTGCTGGAACGCCTAATCTTACTTTGTTTAATCCACTTAGCTTAATTGGATTGGTGCTTACGCTTTCGTATTCTGGAACGTAGCCAATAAGACAAATGTCGTCTGGCGTAGCAATGAGTGGCGCCACGCTAGGCTGCGTGGTTTCTTGAATTGAGACGCCGGGTGCTTGATAAGTTGCCATTAATTAAATCCTTCGGTTATTAGGTGGGAGTGCAAGTCAATAAAGAAAGGTGCGAATTAATCAATTTTTGGTACTGGTTCGACTCCATCAACATATGGATAAAGGAAAACCTTTGAAACATATTCGAATGGCATATCTGAAGGGAGGCTGTAAAACTCTCCTAAAACATTAACTCGATAAGAAGTTGTATAAACTAGGTCATCTTCAGAATTCCATGGAACTTTATTAGTTGTTTCATTAAATCCGTTAATTTTATCTGAATTAATATTGATATAATGCCCAGCCGAATCTGGAATTAATTCAGGCTTAGGCGGATAAATCCGATTGAAAAAATTGTTTGTGTAATCTGATAGATCCCCCATAGCAATAGTTTGGACAATGGTATCTGCAATTAAGTCTCTATCAAGAGAAGATAGGGTATTAATTGAAAATTCAATATCTCCGTTATACATATAATGTTTAAATTTCCAAATTTTTCCATCTTCGCTTTGAAATATTTCTTCGTGCCCAACTCCGACATTTTTAATTTCAGTTTCATAAAATTGAATAACAACCGCTGGAAATTTCTGCCTTTCTTTAGGAAACTCAATGGTGACATTGGTTTCTTGTAATTTATTATCTACATGATTGGCAAAAACTGGTTTGAGTGATTCTACTAAAGCAGTTTTAATATAAGTCTTATATCGAACTGTTTTTTCAGGCAAATAATTCATCGATCTATCTCAACGTTCATAAGTATATGATTACTAGGCAATAAAGTAATTTCGTAATTTTGATTAACCATATGCCTGTTTCCTAAATCGCCAGAATATTCCCTTCGACCTTTACGATCTAATCCTCTTATAGTCACGGGATTAGTTAATTTTGCTTGATATCTACGAGTTGAATTTGCAAAAAATCCATTTTCATCTAATTCAATATTAATAATTAAATCATTATCGTTAACTTTGGGAAACCACCCCATTGTAACTTGGGCAGTCTGCACTTGTATCATTGCACCAGTTGGAGTTAAAGTGAAAAAATCTTGGGCGGAATCAGGTTGAATCAAATAAGTGACAATTCCCGGCCCATATCCTCTGTATTTAGGAGCTTGAATCCAAGAGGAATCCGGGGCTTCATCAGCCCTTATTATATTGCCATTTGATGGATCAATCCATTCATCTTCCGATTTTTCTTTTGATACAAAACCAGATCCCCAAGAAAAATGATCATTATTTCGGGTTTGACCATAAATGTTGTCAAAATTTGGCGAACGTTCGGCAATATTATTTTCAACGTCATCAATTGTAAACATTTTTTTAATGATGACTGGTTGACCCATTCTGCGCATTAAATCATAAACTTGTCGCCGTAAGCGTTTAATATCTTGAGGTGCGGATTCTTCACCAACGTATTTAGATAAATATAAAAGCTGATCATGAATTTTACTTTTAATGCCAAAATCCATAGCCAAAGAAGACGTAGCGTTGATTAAAGTTTCAACCGATACGCCAGCATTTAAATTACCTTCAGTTTGAAGGATTTTTGCTGTATTATCTATATAATTAGTCATTAGACCCCTTAAGTTAGGGTAATGACCAAACTACCGGCGCTAATATCAAATGTGTCTCCACTGGCCATAGTTACCGGAGCAGACAAGTCGCCAAACCAAAGAAGGTTTCCGCTTGTTAATGCATCCCAAATACCCATAGCGACAATTGGCACTGAGGCAGTTGCACCGGAAGTTCCAGCCCAATACCCGCTAGCCGAAAATGATATTTTTCCGTTAGTCACTGGAGTCGATCCGGTATTTGATACAATTCCAGTTGTTGTATCAATGGTCCAATAAGGATTACCGCCAGCAGAAGTTGTATAGACTTGAGGGCGGCTATAGCCGCTTCCTTGAACTTCAACACCATTGGTCATAGTACCATCGCTATTAATAATAGGACTAGTAACAAATAATCCTACGTAGGTTGCTGTATGCCAAGATGGAGTTGGAGCAACTCCTAGACTTTGTTGAACTAGTCTATTTCTAAGATATGGTGTAATGTTTGCCATCGTATATTAAGGTGTCGTAATTTATGATTAATACTACCAATAACCGCGTCCAACAGACCTTGCACGCATTGGCGCAGGAATAAGACGACCGGCTTTTGCAGAAACAAGAAGCTTGCTGTGGCCAAGTTGAAGAAACCCGCGTTTATAAAGAGCTACCCAACGGTCATATTGAGCTTTTTCAAGAGTATGCATTGTCTCCCAGCGTTGAAGATAATCGCGACGATCTTGAAAGGCAACTTGCGCACCAGTGGGCATGGGTTGTTCAACGTATGAACGCATAATGTGACGAAGGGCTTGAATAAATACCCCTTGCACAAGAAGAGGATAATTATTTGTTACCGTGTAAGTCGCAGGAGTCGCCCCGTCAGAATGAACGAAATCTGCAATTCCAAGATTGGTTGGAGGATTTTGATAATTAATATCAAAAAGAGCATCGTTAATAAACTTTTCCATTTTTTCTTCACGGAAAAAATTCATTGTTACATCTTGTAACCAAGGCCCTTCATGCTCGGCATCAAAACAATCTTCTAATTTAGTCCAAACGCCATCAGCCACAACCCGAACGGGGGAATCAACAATTTCAAATGGATCAAAAATTTCAAAATCCACTCTAGTTGATTTCGAAGTTCCGTCTATTAATTCAAATGTTGCTACACCAATATGGTGCCCTAATTGCGGAACCTCGGTAATCCCATTAGTTTGATAATCACTGGGTTCAAAAATTAATAAACCGGTCCCATTTTCAAGCACCTCTCCTTGAATTGGATTTCCATTATTAGACCTTGTTTTATCCGGATATTGAATAACAAATGAAACGGAGCCAAGGTCTTCGTAAGAATGAGGTTGGTCATTCTCGTCATAAGGACGAGCGATAAGGCGAACGGAATCGCCTAAAGCAACAATTTTTAATTGACTGTCAAATCCAAGGCTCATGCATTTATTAACTGTTGGCAATAAATGATCTTAAAATAAAAGGGCCGCACAAGGCGGCCCTAATACTTTAAATTCAAATAAAATTACTTATCTGAATCGTCAGCAGCAGGCTCGTCAGCGGGGGCCTCTTCGGCCTTAGCGGCGGCTTTCTTTGTTGACTTCTTGGGAGCGGCCTTCTTGACCTCTTCCTTAACGGTTTCAACAACTTCTTCAGTCTTGTCAACAACGGTTTCAACGGCTGACTGCGCAACCTCTACCGAATCAGTTGCAAGACTCTTAAGAGCCTCAACGACTTCCTGAAGTTCCGCCTCTGCTTTTGCAAGGCTGGACTTGAAATGTGCAATAGTGGATGTAAGAGTCCACTCGCGTAGCTCTAGATCCCTTTGATTATTTTCGCTCATATTTTTCCTTTATTTATTCGCGCTCGCTGATTGGAGGCAGCGGAGCGATAGAAATGGGCTTCCCATATTCATCTAGCGAACTACCCGGAACATTAGCCCTTGCTGGCTGAACGCTGCGAGTAACTTCGATAGACTTTTCTTCATTGTTTCTACCAGAAACTTCGTTTAGCTGACCAATGGTGATACTAATATCTTCATTGGACGGAGTAAGTCCGGTGAACTCTCCTTTATTACCAAGAGGATCAGTAAGAATATCCTCTGGGCGAGGCGTTGCAAGCGATGATGCATTAGTCATCTGCTTCTCACGGATCTTGGTTGCGTCAGCTGCGGAAATGACCTCATAAAGAGTTCCAAGGTTATCAAGGAAAATTGGGTCATCCAATTCTTCTTTACTGATAGCGGCCATATCATTTCTTTGACCGCGAGCGTTTAACTGAATTCTGCGACCAGAATCGAATGTTACGCGAACGTCAACGCCGCGAACATTACGAACATACTTGGTAGTAGATGTGGACTTCTTTGGTGCAGGCTTAGCCTTGGTCGCTGTGCGCTTAGCGGGAATCGCCTTTGCGCCAGCAGGCTCTGCACCCTGTCCATTAGGGGTTAACTTCTTAGGTGGCATAATAAATTCTCTCTTTCTATAACAATATAATACTTAACTTGATACTACAAACGAGACTTGCCACTGATTAACGATGGGAATCGAACATGTAAATAGTAAGCCGAAAGGACGCTTGATAAACAGGATACTGTCTGGTATAGTATCTGCACAAGCCGACGTTCGGCTTTTTATTTATAAACGAACAAAGGAGAATATTCCACTGGTCTCACTCAGCCCGTTAAGTAGTTAAGTATTGGGCTTGCGAAGTCAATGTAGGACAAATGAGTGTGTTCCAAGGAAATTTTATGTTTAATAACAAAATGCTCATATTAGTTGCATTTATTGCGACTATGGCACTTATTGCCATTTGTCCATCAAATGCAAATGCGGAAATTTCGCAACCAAACAAAAACGTTATTCAATTGTTTGACAATAATGGCGGAGTTATTCCAGAACAAAAACCGCCAACTCCAATTGAAAAATGGACTGGCAAAGTAAAAATTGCCGGGATTACCAAGAAAGTAAACACAGACAATGCTTCTAAACCCATTGTAGAGGGTTCTAAGGCAATTGTTTATAATGGCATGGCATATGCTCCCAAAACCGCTCCTAAAATTGTACAAGCGGTTATTTGGGCCGGAAATCAAATTCGTAACCTTCCTTATTTATGGGGAGGCGGTCATGCATCATTCAAAGCATCAGGATACGATTGCTCTGGATCTGTTTCATATGCTCTTTATGGCGCTAAATTAATTAAATCGCCAATGGCATCAGGTGGGTATTATTCATGGGGCGAATCTGGTCCCGGAAAATGGATTACTATCTATACAAATAGTGGCCACATGTATATGCATATAGCTGGAATTAGATTTGATACATCAGGAGCCAATCCTTCAAGATGGCAATCTGATTTAAGGCCTAGCTCTTCATATGCGCTTAGGCATCCAAAGAACTTGTAAAGTTTGCATTAAATTAAGCAAATAAAAAGGCCCCCATTGCTGGGGGCCTTTTCTTTACCCAAAGGTAAGCTAGGATCAGGCAAGGCCTGAGATGTCGAGCTTGGTTGGGGTGAATGGTACAGAACCATTCTTGACGATTCGTGAGAGGCCACGGGCGTTAAGGATAAGCATACCAACAAGCTCGTCCATGACCCATCCCTTCCAGAATGTCTCAACGGAGTGGTTCTCCTCAACGTCAAGTGAGTACATGACGGGGAATACACCGACGTAATCAGGCTCAGCGGTAAGGAAGATCTCGCCCTGTGGGACGATGATCGAACGCTGGATCTGGAATTCACCGAATGTGGTGATCTTCTCTCCACCGAATACCTTATCCTTGAACTCAAAGCCAGTTACGTTGAGATCCCAGTTGTAGAAGTCACGGGCGTCCGCAGGGTGAATGAGGATGCGACGTGCCTCTAGCTGGTTGGTCTCAATCTGTGCGACAGCGTTGTAGAAGTCGCTAGGCTCTAGTGGGTTGCCAGAACCGATGACAACAGTCTGCTCCTTGTTAGAAGCGGCCTGTGCGGCGTCACCAGCGGTCTGAACACCACCAGTTGGGGCGGTACCAACGGTACCATTTGTACGAGCGGTTGCAAGCTCCGAAATAGCAGCCTCAAGAAGAAGGATAAGACGGGCGTCTTCCTGCTTCTGGATGGCCTGACGGCTCTCGTCCTGAGCGTACTCTACCGCGTTTACACGGAGGTAGTATAGATCTTCCTTACGGATACGAGGGAACGTAGCGATACGGAAGAGCTGAGGGAAGGCCTGCTTGCCCTCAAATGGGGTGATCTTAACTTCCGAGTCGGTCTGGTTAAGGATATAAGCCCTACCCAGATCGTCAAGGATGTCGTAAGGCATGAGGGGACCGCGCTCTAGAGTGTCCTCAATAAGAACATTACGAGTAATGCCCTCATAACGAAGACGAATCTGGATTGGACCAATCATACCCTGACCGATGCGGCGCATAGCGTTAGAAGAATCCTTAAGGATCGACTGTAGCTTCTGAGCCTTGGCCTCCTTACTGAGCTTAGGATCGTCAGCAAGCTTTGCTTCGTAGTCGGCTGATGAAATAGCCTTGCGTGATGTTAGTTCCATATTAATCATGTTCCTTTCTTTATACCAGTAGGTCCACGACAATACGTGAGGCACTAACGCGCTCAACTAGACGGGCAACGGGCTTTTTGTTTGATGGCGCTGATGAAAGCGCAACAAGGCGACCATCAGGACCACCATAAAGCAGAACATCCGTACCCGGAGCGGTCGCTGCTGTAATGGCGGCAGTTAGTGACTGAGCGCCTGTAATTGAGCTACCATCTAATAGCGTTCCGGCGTCGTTAAACGCAGGGGCGAGGATCTCAAATACGGAGTCAGGACCGCGCCAAACGCCGACTTCATTCTGTAGTGAATCGCCAGAAAAACCTTCATCAAGGTCTCCGCCAACAAAGTTAGCAAGAAGGCCAAATGCTGGTTCAGTAGCTACATCTGAGTTAGCAGCAGTAGCAGTTACAGCGACTTGTTCCGTACCCTTAAGGCGAGTTACCACCATGCCGGGCATAAGTCCATTCTGAAGTTTCGCTGCCGCACTGGGCAATGAAAGAACACCAGATGAACGATAAGAGTCAGAAAGCTTAGCAGCATACGGCGTAGCCTGAGTATTGGCATATAAAGGCCGACAAGTGCGCTTCTGATACTTATTAGCTAGATTCTTTAGTCTTAGCATATTAGTTTCCTATTTTTGTCTTTTGATTTAGTTTCACGCCTTGTGGGCGCTACGCCGTTTCAATTGTTTTTTGACGGCGGATTGTAAAAATAAAGTAATATTCTCTTATTTTTTACATAAACAGAGCAGAATCATCAGAATCTGCCTGAGTTGTTGCGGGAGCAGTACTTGCCTCCCTAACTAGAGACGGGAGTCTCTTAGCTGTCCGCGCCGACTTCTTGAGGCCCGCTGTCTTAACGCGATTAGCGTAAGCTAGCGAAGCTTCAACAACTGAAGGCGCTGCCTTTTCAAGCTCAGCAACTCTTGCATACTTCTGTGAAGCGTCAAGAATGCCTAGCTCAATCTCAGTGTCAGCAAGTTTAAATGCTGTCATAAGATGCGAGGACTTGTCACCAAAGGCGTAATCCTTATCAGATACGTCAGTTGGATGATTTTCCTTACTGTTCTGATGCTCGTAGAAAGCTTCATTTTTTGGATCTACGGGATCAGCTTGACGAGTAACACCATTACCCTCGGTGCCAGTCCAAGTCTTAGTTGGGCCGGAATCCTCAGTGGTCTTGGTATGAGCATCGCCATGTGAGACTTCGATACGCTCGTCGGGGTTACCAACGGGATCGGCAGGACGAGTACCCTTAACATCAGAGACAACCCAAGTCGAAGACTTAGTTGCGGGTAGTTCGTGATGTTTAATAGGGGTAAAACTATCTGAATTAAATACCTGATAGGTACTTACGTCAGTTACAGGATCCTGCTGACCAAGTGAATCGCCCTCATTGCCATGCCAAGTATCCGTATGGATAGCTTCGATGTTCTTTGAATGCTCATCACCTTGCGTAACTTCTACTGTCTTTTCATCGCCAGTACCAACGCCAGATACGCCACCGATATCGGTAAGGTTAACCTGAGCGTCAGCCTTGGATGCCCCTGCATTAGAGGCTTCACCAACGCCACCTACACCCTCAACATCGGTATGATGATCGGGCTTGGCAACTGCTGGTGCGCTTGTTTCTGCGTCAGCGATATGTGTTTCCATGTTGTTCCTTTTTCTGTTACCAGCAGCCGCAAGGAAATCCGATGCGGTGCGAACTGATGATGTGACGGGTTCCTTTTGGTCCTTCACAACATAGTCTTTCGGTTCATTCGACGCTGGTGGCGTCTGGACCGGAAGTATTGGTTTTTCAATTTTGTTGATTTGTGCAGTCTTTTCGTTGGAAATAGTCCAGCCGGTATCTGTTACATGAGCGACTGTATTTAAATTATTAGTATCAACATCAATATTTGATAGAGCTTCTTCGGGAGCGCTTTCCTGTTCCTCTAATTTATCGTGCTCCTTAGCAGCGGTCAGATCTGGATCACCAAAGCCCTTAGGCTCTTTTTCGTATCCACAAACATCGCACTGAGGACCGTCCATAATTTCACCACAAATGTCGCAAACTTCATCTTCGCGTAGCGTATCTACTTCTTCAGGTGCGCGAGTTTTAGTAAATTGCGGCTTATCGACATCGCCAGCTTCTTTTTTATTCTTTTTCTTGTTCATAGTGGCGTAAAAGACTTCCTTGCCCTTTTCTTCGCCATACTGATCAATCATTGAGTCGTAAGCCTTCTTAGCAGCACCTGTGCCGCCAAAATATTTGTCATACTCGCTGATTGGAGCAAATTTATTCATAGCAGTAACTGCGTTTTGTCCACTTTGTCGAAAATAATTAATTAATTCAGAAGGTTCTTGTAAGTATTGTTGAACAACTTTTCTAACCTGACCAGATTGTGCATACTCTGGCGGATAATATTCTAAATACTTTTGTGCTAATTGAGGAACAATTTGTTCCAAATTTTGAGTTTGACCTTGAAGCTGGGATTGAATAAATTCGATCAAACCTTTAGTGATATTACCTTCATATTCTGTGCCGCCACCAATTGCAGGGCTGACTCTGTCAATACTATTATGTTGCGTAGAAGCTTCCTTTGCTGTGCTTGTATTTGGTTGAACAAAAGTTCCCTGATCTTGCGCTTGTTGATTTTGATTGCTTTGAATATAGTCAGACCAAACCTTGGCACCTTCATTGGCAAGATTTTGAAGTTCTTGATCGTATCCACCTGCAAAATATTGATTAGGTTGAGTCATCTTTTTGTAATCCAAAATCCATTCTGGCAAATTTGGAAACTCATTTTTAATTAAATCACTAAGGATATATGGGAAATTTTCTTGCTGAGGTTGATACGTAGCAGGCATTTGCATTTTTTCAGCAGCCAACTGGACGACTCTTTCATAAAATTTGTTTCTTTGCACTCCTAAATCTTTATAACGCTGTTGCATTTCATATGGATCATTGCTTGGATCGGTGATCGTGCTAACATCGGCAGTTTTATTCATAGAAGCTTCCTTTACATTAGAGCGTACTTCGCGGATAAGAGCGGTCTCATCGGCGGGATCAAATACTGCTGAAATCTCAAAGAACTTAATGCCGTAGCAATCCTCATATGACTTCTTTGAAGTCTTGTGGCCATTCTCATCGATGTAATCAAAATAAGCCCCCTTCATTTTGACATGATTACAAAACTCGTCAGGAGTAGTAGCAGAGTTCTTGCAAATATTGCAAACAGAGCGCTCTACGTCGCAGCCCATTGAGAATCCATCAATGCCATTCTTTGCATTACGAGAACCATCGATAATGGCTTTTGCAAGCTTGGGGAATGACTTGGCATCAACTTCAAGAAGAAGCTCAACCCAAGTTGGAGGAGTGTGATTAGCTGGAGCATCACGATAATAAGAATCTTTTTGAGCAGCAGTCTTGTGATCGTCAACATGAAGCTTGGCGTCGACAATAACCCCACGCGCACGGGAAGGATCAGAGTTATGATGATCTACGAAAATTGGCTTGCCAAGAAAAGTAGAGAAACCATACTCTGCATCTTTAGAAGCTTCAACAGTAAAACCACCTGTGCTAGAAGTGTGGTGATCAAAGATATCTTGGCTGCCCGCAAGTTCTACAGAGGGCCAGCCATCGTGATTTTTGTTTACACGGGAAGAGATGGCACGAATACGAGCATAAAGATAACCGTCTTGTGTACGGTAATCTTCAAAAGAGCTAATCTTAGCAAGAGATGCAGAGGTGTCTCGCTCTGGCGAACCCTTAACGTCTAAGATTTTGCTAACCTCTAAAGAGGCGTATTTTGTAAATGCCATATCGCCTCTTAAGTGTGGGATAAACTAAATTATTTAGTTAAAATGTCCCGAATTGACTTTTCAGCGTCATAAGTTAGCGATTTAAAAGTGGCTTTGCAACCCTTTTCTTGACGCTCGGGAAGACCCCAAGATTCAATTAAACCTAGAACTCTGCCACGAAGAGTATTAAACTCTTTGATAATAATTTCTTCGTCGCCCATTTATCATGCAAAGGGGTCGTTAGGATCGCTGGGAGCAGCATTCGATCCAGTTGAAGCGCCGCAAGAGCATGACCCCCTCGCTGGGTATTGGCCACCGCATTTTGAACAATTCCACTCAATTGGCTTAAACGCATCATTGATCATTTTTTCGCGTCGCTCGCGAAGGTGCTTGGGATAAGCAATTTCTTTTTTGGTCTCATTGAAAGCATCTTTTACAGCATCCCAGCGAGGACCGGCTTCGCGCTCCATGCGAGCATGAATGGTATCGCCTGCGCGCTTGATGCGAGCAACACGGAAACCTTCAAACTCATTCTCAAGCTGAGCTTTGGCCATTCTGATGCTTGTGCTGCGATCAGCATCAACCTTAGAAGCTGTGAAAGAAGTTACAGCATTTGCGGGAGTTGAAGTTGATGGAGACGCCGCATTTGCATTTGCTCCGCATACGCATGGGGTTTGACCGCATTGACAACCAGCGGCTGGATTAGATTCAGTTGTGCCAACAGGGGCACCAGCACCAGTTGGAGGCATTGACATATCAGCAGTTTTAACTGAAGCAAATGAAGGCGCGCCTACAGGCGTAACGCCGGGCTTGTTAGGAACCTCGCCGGGCTTAAGCTTAGCGCCAGATCCGGGGGGAAGAGGCTCAGATTTCTTGGGACCCTCAGCAGGACCACCTTTAGGTGCAGGAGCAGCAGGAAGGTCAGCAGAAGGACCCTCAGGCTTAACATCAGGACTCTCACCCTTTTCGCTGATTCCAAGGGCATCTAAAAGCAGGTCAATTTTCTTTTCAAGTTCCTTGATTTTCTTTTCTTCTGACTGCTCATGCTTTTCTTCATGCTCTTCGTGTGCATGCTCTTCCATTTCTTCAAGAGGAGATTCGCTCTTTTCGTGCTTGTCCTCATGAAGATCGGCAGGTGACTCATCAATGTCTTCAAAAGCACCAGCGGCAGTCTTCTTGCAATGCTGACAACCCTTATCCTCGCAATGCTCACAAGGCTCAACGTCTTCGCCAGCGGTCTTGGGAACCATAAGCTTGGCGACCCAATGACCGGCCTGATTGTGAATGCTGGCAATCTTAGTGCCGGGCTTGAAGTTGCGATTATTCTGAAGCGCTAGAAGGGCTTCGTGCTGAGTGAGGCCGGGGGCCGACTTTGCAATTTGAGTTGTATAGTGCATCACTATTTATCCTTTGGGTTTAAGTTATTTTGAAGGTCAGCAACCGAAAAGAAAATAATCAGGATCCGATTCGGCGTAATGAGTGCCTTCTAAATTAAGTTTGTCTGCGTTGCGAGCCTCGCCGTACTCATCAATAAGTTCGCGCTGCTCCATTGGGGTATAATGCTTACCAGCTACATGGGTGAATGATTGTAAATCGGCACGGGCTGCATCCTGCATTCTTTTTTCACTATAAATTTTTTGCATTAGTTCTTCAGAAGCCTTTACTAATGGAACATCGTGATAAGGGCATGTGCCGGGTTCAGTATCGCCACCCTGAATATTAAATTGGCAATTAGGCTGTGGGCAAGCCCAGAAATCGACATTTGCCTCTTTAGTAGAGCTACCAATTTGAATGTGCGGAGTAGAAAGATCTGAATCTTGACCGGGAGCCGTCACATTCTTGGTATCAAGGTTCTCTTCAATGCCAGCAGGATTATCCTCTGATCCGCCAGAAGTTGGGGCAAAACGATAACCATTAAGATCTGCCTCTTGGCGATCAATTTCGATTGTAGTCCTTAGACCGCCATCTGATTCAATTTCATAAACAACAGCATCAGGTTTAATTTCCTTGACTCGTCCAACATCAGGAATCTCATAATCATGAGCATAAATTTCATATTCCTGACCCTCTTCAAGTGGCTCGCCGTTCTCATCTGTCCAAGTATGAGAAGAGTCATCAATTTCTGACTCTTCCTCAGGCTCGCTAAAAGAATCGACAGGGTTAGGCATAACTACCTCTGGCCCTTTATCAAGATTTAAAGCCTGATAAAAGCTAGCCGTGGTGCTAGAATTACTTGAATCGCCATCGGCTTTTTCATAAGTTTCATCCTTCCATTGATGACCACAGCTATGACATCTTGATTTACCGTCCTGCTGGACCATTTTAGTAGTGTGACCATCACATTTAGGACACTTGCCAGCAACATTATCGGCGCCATATTTAAATGCGGCATGAAGCATTGAGGCCATAACTGGGGGCTGCATAGCGCCGGGACCAGCAGGATTTAAATCAGCGGGAGTAGGAGCGCCCATATCAGGGATACCGGGGGCTGCACCGGGAGGTCCGGGAGGCATACCGGGCATTCCGCCATCCATACCGGGCATGCCAGCAGGTCCGCCGGGAGCGCCCATGCCCTGCATTTGTTCTTGCGGAGACATGCCTATATCTTCCGGGTCTTCTCCAAGCATTGGATCCTTATTTTGAATTTCTGCAAGTTCGTTGTCGTAGTCAGCGGGGTTTTCAAGCATATTTGGAATTTCATCCTCGCGACCCTGTTCAATGAGCATTTCTGCAACAGCGGCTTGCTGTTCATCTGTGTGAGGGCCTTGAGTATCAGATGCCGTGCGGCCAACAACATTTAATTCAGGTGTAAGCGTAATATTTGGCCTTTGAGCCGGAGCATATGCTTTAGCTGTGTCTGGGCTACATTGCTGACAGATTTGATCTGGACCCATTTCATTACCGCATTTAGGGCAAATGCCGCTAACTCCGATAGATGGAATTTGTTGATTTACTTGAGGTTGGACGGTTGTAGCAGATGATTTTTTGTTCATGTGTTCATCAATGGTAAGTAAAATTTTATTTTGGCCTTCAGTTGTAGCTAAATCTAAATATCCGGGGTGCTCTGATTCTAAATTTTCGTGAATCAATTTAATTGTTGGATGGTTTAAACCAGATTTTTCTGAATAGAAAAACTCCATAATTAAGGGTAAGAAGTTTAAAAATTGTTCGATAGCATTTGAAAATTCTTTAGAATCTTCGTTTTTTCCTTCAACGATTTTACGTTTAAGATTATGTTTCTCGTAATCATCTCCGCGTATATCTCTTGATTGGCCAATTTCATTAACATCTAGCATGTCATAAGCCCAATCATCGTTGCTTTCATCTGTGCGTTGATGAGGATCAATACCTCCATTAATAGGATCCTCTATCCTGCGAGTGATCGAACTAGGGTGCTCGTATTGATCTCCATAAGAAGATCGCCTTGGGCCAGCAAAATAATCCTCACCTCTTACTGGCAATTCCCACGGTTTAGTTTGCAAAGCTTTGTTTGGATTGTTAAATAGCCAATTATATATGCCGGGGATTGCGCCCATTCCATAGCCAAGCCATTTACCTCTACCGTCCTGTCCTCCTGCCGGGGCTTGAGGTTGAGGTTGTTGAGGTTGTTGAGGATTTTGAGTTTGAGGTGCGGGCTGCGTTTGTGGTTGTGACTGTGGCTGCTGAACTTGTTGCTGAGGTTCCTCTTGACCATAGCCTTCAACTTCCCAACTCATAGGTGCATCTACGCCAACAACTTCTTCGCCAGTAGTCGGATCTATTGGCATTTTTAATTTTGGTAACATAAACCTACCGGGCACGTCGGTTGTGCCGGTTCCCGGAATTTGAGGCTGACGCCTCTCCGTTGGCTCTATACCCTTCCACTTTGGACCAGTAGATACACCAGTTCCGTGACCGGTTTCCTGTGCGCGTTGAATACTTCTCTCTTGTCTTTCAATAATTTCAGATTCTGGAATTTTGCGTTCTTGCTTTGATTTTGCCAATTCTGCTGGAGTCATGACATCATGAATCTCCGGTACATAGCGATAACGATCTGCTATTTTTTGACGCATAGCCGCCAATATTTGATTGCGCCAATTTACGTAAGCGGTTTTGGCGTAATAAGACTCATCATGAATACCTGACGGAGCTTGTTGCTGCGTAGCACCCGGGCCGCTTCCCCATCCAGTAAAATCTTTAAAGATCTCCTTTCCTGTACTTTTCGCTAATTCTTTAGTTAAATCTTTTTTGCCCAATGCTCCGCGCATTAGATTACCTACGCCACTTAAAAGTTCTCCTCCTGCTGTTTCAGCCCCAGCTGCTCCTGCCGCCTCTGCCACGGCGGCTCCGCCCGCTGCGGCTTCTCCAGCTAAGGCGGCGCCCTCAAGTGGTAAAGCAATTTCTGGAGCAAGAATTGTCCCTGCCGCAATGGCTGCGGGCATAATCCAATCTGTCCATTCACTAATTTTATTTAAATGACTAGTTTTGTCTAATGCTGACAAATTATCAGTTCTGGCAACATCATTGATGATGTCCGCCATATGAGGATTTTCAACGCCGATTTGGATTGAAGAAGCGCTGCTTACCTTGGGACGAATGACAGACCAGTAATCCTTGTAAGGGCGAAGCTTGCCGTTTTCATCAGGGTTTTCGACCCAAGCATTAAGTTTAATTAAAGCTTCATGTAAATTATCGGTAATTCCCTTAGGAAGAGGCATGGAATATTTATTAGCGGCCTCTATGTGCTCCTTAGAGGGTTCTACGACATCAACGATATCCCACCCAAGATGCTCAACAGGAATATTTGAATCCAGTCCATCGTTTTTAAGCCATGAGGCGGCAGCGATTTTCTCTGTGGGATCCTCAACTTCTCCGCCTTTAGCATGCTCAAAATCTTCAACTACTTTGTCCCAAAGTTCATCCTCTGATTTTTCTTCGTCGCTTGATCGACGTACAGAACCAACCATTTCATCGCGACCCATAGAGCGATCAGAAATTTCTCCTGATTTCCAAGCGTTATCTTTAATCGGATTCACTGTACCAAGGCCTTTGGGTTCGGTAGCTTCATCAATTTCTTCAAGACTTTCTTCATCATCTTTTTTAAGATTAGCAAAAATTCCTTCTTGAAGAGGATTACCGCCCCTGTCTTCGCTTGATCCGTCAAGCGGAGTATTACGTTCAGTCATTTCCGAATTAATCTCGGACGGTTGGCCACGATAAGGGCGCCCGCCCGTGTTTGAGCGTAAATCATAGCCGCACTCGGGGCAGTTATTATGAACGGTCTCAGGTTGAAGTTCGCCCTGCTGAAAGAATGACCCGCACTCGGGGCATTCAATTTCGTTATAATGGTGTTCAGGACCTCTATGATCCATGATTCACCTAATACTTGACACCAGAATCAGCAGTGCGGGCGTGAATTGAAAAAGTAGTTGGAGTGCCAGTGCCACTACCACGAACAAATCTGATTCTCCAATAAGGAAGAATAATTTGTTCAGCAAATCCTTTAGCCACATTAGCGGTAATGGAAATGGCTGCATTAGTATTACTTGATGCGCTATAATTAGTAATAGCTCCGCTTGCAATTGGGGTTGCAGTTGTAGAAATGCCCCAATTTATTCCATCTTGACTTTGATCGATATAAAAAGAACCGCCAACGTTACTAATAATTGAACCAGTAATTAAATCGTGAGTTTCTGTTTTTAGCCACCTTGAAGTGAAGGTATCAGTTCCACCAAAATCTGCGCTTGTGTCTGCTCCTAAAAATGCCATTCTAATACTTACTCTTGCGTATCGTCGGTTTTAGTAGCCTCATCAATTACTTCACCAGATACAACCTCGTCAATAACGGTTTCTGATTCCTGAGAAATAAGCTCAGAGAGCATATTTACACGACCAAGGCGTTGAAGGCGTTCAGACTCAAGTTCCTCAAGCTTGGCCCTAACATCCTGAATCTCTTTAACAACATTGTTATGAGCTTCAATTTCTGCATTTAACTTATCTTGCATATTAAACTATCCTTTTCTTGCCTTATTGGGGCATTTAATGCTAATATTTAATCTTGCGTATCAGGTTATTTAGTAGGCTAAATGCAATGGAAATTTTAATAAATCAATATCCATGGAACGGGCATTGCGACATTTGTCGAATAGCTTCCGATAGTATATTTGTTAATTGTTGCCGCAGCACTTGTTGCCAATGTCACACCGGTTGAAGATGACAGCGTTTGACTTGTAGTAGTTGCTGAATTATAAGTAAACGTGATGTTATTAGCTGCTGGGATGCCGGTTGAAGAAATATAATAAGTTGTGCCATTTGTCAATCCAGTTGTGTTACTAAGGGTGATATTTGTAGAGCCAAGAGTGGAACTTACGTTTAAACCGGTAACTACGGCGTACCCGTTATTATATCGTGCGAACACGGGCGCTAATACATTAAGGCCAAGAGTGTTAGCAAAATAAGTGGGTACAGTAAAACCTTTAATAGTTGGAGCAGATGAATAAGTCAATCCCCATCCAAGCCAATAATATGTTCCGGTAGTAAGTGAGACTGAGGCAGGAAATGCTCCAGACGTAATAGACGTTGTACTAATTGATGTTATATCAGATGTTTGCGCGACAAGGGTTCCCGGCTGACCGCTGTTATCCGTCCAAATACTTAATCTAGAACTAGTTACTGTGCCCGCAGCCGTACCAGCAATCATCGCGCCAGTGGCATTTGCAAATGCAGCATTAGTGCATAAAACTTTTACAAAATAAGTATCACCGCTTGCTAATGGAGATATTGATCCATTAGCAGTCATACGGTCCATAGTTTCCATTCTAGCCGCAGTTTTTGTAACTTGAGCATTAAATGGAAGAGAGTAGGCATCAACAATTTTATTAGAAGAACTTATCGGATATGCGGAACCATAAAGAGATGTTGACGCGCTAATAAGTTTGTCTGACGAAATGGCGGTTGCGCTAGTAGTATTTGAATCAATATAATTTTTAGTTGCTGCGTCTTGAGCGGCAGTTGGATCTGTAACTGATACTATTTTATTATTAGCAGTAATTGTAGAGCCGGAGTTAACGGTAAGATTTGATACAGTTGTAGTACCGGTTAATGTTGGAGACGCTAAAGTTTTATTTGTTAAAGTTTGAATGTCAGTTAAAGTCGTTGCCACACTTGTATCAATAGCAACAGTAACTCCGGTGGTACCTCCATTGAACGTAAAATTGCTGATGCCCGAACCGTTGGTTAAGGAATAGGTAGTAGTTCCGCCACCCGAACCACTTGACGCAGCAGTAACAATTCCTTTATTATTAACTGTAATACTTGCGTTAGTATAAGAACCAGAAGGATTTGGACTGAGTGTTTTTAATTTTGTTGTTTGATCAATGGCCGCACTAGTAGCAATGTCTGCGTCTACTATAGTACCATCAACAATGTCTGTAGAAGTTGTATTAGGATTATAAGTCATTAGATAATTATCCAGTTTGATCCGTTTGATTGAACAGTTATTGATTGATATTGTTTAGAAATAGAATAAGTGGTCGCGTTATCAATATATTGCTGAGATGGAGACGTTGCCGCTACAACTGTTATTGTACCGGCGCCACTATTTTTAATATTATACACCCTGCCTGTTACTCCCACAGCCGTCGGCAAAGTAACAGCAAATGTATTAGCCGTGCAATCAACCGTATGATCGGTTCCATCAAGAGTCCTTGCTGAAGTAATAGCTCGATACGGTTTATTAATTGCCCCGCCAAAAGAAATGTAACCGGCGTTTCCGGGAAGTAGTTGGATGGTAGTAACAAGAGAGGTACCTGAATCGCCAATGATAATATCAGCTGGTCCTCCTACGGAGGGCAAATAAGCCCTCATCATATAACGTTGAGTGGATCCGTTACTAATTGAATAGAGGAAGTTTTGGGATAGGCACTTGTATCCGTGGTCGGATCTAAAACAATTGCTTGTCCAGTTCTTCCTCCATCCGGGCTTGATGTAGCGGCTGAAAATCTTGCTCCCCCGGCAATATACCCGGCATTATTGATACTTAAAGGCGTGTAAACAATCGAATACGAAGAATTAGAGAATGTTGCAGAGGTATTAATGGTTATACTTGTTGCAGATGTCCAAGCCGTAATAGTATAAGTATTTGCGCCAACAGTTAAAGTGCCACCAACCATTGCTGTTGTAAATGTTGTGCCCGATCCTGTAACTGTTGTAGTTCCAGATGCGGACACATTGCCAGTATTATAAATAATCTGCCATTCTTGAAGATTCGCAGTTTGAGAAGCCGCTGCTTTAACAATAACTCCCTTATGAGCGGCGCTTTGAATAACTATGCCCATCCCGTTTGTATCATAATTTGGTTTTAGATAAGTAAGTCCGCTCGTTGTTGAAGCGAATGAGTTTGAGGTTCTTATTGCTCCAGTGGCATTAATGTCAGCCAATACGCCTCCGTTGGAATCTTGCCACTCTTGAAGACTCACGCTTTGACCATAAGCCCCTCTAGCGGTAATCGGAACGCTAGTTGTAAGCGTTGTTTCAAAATAAGCGCGACCTGATACTCCACTAATGCTAGAAGTATTTACTTGAATACCTCCGGAGCTATTTATGTAAGACGTAGCGGTACCAGAACTATTTTGCCACTCCTGAAGATTCGCAGTTTGTCCAGAAGCCCCTCTAGCGGTAATCGGAACAGCGGCGGCGCTACTAGTAATAAATAATCCTCGACCATTTGCATTACTAATAATGGTTCCGGAACCAAAAGCAAGAGTTCCACTGCTACTAAAATATGAAAGGGTTCCGCTAGCTGCATCTTGAAATTCTAATAAGTTTGCAGTTTGTCCAGAAGAAGCTTTAACAACAATACCCTTAACATCAGTAGCCGGGGAAATAGTTTGAGGACCAGTAGTAAAAGTATTGGCAGCATTAATTTGCGCGGCATTGGTAATACGAGAATCATTACCCGCTGCGATAGTTCCGGCTGTTGTTCCAACATTAATTGACGCCGTTGTAACATTAGTAACGCGACCGTAACTGTCACTTGCAATCGATTGAACAAATGAAGTTCCGGCAGATCCCGTTGGCGTGGTTTTAGTAACGGTGGCAAGGTCAATGTTGTCAGCATTAACCACAATATTGCCTGAATTGGCAGTATTAACATCGATTGTATTACCGGTTTTTGTAAGGCCAAGACCGGCAACAAGAGTAGAGGTACCGGTAAATTGGGTAAATATGATGTCGTCACCACCGGCAGTATTAACTTTAATAATGAGGCTTTTATCAGGATTTGAACCTACGCCAGTTTGAATAAAACCTTGATTACCATTCACAGTTGTTGATGGATTAGATGTAATAAATACTGCATCTCCGGCCTTAACTTGTCCGGCAACACTGTTATCTGTGTCCGTGGCGCGAATCAACTTCCATAAAGATGAACCTGATCCAGCAGAAGATACGGTATAGATACCATTTTGTTTTTTTGCGTTTTCCTGATCTTTAACAAGAACTCTTTGCCCAACTGTCCAAGTTGTATTGCTATCAATTGACAAAGTTCCATTAGTTGTTGCCTGAAGATAAGCGCCAACCCCTAGGCCGTTAGATGCATCTGCGGTACCATCGGTGTAAACAGGCGAGTTTGGAAGTACCGTAGTAGTAGCATAATCACAAGCATCATGCCAATTCATTCCGGCAGAAATAGAATCGGCATAAGACTTAGTTACCACATCAGCAGCATCAGTAGGCGTTCCGCTAATAGTGATTTGATTTGCTGCAATCCTGCCACTTGAATCGCGGGCTACAATTGTGTTTGCCGTATTTGCAGAAGTTGCGGTAGTGGCAGAATTAGAAACTTTGCCAGATGTAGAAATTGTGTTTAATTTAGAATCAGGAATCGACCCTGCTAAAGTTGGGTTAGGGTAAGTTCCTGAAAGGTCTCCGCCCGCTGACCCTGTAGGAGTTCTAGAATTGGAGAGACGGGAATCGGTTGTAATAACGGCGGTACCAGTAATTTTAGAAGGAGATAATCCCGCACTTGTAATTGAAGCGTCTACAACCGATCCTGCTGTTGGAGTACGAGTATCGCTCAATCTTGAATCAGTTGTGATAACAGCAGTGCCGGTTACTTGTGATGGACCAATAGAAATTAATGATTGATTAATACCAATATTTGCGCTTGTAGAAGTACCGGTATTGGTGATTGGAGAAGTAACTGAAACGACTCCGGATGGACCCGGAGATCCGGTTTCACCAGTGTCACCACGGGGAATTGTAAGGTTAAGAGTTTGATTAGGAGCAGTTCCTGTAATAGATGCCGATGCCGAAGTGCCCGCCGTAACAGTTCCAATAGTTAAAGTATTAGCGGGTCCTGTCGCACCAGCAACTCCTGCCGCCCCAGCATCGCCCTTACTAGCTAATAAATTCCAATTGTCTGTATCAAGATTTGGATATGTAGATGTATTTACACCAGTCGTATTAACATAAGAGCTACCATTGTAAAACACAACATCGTAAATTCTGTAAGTAGTTGGATCAGCAGACCAAGCGCCCTTCCAAATAAAAGTTTGCAATTCAACATAAGTCAAATTAGGATCTTGAGCCAGTGTAAGGTTGACTGGAATAATTGGACTTTCAAGTTTAATATTGTTCGACATCGTATATTAAATGTTGGCTAACCCATAGAAACAATCGGGTTACCTTTTCGAGCTAAAGTTTCTTTCATTTTAACTTCTAAATACACTGTATTAATATTAAAATTAGACACATTAAAAGTTGTATAAGATTTAGTATGGGTTGTTTGACTAGACGAATTTATCGGTTTATTGATGATAATAAACATGCTATCCAAAGTGTCTTGATAAAATTGCCCAGTATTCTGTTGTCCTAATCCATTATCAGCTTGCACCCATCCATTTGTATTATTTTTAAACGAAATTTTAGCATTGGGTTCAGCAGTAGCAAAAATATCTGTATACAAATTCATTGTTCCAAGAGTGGCATCAACGGCATCAATATTGCCATCGGTAAACTGATCTGCATAGACGGCCGCAATTGATATGTATTTAGTTGAAGGGCGCGTATAAGTACTTGGAGTGGTATTAATTGCACTAACTCTTAAGTTTGATGGATCAAAATATGAATTGTTTGAAATTTGCTCCCCGGTGTTTACGTCTTTCCAAATACCGGTCGCACTATCTTTATAAAGAGAAATTTTAATCCAAACAAAATCAGTTGGGTTCGTGTCACAAGTTCCTATTAATTGCCAATATGAATTTGTATCATATGGATAAGTTGTATTAATACTGTAATAATTATTGTTTTGTAAACTTCTATATACTCTGTATATGCCATCATCTTGTTTGTAAGAAATTAAATCGCCAAGTGAGTAAGTAATTCGTGGATAGTCTGGGCCGGGAGGATTAGTGGCCCCAGTTTTAAGACCCTGCCTACCAGCAGAATCAGTTCCAAGAATATCTGGATTAAACCAATTGCCTTTATAGTTAATTGTTTTATAATTGGAAGACCTTGTAGAATCATAAAGTTTAATGGTGGCTGTTAAAGGCGCATTAGTTGCATTAATGTAAGCGCCGGTGTGAATATTAGATGCGGGTTTCCAAACAGTGGTTCCATCCTTGGTCATCGTCAATGTATTGTTAGATTTACTTAAAACATAAACCCCCCGGTCGATCACTCCGGAATCGTCGGCCAAAAATGCTCCGACTCCAAAGTTGGCAATTGTTGAACTATTTGCAAAAGTTAAAACGCCACTAGTAGTAAGGGTAGCGGCCGAGGTTTGTTGGCGGGTCGCCTTATCAGAATACCCAGTAAATAAGCAAACCCATACATCGATTTGATAAACACTTTTACCACTTGGAAGTGATGAAGGAGTTGATAACGTCCAATCCATAAATTCAGTAGAAGAATTCGATACAGAGTTTCTAACTATGGTCGTTGCGAGAGGTGTAATGCCTCTGACTGTAGCTCCGGCGTTATGAGTTGTTGGAATAGTATTACTATAACCTCGTCCAGTTGATGGAACAGTTAAAACATTGCCAGATTTTGTGTATTTAATATATTCTTCATCAATAAGTACAACCCCAGATGCGGCGAACGCGCTTGCGCTTGCTACGGTAAACGAAATCGACCCTGCTGTGCTAGTAATTGCCGTTGACAAGGTTGTGGTTCCCGTGCCATTAACGGCGGCGACAAAATCAGATCCCGATGGATATATCGACCATCTAGTACCGCTTTGAGTGGCAACCGAAGGCCTTTGATTTCTAAACACCATGGCATTGGTGTTATGATTAAAATTTGCAACCGGTTTAATATAAAGAATGTCTTGATTACTACTTTTGTAAAAACTATTAAAGTACATTGCAAGAGCGCCATCTGAATCAATTGAATTAAGGTATATAGTAGAATTTTGAGGAAGGGCGGATCCACTTTTTGTTAATTGGGTTTGAGCAGTATAAGATCCATCAATTGTGATGGTTGGTTCGTTAGTAGGAGACAATGAATCAGATTTTAAGAAACTAAATCCAGAAGAACCTTCAATGTCCCCTTCGGGAATCATGTACCTATTACCAATAATTTCCGGTTTATTTACATTTTGATCCGAAAAATTAGAAGGGCCATCATACGCTGAATGAATTGTAGAACTTTCAGGGTTATCAATTGGGGCATCATTTATAAATGGGTTTAACGAATCATAAATATACTGACTTTTATAAATATCACTAGTCCATGGATACCAACGAGAAGACCCTAAATAAGTAAATTTATAATAACCTTGATAGCTATTTAAACCGCCAGCAAGATATCTTTTGCTGTTTAAAATATAATTAGTTGTTTGACGAACCGTAGTATTAAGTGGGAATGCGCCTTCTTCTAATATTGTCGGTTTATTATAATCTTTAAATATCGATAAATTAACTGCCAAATCAGTTGGAGCTTTGTATGAAATTGGATATTGATGAGGTGAAAAAATATTGACTAAATCATTAATATTAGCCGGGCCAAAACCGTTTGTAAATTCACTAGATTTGCCATAAAAACTTGTGCTTGGAATGGTGATTGGTGTATACTGGTCTCCTCCAGTATTACGAATTGCATCTTTCATTTTTATAATCCAATTGCGAACAACAGTTTTACTATTGACACCTCTGGGCATAAGTGACAAATAAGGAATATAATGCCTATCTGAATTAAAAAAGGACTGTCCAACCCATTGAGTATCATTAGTAATAGTGCAGGATTCAGGCAATGAAGAAGACACTACGCCATTAGAATTTGACAATGTGACGGTATAAAGACCATTTGAATCAACAATTGTGTCGCCAGTAGTAAATGATATTCTGCCATCTTTCGGAATTGTTTCACCATAAATGCGATAAGTCGTATTTGGCTTCAATTGTTGGCGCGAATAGGTCGCATTTTCAATTGATGGGGTGCTAGATGGCACAGGTCCAATAACGGTAAAAATATTTGGAGAGAGAACGGTTTTAACGGTATAACTTCCATTGACGTTTGATGGTGTCGCCCCAGAAATTGTAACCTTATCGCCAATTTTTAAATAATGCGGACTACCCGTGGTATATGTATATGTGTATATTGATCCTGACGACGATACCGTGACGCCATAATCCGGCAATAGTGCATCGTTTTTAATAATTTTTTTATAAGTATTTAATATTTTTGTATGACCAGATGCATTCAAATTATTATTTGAATCATAATCAGAAGCTAAAATTAAATTTGTTTCTTTTGATGAATTTACATCTATGAAATAAATATTTCTATCGAAGAATTCGGCTTGTATTAATTTAGTAATCTTTTGATTCCATTTTATCATTGGTTTCAAACCGTCTTGTGCTAATGGCACGATTGAAGTTGGAATATTATTATCAATAGAGTTTAGGAATATGGGGCGCGGATCGGACGATTCGATTTGCCAGTAATCTAAACAGGCCGTCCCGTTTGTTACATTTAAAGTGATTGTAATGGTATTTTCACCCGCAGGTAATGCGTTCAATCTTTTGACCACTGGTAATGCAAAATAGTTTGAGTCGTTTGTGCTTGGTTTATAAACATCCGTTCCAGATGTTAGACCTTGTGTATAAGTATTGCCATTAACTGAGATTGTAGCGCTAGCAGTAGATCCATATTCCACCATGAATCCAATAGCCAGTGTTTCACCAGCAATAAAATTTAATGGTGTAGTAATTGTTACCGTAGTACTTCCGGATCCGCCAACCGGTTGATATCGCTGATAACTTCCTCCAGATGCGCTGTATGCGGCAGTGTTAACCGTTGAATCAACTGTTGTAAATCCACTCAAATTTGAAAATTCTGTAACATAACCGAATTTAGTAGACAATCTACTTAAAATAACTTTTAAAGATTGCGTAAAAAATCCGTCATTGTAACCTTGGCTTATTCCATATAATTTAAAGTCTTCTTTGCCAAAATTAATAGAATTAAATTTGAAATCGTTTCCATTAGGATAATTTTTTAATACCTGCCCATAACCAGTGGGAACGCCGCTGCTATGATTGTTGGAAGACAATATTGCGTTAGACGCTCCAAAATTTTGCTCAGTTAGCAAAGGACTTAAACTACTCGCAAGTTGGCTAGAATACCTTTGAGAAATCGGCGTAGTCAATCCTGTACCGACGATTACAGAATCTCCTACAAAACCAAAGGTGTCGATATCAGAACTGGATTGAGGTTTAAATGCCGTAGCATTAGATAAAAGGTCAATAATCGCGGTTGTACTACCTTCTGTTGTTTGAACCAGTTTTAAATCATCAATATCTTTTTCTTTATAAATTAAAGATACATACGAACCAACGATTTCTTCTTCTGACAATTGCGGATATGAACCGTAAGCTAGGCGCTCAAATCCATTGATATTAATTGTATTACCAGAAAACGTTAAGCTTTGGTAATAAAGAAGTTCAACTTTGTTTCCGGTCGTATCCGTCAACAGCGCAAACCCGGCGCCGTTTAATTTATCGGAAGGAAATCCGGTTCCTGACTGATTTGTTCCATAGGCATTATATGTTCCATCGTCATTTTGTACATAATATGTGATAACAGCGTCATCAAATTGTTCAACTGGTTCGTTAATTAAACTATACCAAGCAACTGCCGGGTGAGTTTTCACAGCGTTGGCAACACTGGCCCAGAAACTAGCTTGTGCGGTCCATCTGTCGGCATCATTGGCCCAAGATAACCAATCAGGTTGGTTTCCTGCAATCCACGAATTTACGCCGTTAATAATGACGTAAAGATCATATTTTGCAGCTAAATCACAAAAAGCATATAGGGCGTCAAGTTGACCTTGGTCAACGGCAAAAGGATTTGTATTTACAGTCGTTGATACAATATCTGTGCCCGTACCCGTTACGGCTACATCCTCTGTATCAGTGGGGTCTATTTGACCTCCATTGGATGCATCGATGGCTGATTGATAACCTTGGTCATCAAGCATAAATTGGTCCATTTGAAGACAAATGCGAATAATTCGTGATTTAGCAATATTTTTCATAATTGCTAAATCAAGTTCTATCGAACCCAAGCCTACTAAACATATATTGGTAATTGAAATGCCAGAAGTATTATTATTAACAAAATTTGAAAATTGTTGTTGGAACGTAATTGTATTATTAACTGTGTTAATATTAGAAATAGCTTGACGGTTATTGGCCGCATCTGTTGCAGCGCCTTCAATACTAAAAATAATTGACGCCCCATTGATAGGGCTTGTACTAGTCAAAGATGGACTTCCAGCAATAGTAACCTTATCTGTCCCAACAGTAAAAGTATCCGAGGTAAGCGGTTCATTTAATGTCAAAGTGACGTTGTAAGTAAAAGTTGGCCCATTTCCAGAAACATATGACCAAGCTATTTTATTAACAGTAAAAACGCCGCCTTTAGCATACAGATTATCGTTCCAAACATTTTCTATGATTTCTCCATATGCGCCGATATCTAAAATATTTAAATTGTCATAATTATGTCCCCAAGCAGGAAACAAAGAACCGTCTTGCTTAACAATATTGGCTCCGTCTATTTTAAGCCTTTGCGTAATCATTTAATTAATTAAGTCTATGTTCAAAGACAAGAGTGACTGTAAGATTTTGAGGAGCGGTACCAGAGCTAATGCCAGTAATGTATAAACCAATTCTATTTCTATCAGTAATAGAAATTGGAGTAAAATCATTACTATCTAAATGACTAGCGGTTGATGTAGCAGTTTTTCTAGTCGTTCCACTAGCGTCACTACCAAGCGTAACGCCTCCAGTGGGCAAAATAACGCTGGTATTTGATCCAGTGTTAATTGGATTATTATCATTAATTTGATAAATTTGAAAATTAACGGCTCCACTAGAAGTTGCATAATGAACTTCAACCAATTTCATGGATGTGTCCCCTTGGGTTAATCCAGTACTTCCAGTTGGTGTAGCTGGCCACCCATGAATTGCAAAAAATTGAGGAATTGCCAAAGCGCCACTGGTGACAATATTTCCTTGAATCATAAAATTATGAGAAGTCCTAAATACATGAGGGTGCACTCCAGCAGCAACTTGATCAGATCCTGTTCCGACATTTTTAACTGCCGAGTTTCCAAGGCCAAGATTGGTAATAGCCGCAGGTTTATTAGTTAAATCGCTTAAATTGGAAGATATTTGAGCGGCTCCAACAATTCTTGAATCATCGCCAGCGGCAACGGTTCCAGATGTTCGGCCGATATTTTTAGAAGCTGAATTACCAGCATCGGTAATTTGACTAATAGTATGAGTATGAGAAGTTGGAGCGGCGCCTAAATCAGAATAAGACAGGTAAATATTAGATCCAACTTTTGGAGTGCCGACTGGAACAGTAATTTGAGAAATACCGCTTGCTGCTTCTGGAAACCAGTCCGAATAATTATTATTTGTGGTTTGAAATTTAACATAAGTTCCGGGATTAGTTCCACCAGTTTTAATGATTTTGTCACCGATGTACCAAGCATGGCCATTATACGGTGAAATTGCAGCGGTATTAAATGCGGTATCACTAGATACCGATTCGTACTGGATCGGGGTTTGAACAGGTAAATAAGACGCATCGATTTTACTACTAGAATTTAATCCAACATAACCGTTGGCCTGATTTTTCTCCGACGTATTTTGTTTACCAGTCAAAGTCGATGAAAGACTGGTAATGTCTGTAATGGCGTGAGTGTGAACTAACGGAGCCTTACCGCTTACATTAGTGGCAATAGTTGATAAATCTGAAGTTAAATTAGTAATTTTTGATTGGCTCAAAGTGCCATTAATTTTTGCATCTGTTACAGATGCGTCACTTGGAGTGCGATCATTACTTAATCTAGTATCACTACCTAAAACGAGTTGCAGATCTCCAGTGCCAGTATCGGCACTTATTGTTCTAGTGTTACTATTGTATATAATAGGAGCATTGGCATTAACAATGCCGACCTCGCCCATATCCCCCTTTTCTCCCTGTGGGCCTTGAGGGCCTTGAACGTATATGCCGCCAATCGCAACAGAAACTTTTTGATTTTCGGTATTTAAAGTTAAACCCTGAGAATCTTCAACAAGAAGTATCTTTTTAGTGCCATCTATTTCCAGATTCATACGCCGACAACCTTGATTCCCCCGTAAAGCAGCGCATCCGTGATGCCATTGTGAGTTATGGTTAAATCGTAGACGCCGGATTTCCAAGTACTTGGCTTGCCAAGATTTTTTGTCACAGTGTCCGCAATCTGCAATTTAATTTGACCTTGGTTGCTGGTAGTAGTTCCAAGTGAGATCGTACAATCGGCATCCCGATTGGCGTTTTCTAATGTTGCCAAAGTTAATAATGCTCTGCCATTTGGTTTGTCTCTAATAACCATTTCCGCAGTGTAACCAGCTAAATTACGCGGGGACGTTTTATCCATTGTTTCATACAATGTTAAAACTTCAAAAAAAGTCGCGCCTTGCCAAATAGTAAAAGTATGTTTATCAGGTATCATAGTCATGCTATAAATTATTGTCCGCTTAAGCTATAAATCTACAGCCCAATGTCTTCAGGTTCAATAATAATATCTTGAATATCCCAATCAATCTCCATCGGCAGCCTCCTTTCCTATATCATCAAGGTCCAGCGTCCAAATTTCAGGAGTAGTTAATGGCTGGTCCCCAAGCATAAGAGACTCAATAATGTGTTGCATGTAAGTTTGACCCGGGCGGCCAATAACCTTTTTCTTTGTATCTGGATGATTGTAAAATGGGGTAAGCAGTGTTGAAAATCCTGCATCAGCCTTTTTCTTAAAAGGAATCGCCCCCTTAGGATGATTGACTGCCTCTGCTTTATCCCAATCTTTTGCCACTTGCTTACGAGCGGGTTTAGTGTCATTAAACCAACTAGGAGTCTTTGGCTTATCTGACTTTTTATCTCTTTTATCCCATGCCACATGCTCATGCGGAGTTGGCTTGAGCGCATGCAAATGATCTTTAGAAGGATGATGGCCGGGTAAATGCAATGTGACATTCTTTAAACCTTTGGAAAATTGCGCTAGGGGCATGTGACCATATCCGGAGGCATCTCTAGCAGCCTGCAATTCTCGCTCGGCTTTGAAATAATCACGAAGATTAAGATCATCCTTTTTACGACCAAGAATCCCTAATATCTCTGGGGTAATCATTCCAAGTTGACTAGTTTCGGGAGCAAGATAGAACCAAGCTTCATCGATTTGGTGAGGGTCCATATCTCTAGTGAAATATTGCTTCATTAGAGAAGATCTGAAATGGTGACCCCTGCCGCCTTTTTCGATATCTTCAAGCGCGGCCTTAGTGACCCCCTTGATATTTTTGGAAATATCAGAAATTGGTTTTACATGATAAGCGAGCGGCTGTGGGTAGATGGCTGAATCGGGGTGCTTAGATTCAAAAAACATTCTATTGTCACCAAAATCATAATCTTCATGCACCTTGGCATTTGTAGCCCTTTTGAGACGCTTAATAAGGCGCTTGGTGGCCTCTCTGTGAATATCTTCAGAGGTTGCCTCAGGACCAAGCTTGCGTTTTGCCTCGCGCTCTTCTTCCGCCCTCATATTGAGAAGGTGATGATTGGCAAGATCATTAATTTCATGATGACTAATATCAGGAGAGATGTTTTGAATGTGCCTCTTTAACGGCATCATGAATGGATCAAGTTCTTTATTTGCCTGTAAATATCCACGGGCATTGTTATGTGAATCACGGGCATGGCTAAGTGCGTCCCAATAACGCATTGAATCATCTACCGAACCGGGGAGATGATGAAGGGCTTGATAATGCTGGGCGTGTCCCTGTTCGTGCTTGTGAGGCTTCAGAAAAGCGTTTCTAAAAGCGTTTGCTACAGCTTGCTCTTGACTGGCTTCATCTAATTGATGCCAATTAGATTTAATGCCATTGACAACATCGGCAAGACCACGGCTATTTAATGGATCGACCATTTGACCGTCTGCATTACGAACCCTGTGCCAATTAAAAGCGTTATTATCTAATGGCAAAATACCAGTTTCATATCCATCATTAGGATCAGCCAATTCATCTAATGATGCGGTCTTATCAAGGGTCGCATCATAAGGAATTTTAGCCATTGGCCCCGGAACAACGGTTTGAGACGGATGAACCGGATGGTGATAAGGTTCGGGCGATTCGGGATTATCAAAAATCTTTAAGAAAGCGACCTTTTGCTGAGCGTAAGATCCATAATAAGAATTAAATGCGCCCTTGCCAATGACTTCAGTAAACAGTGCCTTTTGTGCAGTGTAAGTGAGTAGTGGAGCGTGGGCCTGAAATGCTCTGTTGATGCCAAACCAAGACCAATCTCCGCCAGAAGCAACATGGCCCAAAATGTCATGGGCAATACGAAAATCTATAACCTGATTGATGTTCCAAACGGGATGAGAGGCATTTGCTCTAGAAACAACAAAGTGTCCCTTTTGAGTAATGTCTTCCGCTAATTCAGAAAAACTCTTGTAAGGTAATGGATTGTCAGTAATTTCAATTTCAATTTCGCCCTGAATAATCTCTACACGACGACGACAATCCTCGGCAAGTTCCATCCAAGCAGAGGCGGCCTTTTTATCATAAGATTTAAGATCGCCGTACTCATGGGCAATTTCTTCTTGTAAATTAACATAATCATCATCCCAAGCGGCAACGCGGGCATTCATAGGCATTCTCATACTTTGAAAACGCTGAATTTGATGCAGCAAATTACCGGCAGCGGTCTGCTCTGTATTACCAGTAGCCTCTAACTTTTCTCCATGTTCACTAGTTGCCTTAACGACATACCCATCTTTTTTAAAACCAATATTATTAATTTCCCACCCAAGGCTCTGGATTTGACCCAGAATCTCGGGCAGGGGCGTAGTAATACCAACAAAGGCCGAAGTAATATCAATGACCTTTGGCTCTTCCATCAGTACCTTTTACCGTGCCTGTGGGGGCGCTTCTTGTTTTTCTTGATCTTATTGGTAATTGAATTACCAATATCAAGGCCAAGTCCACCAGCAAGATCTAGAGTACGAATAACAATATCAGCTAGCTCTTCAGTGAATTCCTGTTCCTGCTCTGCTGTCATGTAATTGAGCTTAGCGCTTTCTACACCTTCATACTCATCACGATGAACCTTAAGTGCTTCGCTGACCTCATCTCCGATGAGAGCTAGCTTGATAGGAACAATGGCAAAATCGCTGACATCTTCAATGCTCCAAAAGCCCTTGTCTTCTGAAATTTCATAGATCTTATCTGCAAGATCATTAATCTTATTACCTAACTTTGACATCAAATTCCTTTCATGGGCAAAGGCTGCCCATAATGTAGTTTTTCGAAATTATAATCGTTAGGAGACTCAGCCACAGGGTTATTACCCCGTAGCTGCTCCATTACTTTTCTTACAATATAAGGATCATCAACTGCATCATGATCCCTGTTTGTTAAACGCCAGCCGCCATCAATGCGATAAACATATCCGTCATGCTCGCGTGTTTTATCATCGATATAAGCTTCATCGATATTAGGATCGTAGCTCCAGCTACGATACATTCTATGTGCCTCAGGAATTTCCTTCATCACTAATTATGGGCAAGTTTGCCCGTCTTATACTTCTTCTGGAGCAGGATCCTCAGGCGCAGGCTCAGAAGCGGGAAGATTATCGATAGCATCAATAATTTCTTGTGCTTCCTTAGAAAACTTAGTCCTAGCCTCTGCTACCCGACGAATAAAATCGACCTGAGTTTCAGTAGAAGATTCTACTGATCCGCTATTAGGATCAGAAAGTTCAGCAACTTGCTGCTCAAGTTCGACAATTCTTCGTTCAAGATTAGCAACATTTTGATTAGATTCCGCTTCCTGTTGTTCAAAATCGGCAATGCGCTGATTGGCAATTAAAATATTTTGATTTTTAGATTCATTATAAATTTCTAATGATCTAAAAATAGATTGAAGCTGATCATCCATTACTCTTAATTCCCTCAATGACATTTGCCACTTGATCGACCTCTTCTTGATTAGCTGGTACTACAATATTAGAACCCTCTGGTAGATTCTTGGCAGCATCAAGCGCCTTTTCAAAATACTCAATGGCCTGACTACGAGTAAGCTGGAAACGGTAGCTGCCACTAGGCACCCGAAGGGGATTGTCATCTGGACCCTTAACTGGGAAAGTTAGACCTGAAACAAAAATAAGTTCCAGTACGCCTTCTTTGCCGGGTTCTACATCGATTGTGCCGACTGAAGCGCCGACAAGTTCTACTGTTGTATCAAACATTGCTTTCCTTTTGTTAGTTTATACTCGACTGAGTGGTGATAATATAGCAGACGATACACAGATTTGCAAATTGGGCAAAAGTGTGTATACTGTCTATTGGCCAAAAGGCCGTTGCACATATTATAGAAAGGAATAACATGGGAAGAAAGCCTAGTAAGGGACATCGCGGTGGCGGAAAGTCAAACATTCCGGCAGAGAAAGACGATGGCAGCCGTTGGGTGGTAATTGGCGAAAATGGTCGTCAGGTATACCCCGGCTCTGGCATTAAGAAGAAGGACGCACAACGTCTTGCTGTTGGACTTGTTCAGTCTGCTACCATTGAGATGGTCGTACCACCTACAGAGGAGTAACATGCAAACATTTGTACCATACGATGACTTTGAACTTTGCGCCATGACGCTTGACAACAAGCGACTTAACAAGCAGCGTATTGAGTCATTTCAAATCCTACGCGCTATCACTGACGATACTTATGGCTGGCAGTCACATCCTGCCGTACATATGTGGCGTGGTTATGTTGGCGGACTTGTTTCATACAGTCTTGCTATGTGCCGCGAGTGGCGCTTGCGTGACGGTGCTGACAGGACCGACCTTGAAGGTCGCATTGCAGCCTTTGGTGCAGATGATAATCTACCGGCATGGTGGGGCGATGAGCGCGTTCATGAATCTCATCGCTCCAACTTGTTTCATAAGGAACCAGAATGGTATAACCAATTTTGGACTAATTTGCCAGAGCTTCCATACTTCTGGCCGACTAAGGAAGGGTATTGATGGAATTTAATGATGATACACCTTTGGGTGAAGCGATTGATTTTACTGTTGATGCTGCGATGAATGGCGGAGCAATTTGTCCATGCTGTTCTCAATTTGTAAAAGTATATAAACGTAAAATTAATAGCGCAATGGCAAAAGCGCTCGTTGATTTGTATAAAGAGGGCAAAACATTTAAATTTGTTCACGGCCCTACGGTTACCACCTGTAGAGAGGTAAGCAAGCTGAGTTGGTGGGGACTTGTCGTTGAAGAGTCTACATTAAGACCGGATGGTGGGCGTTCTGGGTATTGGCGCGTCACGGAAAAAGGCGAACAATTTATTAAAAAGCAAATCAAGTGTCAAAAATATGCCCATGTTTTTGATGGCAAAATTCTAAATCATGATGGCGATTTTATAAATATTGAAGATGCTTTTGGCAGTCCATTTCATTATCGTGAATTAATGGATGCTTAGCCAGCCCAATCAGTAGGGAATGTAGTTGTACCCGGATCATCGGGTTTTTCTAAATTACAAACAGGGCACCAAGGGTATGCCTCTGCTTGAGCTTCAGCTAATTCGGAAGCAGAATACTCGGTCATATAATCGCTAATAAGCAAATCATGTTTGCCTTCTTCATGGGCATAACGCTCTGATTCTTTGATATCTTCGCCAATGGAATTATAAATTTCATTCCAATTAACTTTTGATTCATCAATAATTTGAGCGGTTTCATCTGATCTTGGATCCATGTCAAAGATTTCATCGAAGCTTTCAATAAGGGCTTGGCCGCCCTCGCTAATATCTTCTCGTCCTGTTGGGCGCTCGTCATATGGAATCTCGTTCCATTCTTGGGCGTCTGCTAGGGCCTGCTGATTATGAGGGGCAATGACGGTTTCTGTTGCCCACATTACAAATTGATCAATTGGAGTAAAGTTTTGCACAAGCTGCCTTGATTGCATGTAAGGCTCATAATCATTATCAATCATAAGTTTGGTATTCCAAGTTTCCCAATTAGTCCAACCTTGGTAATCTGCCGTCTTGGCAGTAAAGGTATTTGGCCATATTACTTGATCAGTATTAGAATCAATAATTGTTGTATTACCGGCTGCATCAGTTGCAGGATATGCTAAACCTTGACTGATCGCTTGGGTAATTTCTGGTGGCAATTGAGACGCAATATCCTGTGGTAATTCAGTTTCAGTCAACGGTACAATTTGTTCGTTTGGTTGAGCAAAATCCCATTGCGGAGCAACTAAATCAGTTTGAGGTTCAACAATTGAACCGGTGTCAACTGGAGGAATGATGCCCTGCTCTGGTGAAGGCGCAGCCGATTCGCCTAATTGTTGATTTTGTGCTTCAATTTGTTTTTCTTGTAAAATTTGATTAATAAAATTATAAGCTATTGGCTCACCGGTATTTGGGTCAACAGCATCAAAGTCGATTCCCAATCTTTCGCCTAAAGATTCATCACCTAATCCCAAATATCCAGTTTCCAATACATCTCGTACTTCCTCTGCATTATCAAAATTGCCAAATTTAATTAAGCTAGTTAAATCTTCTTCAGTCAACACTTCATCAAGTTGGTCTAAATGCCCCCCATTTTCAATAATTTTTTCAATTATTAATTTATAAAAATCAAAATCTAAGTGGCTCGCGACTTTTGTTTTTGAAGAATCAACGCTTATTGTTTCTGTATAATTTGTTAAAATATTACTAGGAGTTAATCCTAATGAGTTCCATAGCTGGTTAATATATCTTTCAATCCATGAGGCAATATATGGGTTGTCCAGCGCCTTGTAATAAAATTGATTATTTTGACCGGCAGCAGCGAATTCATTTAAAAGATCCATGCTATCTTTCAACCATTCATTTAATTTTGTTTTGTCGTCAAATTGTTCCCATTTTTTAGGATCTTTACGAAGAAATCTTGGTTGCAACAAAACATTTTTATCTGGCATTTCAGAAATGGGCTGCAAACCCCTTTCTAATAATTCTTCGTTACTCGGTTCGTAACTTTCAAAATTTTCCCATTTTTCAATGTCTTTTTCTACAGGCGTTGGATTTGGGTCGAATCGAACTCTATTTTTATCACCAATAATTCTAGAGGTGCCTTGCTGTCTTATATTATTTAAATATTCTTCTATACGCTTTGGCATATCATTTGCAATACCAATTTTGATTTCTGTTCCTAGTTGGAATAAATAAACAATATCTTCAGGATCGCTAGATTTAAAACTTTGAGGAATGATACCCTCTTTTTGCATTTTTCGTACTTTAGATCTGACTGCCGCCGGAGTAAGTGATTGACCTGTAAGTTCTGTAAATTTTTTAACTATTTGAGTAGGAGAATAATTTTCGCCAGATTTAACGGCTTTTTGTATTAAATCAAGTACAATTTGATTATGTTCTTCGTTTAGCGCTTGATATTTTTCAGATTTTTTAGCAGCTTCAGGATGACAAATTGGACAGGGGCCAATATTTGTCGCGTCTTTAGTAGTAACTAGTCCCGGCCTAACATCTCTTTTTATAGTTCCACATGTGTTACATATTAAATTATATGGGGTTTTTCCTCGATGAGACGTTAGAGGTGGCGTTTTAGGATCCCAATGATATCCAAGTTCGGCTGCGGCATCATGCCTTTCTTGAATTAAACAATTTTTACAAGATCGACCATTAAATTTTAAAGACGGCGTTGGTTCTAATCTCAGCGCGTCTGCGGGTTTTACATCTCTCACCTTTTCATTACATTTTTGACACATCAAGGGATATTTAGTTAAAGCAACTTCAGGAGTTTGACCCCAATAATAACCCCTTTCATTAACAAAATCTTCGCGTTCTTTTATATAACAGGCTTTGCACTGCGGAGTTCTCCTCATTACATCTCTCGGTCTAACAGGGCCAATAATATGCTGGTTTTTACATTTTAAATAATAACCTTCACTCCGATTTTTTGGTTTGATTTTTTCTCCTTTTTTATTTACCCAAATAAACCCGATTTCTTTTGCTCTATTTATTACATCTTGAATTGTATATTTCGATTTTGGTGCAGAAAGTTTCCAAGAAGCAGCCCTAATGCCAGCCTTATCATCCCTAAATGGATCAAGTGGGAAGTTCTCAACAGGAACGGATCGATTCTGTGGACCCCAATCACAGCGCAAGCAAGAGCCATCAATAAGCTGATCCTTGCACTTATTGCAAAACGCATCAGTCTTCTCTCCCCTGCCCTCGGGATAGCCGCCTCCGGGGCGAACTACATTAGGGAAATGGTCTGGTTGAGCGGGCCTACCGGAAGCAGGATCGTCGGCTGTTTGCTCAATGTCTTTTTCTTTGCTAAAATGCCAAAGCTGTCTCTTGTCCATACAAATTAAGGGTCGGGATTGAAGCGTTCGATAGGATGTGCTATCATGATTGGCACACCAACAGAAAGGATCGCATGTTTAAGCGAATCAAGGACTATATTGAAAACAAGGGGCTTTGCTTTACAATGCGTTCAAAGTCCAAGAAGATCACTGTCAGCATTTGTAATGATCTAGACGCTGCCCGAATCAAGACTCCGTATACCGATGAGCTAGTATGGATGAATGACATTCTATCGGGTCTATCTACAGCGTATCGCGCAGCACAGGATGCAGAAGATCAAAAGGTAGCAGATGAGCTTCACGACATCCGGCATACGATTTCAAAGGTATATGCTTGATGGCAGATATTATCAAAGTATTTCCCCCGCACGGGTGGGTGGACCTAGAGGATTACAGCGGATCTGATCTTGATGTAGTTAATGCTGCCAAGGTGTCGTTTGCCAAGCAGTCAGATGGATTTGAAACTGCGGAAAGCAGGATCCTTCATTTCCTTCTTAGAGAAAGGCATGGCAGTCCATTTGAGCATAACTTTTTCAAGTTTCATGTACGCGCTCCCATTTTTGTCGTAAGAGAATGGCAGCGGCATCGCATTGGATTTTCATACAATGAAGAATCTGGTCGCTATGTAGAACTAAGGCCGGACTTCTATGTTCCAGAGGAAGCCCGTATTCAGGAGGGCAAGCCCGGATCATATGTATTCGAAGATGGCGATGAGTTTCAAACAGAGCAGCTTAGGACTTCTGTTATGCTACACTCTAAAAATGCCTACAAGCATTATCAGGAGCTACTTGAATCTGGTATTGCAAAGGAACAAGCAAGGATAGTTCTACCACTTAATACATACACTGAGTTTTATTTCACCTGCAACGCCAGAAGTCTTATGAACTTTCTGGAGTTGCGAATGTCATCTCATGCAATGTATGAGATTAGAAAATACGCAGAAGCCATGTATAAGCTATGGGCAGATGTTATGCCCTATACAGCAGATGCATTTGAGCATTATGGTTTCGTTGCACCTTAAGGAGTAATAATGGAAATTAGAAAAATCAACCCGTCAGAATTAGATGGATTTGCGGAGCTTATAAAACCCGCTGATCGCTCACAAAATACTTGCATTTGCAGCGGAATTATGTCAAATCCTGCCGCTCAGTCAAAAATCCTACAGGCTTTGGCGACTGATGCGCATCGGCATTCTCAACTAGCCGTTGAAACAGGAGATGAGTTTTACATTAATCACGCGCAAGCAATCAGGGAGCTTTGGAAAGAGCTTCGAATTGAATTTGGAATCGAGGATAATAATGAAGAAAATTGAAACAAATAATGGCAGTGTCTATGTAGTTGATTCGCCCTATTGGGCTGGTGAGCATACATTTACGCATTATTCAACTGTAACTTCTAATGATAAGATGGATTTCACTGACCTTTGGGCCGTTGATGTTTACAAGCGTTCAGGACTTAATCCGCTAGAGCATTATGATCGCCGCTACATTTGGGCCAGTGATGATGCCGAGCATGCCGCTCATATCGCAGATATATTTATCGATGATGGGACCAAGGTAATGATTACCCATATTGTTCCTCTTAATGATCGTCTTCGGGAGCCTACTACATTTTAATCAATTGAGCTTGGTTAATTGATGTAAATAGCGCACCGGAATAACCGTCTGGGGATAGCCCTTCGCAGGCCGGTGGCAAAACAAAAGGAAAATAAATTATGGCTACATGGCTCCCCGTTAGAGCATTTAACCGCACCCAAGAGATCCGTATTGGTAAGCAGAAGGTAACTTCAGTTGATTCTGTTGGCGCCCTTGCTAACCACGTTTACATTGATCTTGAAGATAAGGTTTCTCGTAAAGAGCTTGCTTATCACACTTCAATCGGTGGCGTTTATGCCGCAGGTACTGAGATTGAAGTTGTCGCTGGTACTGCCGTTGGACATGGCGCTAGGGTCACCGTTACCACTCTTAATGGTGGATCAACTGACCCCGCCGCTGTAATCTACGTCACTAACACAGCAGTTCTTGGTGTATCTGGTGTCACTCCAGTTTACACTGTTGATGGTTCTTACAATGTTACTAAGCCAAGCGGTACTTGGACAACCGGTTATTACGCCGACATCCTTGTTCAGATTCATAGCACCACTGGCGTTGTTTCAACAAAGACTGGTACCGCTGTTAACACTGGTACTCAGGTAACCCCATCAGTTGATGCAAGCAACCTTGCTGTTGCTAAGTTTACGCTTACTTATGGCGCATCAAACCATACCGCATCAGCCGTTACAAACCTCAAGTACTAAATTTAATTAGCACTTGAACGAATAAGGCCGCGAAAGCGGCCTTATTTATTTCTTATATACATGCCATCTAGAGCATTTGCGGCATTTGAAAAAATCCCAATAGCCAAATCTACTAAATGCTTCGCTAGCGGCGCTGTACGCTGAATTATACTTAAAGTATTTATCGCACTTACGAGACTTAAACAGTTTCATTTTCGTCTGATACTTGACTTTCAATACTTGGATGGTGACCATTCCTAAATGTCCAAGCCCCACCCATATCTTCTACAAGAGTAAGAGGAACTGGGCGATTAAAACTTTTAGTGCGCTGAATGATTTGCGCCCAATCTCCGGGTTGAGGATCGCGCTGACCACCAGAAGGTTGAATTGCAACTAACCAGCGTCCATCTGCGCCTTTAACAAATCTACCTGATGTATAAAGTTCTTGATTATCAAAATCTTCTAATTGATTTTCAGCGTATCGACTGTATCTATCTTTAGCTTCCCAAAAATAGATACCATTCTGTTGTCCGCCCCAATGACTTGGAATGTTTTCTTCTGAAATTAAATTAGTTAAAACCATTGGTTTTGCCGTACTACTGCCGCTTCTTACGTTAATTGTATCTCCAGACTGCGGGGGTTCCTGACCCTCGCCGACTTCAACTTGAACTAACCATTTATTATCAAATTTCTGCCAAGTTCCATAAATATCTGATCTTTCAGATCCTGTATGCGGTCCAAGGGGATGCTCTGCGGAAGGTAAATTAAATTGTTGCTCAAGTGGGTCTTGCCTAGTTTCTTCCCTGCCTGCGGGAGTAGCAGGCGGTGGAACGCCCGGCTGATTAGCCGCATTGTTCCAACCGCAACTATTGCAATGCATGCTGCCGTCTTCTTCAAGATAAACAGAATTATCATTAAAACATTCGGGGCAAGCGTTATCTTCGTCCCATCCACAATTTTCGCATTGTCTGACGGCAGGATCAACAGCATCTACTCCACACTGCGGGCAATTACCCTTTAGCGGCTCTTCGCCGGGGTTGGTATTCATTGTTGGAATGTTCTCAAGACCCGCACCTGATGATGGTTCTTGAATAGCCTTCATAAGAGCATCCTCGGCTTCAAAAATATCTACCGGATGGAGGTCTTCATGTTCCCCACCTTCATCGAATTCATCCTCCATGGCAATTTCATCAAATTGGTGATACATATCACGAAGGGCCATAAATTCGTCACCATTAAGTCTTACCGTATATAGCTGCCGCTCATTAGGGCCGCCATTATAAGTTTGATCAAGATGTTCTAAAATACTTTGATATTGAGAAGGATCAGTTATTCCGGTCCTATTTGCCCAAGTAATAATATCAAAAAGGCCCATAAGGCCACTCATATCTACATTAATAGTAAAATAAAGATTAGAATCGCCTAAATCAGAAACCTTTTTAATAGGTTCCTCATCTGGATTATCAAATAAGGAAAAGTGTCTCATTATTCAGGAAGGGTGGGAATGTCTTCAAGGCCAGATTGTGATCCTGCTACATCATACTCTGCTGTATCAAGGGCGGATAGCGCATCAAGCACTTTAGCGGCCTCTGGATTACTTTCGCCAATCATATTGAGAAATACCCTAAGTGCGCCTTTAATATTTGCTAGCTGGTCTGCATTGAGCCTGAGAGTGTAATAAGCACTTTGCAGCGGATCGCCAGCAAGATGAGCATTAAGTTGATCAGGGGTCATCGCCGCAATAATATGATCATCGGGCATGCTTGAGCGCAAAGGTTCCTGATTACTTGCAGCAGCCTGATTTACAATATCGGTTACTTCAGCCATAATTTGCTCCTCTGATGCGCCAGCGGCCCGCATTTCCCTAATAATTCTCACAACAGCCTGATTTACTTCAGGGGAAAGACTAGCATAGTCTTCATCAGTAAGATTGCTCTTTTTAAGTCGTTGGTCCATAGCTTCCTCTATATCATTAATGCTGGGTTGTACTTCATCTTCAGGTACTCCGCCTTCAATCATTTGCTCCCTAAGAACAGAATCAAGATTTGGGTCAAGCTTATACCCAACATGCGCAGTGTTTTGATTTGAATTGCCAAAGACTTCATTTACCATATCTTGTACCATTTTTTGATACGTAGGCGCATCAGATAATATTTTGTAATGTGCATACATATTCATTGGTTGGCCAAAGTTTTGTGATTGAACAGCATTAGTGATGCGTTGCAAAAAGTAATTAAACCAATTATATGATACAAATTCGGGCTTTTGAGGACATGAATGCATCATATCTAAAGTGCCCTCTTTTGCATTTTCAATAACAATATCAAACATTTCCTGCGCTTCAGGATCTTGATCGTATTTTGCAATCCAAAAATCGGCTTGATCGGCAGTAAAATTGAATTGAAGGGGATTGAATTCCATATAAGTTACTAGTCGCCCATTCCCAGCTTTAAGTGGCGCAGCCTTTCAGAAAAAACAACCCCTCCCGCGCAAACATCGGCTTTTTCAGATTCGACTTTATAGGCTTTATATTTAATAATTAAATATAAATTAAAATAAGGCGTTCTAAGCTTTGCTTTATTCAATCCGGGTAAATACTCAAATGATTTAATTCAATCCGGGAGAATGCGTTTATGGGCCTGCTGAGAGGATGCTAAGAAGGCAATCCGAGGAAGCTTGCAAGCAAGCCGAGAGGATTGGGCGCGACTATATTATATCTTTTTTCTTATGTTTAATGTTTATGAAGCACAATAGCTCACATGAAGCACTCAAGAACAAGCCTTTTGAACTCTTAGCTTACAATCAAGACGTTTTTCGTCGGCAGTGGGAGAAGCGAGCAATGGAGGCGGCAGAAGCAGACGGTGGGCAATTCGGCGCAGCCTGTCAAGCGCTCATGGATGAAGCGGAGGATGCATGGGAAGAGAACCAGTACGAGCACCCAGCAGACATTATAATGTACTACTGGCGAAACAACTATTAAACAATAATCGCTTTTCTTGAAAAGGTCCCTCAATGGGACCTTTTTATTTGGGTGTATGGCCCTTCTGCTTACCCTTGTCGCGAAGCTTCTGCTTATACGACTTGAACTTAGCGCTATAGCTACCCGTGTTCGATGATTTATTATTATTTTCTTTCTTCATATAAATTAATTGCCGGTTAAGGCCAAAATATGACCTATAAATATGACCTATATTTACCTTAACCTGATATAGTATTAGGTATAGACCAAAGAAAGGCCAACCATGACCATCACATTATTTTTATTTTTATTTTTCACTGTAAACATCACCATCGTAAACAATCGGGTACCCAAATAAGGGACCCGATTTATTTTTTATATATGGGACCCAATTATTTTTTATATTAGGTACCATCAAAAAGGGACCCGTCTTCGATACTCATTTCCTAAGCAAACAGCCCCGTCCATAGGGGCAAAAAGAAGACTGGGGGTTACCCTATCCCAAGCTACAATAGGGACTCCTAAAGATCCTCAGCCTTTACCATACCTTTACTATTGGTGTGATAGGAGGGAGGGGATGTCTTTCCCCTCCCTTTACTATCTCTTTACTCTGCGTCTACCTTGATGCTGAGGTTGTGAGCCGTGGTCAGGTGGGCGATGGCATCGTGCAGCTTGATGTAGCCTGCGTCCATGCTGTCCCACCTCAGATCCCTGTTGATGCTGATGGGGTGCCACTCCACCATGTTTGCGTCAGGGATGAAGTCCCTAGCGTTGCTTGCTTCGATGCAGGCGTTGATCTCCATCTCCATTTCGTGCAACTCCTCCACGATGTTGTAGAGGCGGTCAGTGATGGATACTACGGTTGAGGTACTTCCTGTGTTGTTCATGCTATGCATGTTAGCAGGTCGTGGGTAAAGAGCAGGCTAAACCTTAGCCTGCTGCTCTCCCTTGTCGAACCTCTGGCTGACTCCCTGCGCCATTTCGAGGATCTCCAGCGCCTTCTCCAGAGGAGCGGTAGCGTCTTCGATCAGGTGGAAGCGGCGGTCGTCAAGGTCATTGACTGCCTCAGTCTCTACGAGTTCCATGTAGAGATCGTTAGCGCCCTTCAGTGCTTCCTCTGTCGCGCTGATGATCTCTTCGATCTTGTCTGTGGTGGTCATGGCGTCCTTCCGGTTGATTGACTGTAGGTGAACCTTAGCAGCCTGATGGTAAAGGGCGAGTAAAGCTTTGTTTCATGTTGCGCAACCTGCAACGGCGGCGGCCCTTGTTCCTTCCCGCCCTCCCTGCATGATAGCGAGGACAGGGTAAAGAAAAGGCAAAGCTTTATTCAAAGTATGACTCTGGAAGCTCTGCTGCATAGATGTATTCAGGCTCTGCATCCTCTGGGATCCATGTGGCGGCGGCCTTTGCTGTGCGGATTACCTCTGCATTAGTGGCGTCCGTGGGGTTCTCATTGTGGGCTTTCACTGCGGCCCTGTATGCTTCTCTCAGTTCGTTCATGCTTTCAGCATAGCAGGTTGATTGTAAAGACAAGGTAAAACATACGGCGGCGGCTAACTACTATTTCCTTCCCGCCCTCCCTGCATTATAGCGCCCCTTCGGTAAAGAGAGGGTAAAGGATTGGAGGGGGTGATTGGCCCACCCCCTCCGTTCCCTTCTGCTAGCTGGCCTTCGCGGCGAGCTTGCGGCCCTTGTCGGTGAGGCCGTAGGTGTGGGCAGGGCGTCCGCGCTGCGGCTTCATCACCTTGCCGGTCACCTTGACCAGACCCTGAGCGACCATCCGGGTCATGAGCGACGGCTGCTGCTCCAGCGAAACAGCGGTGGCCTTGCCCTTGCTCTCCTTGATCTCCTTGAGGATCTGAGCGGCCTTGACCTCGTAAGCAGCGGTACGGTGGTGCTTCTCGGTCTTGGTGGTCTTGTCGGTCTTGGTAGCCATGTGGCTCTCCTTTGGTTGAGTGGTAATCACCATTTGATTACCTTGTGCAATGCACTATAGCGGGTTGATAGTAAAGAGAAAGGAAAGACAAGGCAAAAGTTAGGTAAAGCTTTGTTTGCCACCCTTTCTCCGACCCGCCCTCCCTATTTTATCATTGAGCAGGTAAAGAACGGGTAAAGCCGGGGCTTTCGCCCCGGCTCACCTGCGCCGCTCAACCAAACGGCAAACTTAGTCTGCGAGTGCGTAATCTTCGTTGAGGCTGTCGAAGTAGCCTGTGATAGCCTCAGTGATACGGCTACCAAGCTCTGCCTCATCCAGATCGGCTTCTGCCGGTGTGAACGGAGTCTTGGGAACTGCGACAAGGATCAGACAATCCTCATGTGCCTCTGCCTCCTGAGCAAGCTCGTAGAAAGACTTATTTTTGTTACGACGGTTGAAGATACCCATTTGGGTTCCTTTCGGTTGATTTACTGTGTCCTACACTCTAGCAGATGCTAGGTAAAAAGAGAGTAAAGCTACGACACGGGCTGCCTATAATGAGGTCTTACGCAAATATCATCTGGCCGTAAGCCTTACTCTCATTTACTACATTAGCAGGTCAATGGTAAAGACCTTGCTAAACTTTGTATCCCGCTCCACTCGCTAATGCGAGAGGGAGGGGATCGCACCCCCTCCCTTTGCTACTAGTTTGCCGTAACAGCGCCCAGCATCTTCTCCATCTCGGTCATGTTTTGGGCTGCTGCCAGCAGTGCCTCATTGCGAAGCTCAGTCCCGCCGATAGTCTCGGCCAGATCAGCAAGGCTATCCAGAAAATTCTCGCCCGTCATTCTGACCAGAAACCCCGGTACTTCCTGCTCGTTCGGGGTCTGCCCCATAGTGGCACACACTGCCATCATCTCGCTCAGGATCTTGGTGGCTTCTGCCTTCTGCTGCTCGTTCATTTCTACCTCCCGGTAGTGGTTGATTTGTGTTTACTACCTTAGCAGGTCTTAGGTAAAGACTTTGCTAATCTTCTGGATTGTGCTTTTTATCACAATCGTTACAAAGCCATCCACCCGGCGGCATAGGCTCTGATGACATTACAATGCCGGTATGGAGGGCGCTATGCTTCCACGGTACAGTGAATACCACTCCGCAATCGAAGCACACCTCCCAAACCTCATGCGTTTGCATAATAACTCCTTTGGTTGATGCAATCACCTTAGCAGGCTATTAGTAAAGAGATCGCAAAGCCTGCTTACTGCTCTTTCGATCCTTCTTATTCTTTTGTTTCTTTGAAGGATCATGGCTGCCTGCACTGTTCCTCATGTGAGCAGCGACGGCGACCAAGTTTCTAGTTTTGGGTTGAGTGATCTTTTTCATCATTAGTTACGTTAGCAGGTGGATGGTAAAGAGAGTGTAAAACATCCTACTAGTAGATTTGTCAGCTTCCTACTAGTAGTTTGGTCAGGTGTTTGTCTGGTCCGTCCCGCCCACCCTGTCATTGTAGCGCAAAGCGGGTAAAGAAAGAGTAAAGGCCGGGGCTTTCGCCCCGGCCCTCCCTTCGCATATGCTGGCTAATTTTTACATCAGTTAGGCTTGCCTATTTTCCTAACCCAGATGGGACAAACGCTACTTTGTTATCCGAAACATGACTGCCGTAAGGTGGATCAGTCTACCGCACACGCACCTATCTTAGCGTTGCGAACCTATAAGGACTGTTTAGCGAGATTTAGTCCACTCTCGGTAGCTCTCTGATAAGGCTAGCATAATCTATTATTTACCCTATAAAGGGAACGGATTACATTATCTAGCTACTTGGTTGTTGTTGCGCGCTTCATCAACAGGAACTACTATAGCAGTCCAAGAGTAAAGACTAGGTAAAACATCTAATGTGTATTACCTCTGTCCCACCCGCCATACCCTACAAGTGTATCAACAAAATAATCGCTTGTCAAGTATCAAATAATCATAATACTTTTTATAGTATATTTCACTAGGGAAATTTCAATACTTTTCCCTGTAAATAAAGGCTTTTTATTTTTTGACAAATGAGGTATATTTATCAGAATATAATACAATAAATTGATTGTATCATATATTTTTCATTTGTCAAGGGCAAATATTACTTTATTTATGCCTTAGCTGCGCAGAATACCATCACGGCACCTGTAACTACAAATAATACGGTCATAATACCTTTCAGATTGAATATTTTACTTATAGTAACGAATATATTACTTTCACCTATTATATACGCGCACGAGGGAGGGAGGCTGTTGAGGGGGGTGGATAGGTTGATCACACATAAAATGAATATGTGTCAGTCTCTTGGATCCCACAAATAAATGAATAAGTAGGATGCTGCCCCTACTGCTGCCCCCACGCATATCTTATTTATTAGATCAGGGGGAGCGATTGCCATAAATGTTATTCCTATGAGAATAGCTGAGACTATTCTTTTCTTTAGTATTGTTGTCATGTTTATTCTTTTATGTTATTCATTGTATTGTTATCTGGAGGAATGTGGGCGACTATCAGTATAGCCAACTGTCGTGAGTCTTGGCATCTAGCTCGTCCCACTTTTCTTTTTCTTTTAGGTCTGTGGAATAGATTTCAAAACCAAATAGACCGACTCTCACACGAATATACTTTTCATGTGAATTAGTTGCTTGGCGGTATATGCCAAATGAACCTTTCAGTGAACGGATGCGGCTCACCCGAAGAATCTTGATTTCTTTATTCTTTGTCTTGTATATTGTTTTATGTATTTCCATTGTATTTCCTTTTATTATTCTGGGGATGATTGTGGGCGACTATTACTTTGCCCATTCGGGCGGATTGGGATTATCTTTGTAATGCTCCTGCCAATATTCTTTTCTTTGCTCTGCCCAATAATCCTTATCATTTATTTTCTTTGAATAATCAATAAATTCATCGTACCCTTCAGGAAGGCCAGCGACCACATTATTGATTTCTTGATTCCAGAGCTTATCGCGTTCATGCAAATACTTTTTCTCAAGCCATAGGTAAAGCCTGAACGCATAGTTGCTCAGGGATTTATATATCTTTCTTTTGCTCATTTTCTTTTCTTTCTTGTGAGCGACCATCTCTGTCGAAACGCCAAATACATCAGTAATATTATCTACTGAAAGCTGGTCCTTTATTTCTTTGCTCCAAGATTCTGGGACAAGTGGGCGATTTTCTTTATTTGATTGAACAGGAAAATTGACCTCAGTAAATAATCCGTCCAATTCGTCGGGGACTGTCTCGCAGTCACGGCAAACAGGATCAGCGTCCTCCCAGAGCATGGCAGCATCCTCAAAGAGCTTGCCGCACTTACTACAATCGAACCATTCAATAGACCTACCGCCCATAATTAGTTACTCCAATCTTGAATACATACTTCCACAGGTTTATTGACAAAGTATAATAAATGGGCGAAGGCGGAAGCAGCGTGGGCGCGATCCCGGTCATGCGAGTAAAACTAATACCAAGTATCCTATGGTGAGTGTAATGATAAGTTGCCTGAACACCAAACTCTGTATTGCCAATTTTAGTTTTCTTTATCATAAAAACTCGATCCATATTGTTTTTGTAGCTCGTCCCGATGCTCAGGCATATTCACATAAATATTACAAGCCTTTAGACTTGTAGCGCCATAAGAAAGACTAAGGCGGCTATCAACACCATAAACGGGATCAAAAATAACATTATCGTCCTCGTCCACAACAATCCAACGATTGTCAGGGTATTTATTTCCTGTAACTACTCTCATTTGTTTCTCCGGTAAATTTCAGTAAGACCAATTATACATATCATACAAATAGATAACGATGCGGCCTCAAATATTTGGTTCGTCATTTATCTTTTGCGACAGCGACCCTAATCCAAGAAAACGGCAGGTTAGTGTCAAGGTTGAACCACGCTGGAGAGGTGTAAGGCTCTCCGTTGTCCCTCTGATAAGTCTTAGCCCTGCCAGCGCCCCACTCAACCGATCCTAGCCCGATCACATGATGCGTCAAAGCCCCCTCAACATGAATATTCAGGGGGCCAATCTTCATTTTCTTATCAAAATACTTGTTCATGGTTTCTCCATTATATCACATATTTGATTTTTGATTACTTTTGTTTACATCTAGCGGGCGATTCCCTTATATTTATTGGAAACCGCCCGCTCACTTCTTTTTTATCTTATGTGATCACTTCTTGTATCATGTAACATTTGTTACATGAAAGTTAGTACCCGCTTACAGGCTCAATAAATTCGATATGACCGTCACCGTCAGGTGCAAAAAATGCCTGAGCATCCTCGTCCCACTTCAAGTCACCGAAATAGTCTAGCAGAGGATTGTCGCCCTCTTTTTTATCCCAACGGTAGCCGTAACCGATGTACGCTCCGTCAGCGTCAGACACATCACCCTCACGGAAATCAAGGCGCACAGGTTCGCCCTTGCGATCATCAGCAGACTGAATAATGTAACTATTCCAGTCATATGAAATAATACCGGCCTCGCCATACTCACGGAAAATCTTTGGTGCCGTGTAGCCGCCACGAACATCGCAGCCGCCATGAATTTGTAGCATGAGATAAATCTCACCCTCATACTCAAAGTAATGACCTTGAATAGTTTGCGAGAGCAGACAATCGTAGTTGTAAGAATTGAATCCACGAAGCCAATTGGTGGGATACTTTTCACACCACTCGTCCATCAAAGTATACCAATCAGTCTTCTGATTTTCTTCCATATTACAAAAATCATCGAACTCGGATTGAATTTCTGGCATGAACTCGATACGCTCGCGCAAATAATGAAATAGGTCAAGGCTGATGCCGTATTCTGTAACATTTACAGCGGGCGCGTCAATAAATGACTGAACATCCCTGCCTTTATTTCTTTCCCAATTGCGGCCATACGCGCCACCAGAGTCAAGCATATGACTCCCGGTATTTTCTGTCAGCATACCGGCAAGGATCTCGTCGGTCAGGGTAATGTTTTGATTAGTCATGTTGTCTCCTTTTTATTATCCTACAAATGATACCAACAGGGCGGTAGCCGCCAATGACCATACTATAGCAACCGTAACCCGGTGCCATGTATGCTTACAGAAACCGCGAGCGTAGTAACCGCCTACAGCAGCTAGACCCTCAAATCCAAGATGGAAGAAATAATCTGATAGTGTGAAATGAAATGAAAAGTGCATTTCTTTTTACTTACTGAGAGCGTCCCAGAACTCGTCGTGATTATTTCTTGCCTGACGGAGCTTCCAATGCCACGGATTGTAAGAATAATCACCCTCAATACCGTGGTAGTAAACGCCAACATAAAGACCGGGCTGTTCGTCCAGCCTTCTAAACAATGATCCGTCACCTTCAAACAAACCACCAATGTAGGCGGCCTGCTCAGGCGTGATCCTGCCATCCTCAGTCGGCATATCCGCAATAGCGCGGACTACTTCTCGTTCACTAGCCATTTGTTTCCTCCTAGTTGATTGCTGAATACAGTATAGACGATGCCGGGTAAAGAGTTGGTAAAACTTAGATTGTTTTATCTATGGCCTCGTTGAAGGCCTTTGTGTATTCCTTCATGTATTCATCATTCTTCATTCTTTCCTCATGCTTACGCTTATGTAAAGATTTGACTTCCTCCCAATGCTTCCAAGATTTATCAAATGGATTTCTTACGATAAAACAAAAGGCCTTATCGTAATCCCTATCTCCAAATTGGGTTGAAGTATACCCAATATACCAAAATCTATTATCAAACAGTTTGCGCATTATTCTCCAGAATCCAATCGCCGTAATAATCAACCTTCATCATTCTATAAGCATCTTCCAACTCTTTATTTTGCTCAATAAGATTATTTCTTGCAGAACCCTTCGGCAACTGCTCAATATGATAATCATTACGACCGACTTGACGCATGAGCAAGCTCGTAACCTTTAGATATGTTTCATTACTAAGTTTTGACATCAGTTCTCCTTTGATTCGATTGCATCAGCCCATTCTAGCACCTTCTGAGCTACTTCACGGGCCATCTTAGGCGTCATAGTCATAGCCGCGCTGCGTAGGTACTCATTGCTGTAATCAGTCACATGCAGCCCGATTCTAGTCGCATCCTCACGGGCATAATCGGGATCATCTGACTCGCTAGTGCGACCGTAGACCTCAATCAACCCATGATTATTTTTGTATGTTATTTCTTTCATAAATGAGGGTTCGTAATTTTTATTACAAAACAATATATCGCTGCAATTATTTTACTTATCATTAGACTTAATTTGATCAGCAATAACAGACCCAGCAAAAATACCCAACATGGTTGCGTAAGCTGTCTGAGGACTTACCCAACCCAAAATAGAAACCAAAGACAGAGCGGTTCCAATTCCTGTTCCATAAATAAAAGGCTTCATTCGTCATCTCCTTCATCATCCTTGTTTACAGCAATCAAAACCAGAGTCAGCATCGCAACATAAAATATGGTTAGACCTGCTGCGATTGTTGGCGCACTAATGCTCATTTAATATCCTTTCTATTCCAAAAAACACTCTTGGAGTATTCATTCTTACAATCACGGGCTTGTACCGTTGTGTAAGTAATTTCAATATCTATTACATTGTCCTCTGCAACCATACCAATAACAATTTCGCTCTTTAGATCACGGGCGGCGCTCAGGAAATTCTCAAACTTATACTCGCCGTAAGTTCCATCATCATTTAGAACAAATGCCGTGACAGGGAACGAACGATTATCATTATCATTAAGAATACTCATGCTTCACCATTCTTACAATGAGCGCACCACGGGCGATCACAGTCAGCAATTCTTATTGTATTACCATTTGTGCGCAGCGGGCTAATCCACCAATCAACATCGGATTCAAGCTCCCACACGCTCAGGGCATCATCTGTGGTCGCATACGGACCATACACGGTAATTCCATTTAGAGGATCACCCACTACGACCACGACTCCGTTAGTATCAGTCATTTTTTATCATTCCTTCAAGTGTATCAATAATTGGCACAAAGTCAATTTTGTTTACTTGCTCCTGCGCGTTAGTCAAAAAAGTTAGCGCCTCTGTCTGTGACAGGTGGGCTTTAGCCAACCTAATATTATCTTGTATAGTAGAAATCCTAAATTCGATCTTTTGGATTACTGTTTCAATATCATTTAGAACTTCGTTTATTTCTTTTTGTCTTTCTGTCAATTTTTTCCTTTAACTTTTCGGGTGTCCAATTTTTGTATTCAAAGAGCGCCTGAATACGCTCGTTTTCTTTTTGCTGCTTCTTGTTCATTAAAGCGTCACTACATCCCTAGCGGCCCAATACGCCCGCTCAGAATCCTCTTTAGCCTTACGCTCACGGTAGCAGCCAAGTTCAAACTCAAAAGCCTCCTCAGCGGCTTCCTCAGCGTACCTGTAACCGATTAGACCGCCACAACCGTCACCCTCACCATCAGGGCAATCAATTGTGTAGTAATAAACATCACCACTAGCCCAATCAGAATACTCGTCAATTTCTCCGTTGAGCCATTTCTTGATAGTAGCCTCGTCACGCTCTGCAATACCAAGATAATCCATGCGCTCTTCTGTAGTGAAAATAACTCCGCACAGGGAGCTATCCCATTGGCAAGTGTAAGGATTAGACTCGCCCATCGAATAACTTACGCTTGAATGGTCATACATCCACACAGGGTAAATATGAATAGCGCCGTGATTTTCTTTCAGATAATCAATAGCCTCGTCAAGAGAATCAAAATCCTCAAACTTAAAACCCTTGACCTCTTGTGGAAGATAATAGCTGCGATGCTCTCGACAAACAAAGATGCCAAGATTGTCGTTGTCGCGGGGATCGTACATATCGCCGCTGTAATCTACATAAAGATTACACTTAACGCCGTCCTGCTCCCAAGTCTCTACGGGATCGTTATACATAATGCCCCCTATGCCCTGTCCCAAGCAGGCCACTCGTTATTTTCTGCGATATCAAAAGCCTGCTCCCTGATATCTTCGTCAATGATTGGATTCCAACTATGGTCCACATCATAAACATCAGCAAAGTCAGGCAGGAAAATGTTTTCGTTTTCCTGTAGAACGCGCTCCACTTCCTTAGTCTCAGTGTCAATAAAGACCGTAGCGGGGATCAAATATGTTACTGCTACCTTCATAACTGCCTCCTTGATTGGTTGCTGTTACCAGCATATCAACTACAGGGTAAAGAGAGAGTAAAATCAGTCCTCGTCCCACGGTGAACAATGCGTAGGCTCATTGGTAATCAAATCAGCCCGGTACTTATCTACCTCAATCTCGATATCCCGAGCAAGACGGTAAATAAATTCCTCGTATGCCTCGTCCCATTCAAGACCGGCATCATCAGCCTGAGTCTTGTAGATATCAATAAGTTCATAAAAAATGAACTCGCACTCTTCGTCTACCTTGACTTCCTTGTTATTTACAACGATAGTGCGGTCACGCATAACGCCTCCTTAGTTGAATCGTGCTACACACGGTAGCAGCCCCGTGGTAAAGGGATGGTAAAACCTAGCCTTCTAGCTTGTGAAGCTCAGTCAGGCGCTCAGTAATACTTTCAAGATCCTGTGGATCCTCCTCAATCGGATGGTACGGATCCTCGTTATCAATAATTTTTAGAATGAGCTTTTCTTCATCGGTTGCGGTATCAACAACAAAACTCGCGGTCTTGCCCTGAATAAATACCTCACCCGGCTCATTTACCTTAGACTCGTATGGCGTGAACATATTAATATATCCTGACACCATATTGTCTACTGCTCGCTGTGTAGCCTCGTCCATTTTTATCTCCTTAGAGGGCATGACGCCCGTTGTATGATCTATACAGTCTATCAAAAAGCCTAGCGGCATAAAACGCATCGTGCCGTAGATCGCCGGTGGCGGGACCAATCAGCCCAAAATGATTCCAAGCCCGCCCTGCGCCGCTCTCAGCGACCCAGACGCCCAACAGAAGCCTCCACGGTACCCGGTACTTGACTGCGGCCTCTAGGACAATCCCGCGATTCTTTCCGTGAGGGGCATACCTGTAATAACTATTAATTCGTCCAATGTTGTAACTTCTGCCTGTATAAGTATTTACAGGACCACTCCAATCCAAACTAACGGGCGCATTTCTTACTTTATGCTCTAAGGTTTCCTTTTTTGCTGCCTGAGCAACAGCGGGAAGCGAAGCAATCAGTGTAATAATAATAGTCAAAATACTTTTCATAATAACTCCTTGTGTAAGATTATGGGGAGGGGGCCAACGACAACCCCCTCCCCGTTTGCGCAAGTTTTATCTTGCGACCTGAGTTCTCGGTACTCAGGGCTTTTATTGCCGAAGTGACCAGCTTCGGCGGGTGAGGGAGTGAAGGAGGAAAATCTCCCTCACCACCTTGATCTTAGCATAAATTTACTAAGATTCAAGACTCATCAACGTATCCGATCATATCAACGGCAAAATTAAGTAGTAGCTTAGACGCTTTAATTTGACTTTGCGCCTCTTTAAGCTCTAGCTCCGCCATATCAAGATCGACCAGCATCATGCTGCGAGCAAATTCATTTTTTTCAATTGCCCGACGATTGATTTCTTTTGTTACAATGTTTATTGCAGAAACAATCTGGTCAATCGTGTTATCTGTTTCAACAATAATCATGCTTTGTCACGTTCGGGATCATGCTTCGGCGGCTTAGTTCCCATAAATGCCGGGTGCATGGTGCGGGCGACCGGGAAAGGCTTATCAAGCATATGATTCTGCTTGTAAATCGTGACAGGCTGGCCCGTCTGCTGTGCCTCTGCGATTGCTGCATCCCACTTCTTTAGAAAATTACTCATTTGTTTCTCCTTGTTATTTAGTACCTGAAAAGGTATGTTGTGCCTTGCCACTCAACTTCTGAGAAGTCCATCTTAAGTTCCTCAGCCGCAGCATCCCAATCAATATGACTTATCGGCCAATCGTAGCTGCTCACAGTGACAGCGCCAATATCGCTAGCGAACTCCTCAGCATACTGAGTAAAATCATCCTCTGCGATAAAATAAATTAGGTTTTTTGCAGCAGATTCTAGATCCATTCCAAGCTCGCTTTCAAGCTCATTAATTTCATCAAGCTCGTATTGAGCCTCCTTTTGCTCGTCTACAGAATATTGCTCGTCCTCGTCATTAAGGATTTCTACAAGCTCGTTCCTGCGCTCCAATACTTCATCAATGTCTAGCATAGTTAATTCCTTTGGTCGTATTTAACTGCTGCGTACAGCATAACAGATCAAGAGTAAGGGTTTGGTAAAACCTACTCGTCCTCGCTAAAGGTTGGCAGCGGCTCTGCAAAATGACTCATGTACATATCCACTGCCTGAATTACTTGATTGTAAAGGCTGGCAGCATGAGGCTCAATAAACTCATTATGCTCCTGAGTCCATTCGATGCCTTCATCCTCTGCCTGCTGCTTGTAACTATCCCTGAGATAATTGTCAATAGCCTCATAGATTAAATTCTTGTCACTCATTCTCGTCCTCCTCAATTGCTTCGGCAAGGCCCGGAAGCTCTGGTGCCTCTATATTATACCAATTGCTTTTACTGTCCTCAAGATAACTGCAAAGGTCGCTTGCCGCATCTTCTACAAACTTGTCATGCTCGGCAGTCCACTCTACACCATAATCTACTGCTTCGGCGTGATAGTGACCATAAACCTCGTCAAAGATATACTGATATCTAATTGCCATCGTCGTCCATCTCCTTGTCGTAATCAACAATTACACACCCACAGTCCATGCACTCTACCGCAACATTAACGGGTTTATCTGTGCCATAGGTCACACACTCCAAATCGTGACCCACATGATTAATGAGATCCTCAAAATGATTTACCATCATATTCCTTATAGTTCACATCAAGAAGCTTGTCATTTGCTTCCAGATAATCATATGCCGTCTGTACCATTAGCTCGTCCGGCACCTCGCGCTGCCAATATACCAGATTGGGAAGCGGGCCGCCATGCGCCTTGATTTCTGTCACGATGCCCCTGTCACGGTCAGCCCGTGACAGGAAACACCAATCGCCGTTGTCGCTGCTAAAGCCGTAAACGATCATGTGTGAACATCCACAGACAGGATAGCAAGCCCGTAGTCCTCGCCGTCCGTCAGGTCAAAGGTGCGAGCCGTGTAAGGCGTCACATCCCAAGCGTTGAAGAACGGGGGATTGAAATACTTATCCAGAAACCGCTCATAAGTCTCAGCAAGCCACGGACGAGTGTAGGACAGCTTCCAATCCTCAAAACCATCATCGGTGCCAGCATAACTATTTGCAAGCGCCTCACGGATGGCACCAGCGGCATCCTCAATTGACTCAAACTCGCGGAAATTGTCGCGGGGCGTATCAGTAAGAATGTTGATCCTGTTATTGATATCCCAATACAAAGACTTGTATGCGGCATCAACAGCGGCATCAAAATTCCAGCTATCCCTATCGTCAATCCAAGCGTCCACACCACCGCGATAATTGTCAGAGCTAAATTCGGCAGGGTGGCCGTCCTTGTAAGTCAAAGCCAGCGGTGTGTACCAATTGTTGTCATCAAACTTATGATCAACATAGTCAGCAAACTGCTCATGCTCTGTGGCAAAAATCTTGCCGTCTTGATAAATCATATCATCTTCATCAAGATTGATTAGGAAATGATTAAGTGAATGCATTTAATTCTCCTTAGTGGTTGTCGTGCTTACACGGTAGCAGGTCGTAGGTAAAGGGTTGGCAAATCAGCCAACCCCTACCTTTGCGAGCTTCCGTTCGATGTAAGAAACAATCGAATCCGCATTAGCAATATCGCCTTCGATGTACCTGATTGCTTCATCTGTGTTCTGCTGAGTTTCCAGAACATTATGAAGCTCCTCCGCGTAACTATTTGCGATGCGGATAATTTCTACTGCAACATCAATATCTACTTCAATCATTATTTACCTCCTGAATCATCCAGTCAAGAAAATGACCGTCGCCTCGTTCACACTCTTCAAGCAAATTATGCAGGTATTCGTCCATCACATGAGAGTATTCAAGCCTGCCCTCAATACGCTCACCCTCGTAATCAATTACCTCGCGGACGGCATCGGCCTCAGTCGGTGCCTCAACCTCAACCGTCTGGTAATGAATTTCTGGTACTTGAATATGATACTTCGGCATCAAAGATCCTCCTCGTCACAATTGCAGTAGTCGTAGCTCAGGTCTGTGCCGCACTCAGGGCAAAGATCATCCTCGTTCACGGGATCAAAATCAATTGTGAGCGTCTTGATCCTGCCGTTGCGGTCAAGCTCTGCGTACACGGGGTACAGACCATCGCCGTATGCGGTGCGGGAAGCAATTGCGAGCTTCTGGCCGTATGCGTTTCTGAGAGCGCCATAGCCTTCCTTGCTCAGAGTTGCGTTACAGCACCCATCGTAATTCATTTCGTATGAATCCTGCGTGGGCGCGTCGTCAAACTCGCCAAGCTGACCCGGATCGAATTCCTTGACGAAATCAGTGTTGATGTAGCAGGGATCAATAATCATTACCTGCCCGCTATCAACGGCGATCTCACCAATCTTTGTCTTTGTCATGCTACTTCTCCTTTCACAACATCCTGAGATGTGTAATTGTCGTAGTTGTCAATGGCGGCTTGAATCCAAGCCTGCCGGTTGTATGTATTGCGGTCCTCAACGATATCACAGTCGCCACAGACAAGGGTACCATATCCCTGAGCCTCACCGGGGGCAATAAGCTCAATGGTTCCATCATCAAATACAGCGCGAACCTCAACATCCATGCTAAGAAATACCGCGTCACTGGTACAGCTAGGGCATACTGCTTTCATTTGTTACTCCTTTGTCGTATTGAATAACTGAATACAAGGTATCAGGTTGCGGGTAAAGACTTAGTAAAGGTGTCCCGTACTCGAAAACGGGTTCTCCATAATCTTTGCCCGAATCTTCTCCAGATCAGCAAGCTCATGCTGTGGCCTGTCCCTGCGATTGGTAAGCTGATCTTGAATGTATCGGAGCTTACTTACCGTGTTTGGGCGGGCATCAGTCGAATGACGGTCGGGGCTATTCACCTGCATACGCGGATCATTAATTACCGCTTCAACCTTCTCAGCCCAAATCTTTTCTTCTGCTGACTTCTTGCTTGCCCTTGCGGCATGGGCGGCCTCCAAGCCACTCAGCCCGCTGCTCACGGCCTTTGGTTCGCTATGCTCAGGGCAATTAATAGGAATGCGACCGCGCTGTGACGGGCGCTCCCAAGTGTGATTGCCAGCTTCACAATGCAGCGTTCTCATAGTCATAATGATCTCCTTGATCGTTGGTTAGAACCATCGTAGCACATCTTCTGTAAAGACTTGGTAAAGAGAGGACGCCGCGAGGGGGAGTATGGTCTTTTATATCCTGAGCTAACGGGGAGGGGGCGTTAGCTGGAATCCTCATTTATTACTTAAGCGTTCAGGACGAGTTCAAAGCCCCGCTGCTTAATTGCATTATCATCAAATGACCGGGCGACCTGATTGCCACGCTTAGTCATTTTGCGACCGAAATCGGCGTACTCTGCGATTGCGTTGGCCGCACACCACTTGGTACCCGGAGCGTTGCCGGTAGTGTCACCACGGACGCCTTCGCCACGATAAATCGTCATAATGGCGTTCTTGGCAACTTCACGATTAGTTACAGCACGATCACCCATGCTGCCCTCAACCGGGTACAGAGCATCAAGCACACCGTTCATCTGGCGCTCAGAAAACTTTGTAAGAGCCATAGTGTCACCAAGCTGCTTGAACTGCTTGTAGTAATCAATAGTAATGCCCATTACATTACGAGCCTCATGGAGCTTACTATTAACATTACCTGTGTGCCTGACTGTATAGCTGCGCTGACCAGCCTTAGCCCTGCTGACTGCCCACCCAAGAGTATTCGCGCAAACAATGCGAACCGGGCTGACTGAAACAAGGCAAGCGGACTTGCCATCATGGGCGTTGGCAATAAATACATACTGACCAACATTGTCACCCGCTACCTCAATGTATTCGGGCAGACGACACAGCACCCATACCTTCTTGCCCCCGTGAAGGGAACCGGCGGTTTCATAATGCATCTGCGAACCAATAAGATTATCCATGAAAGAAAACGCCTCATGGTTCTGAATCGGCTTGTAACGCTCAGTAACTACACCAAGCGGCTCATTGGTATCCTCACGAACATTCAGCCAAAAGTTATCTGCCTGAGCGTATGTGGTGATTTCGTGACCGCTAACATCGGTAATCACAGGGTAGTGAACAGGGCGCTGGATAATATTCCAATCAAGACCAGAAAGCTCAAGTGCCTCCTTGATAGAACCGGGGTACTGATCGAGAACCTGTCCCAGACCATGCCACGGCATTTCGCGGACGCTAAACATAGTGTCCTTGTCGGTGATTCCATGTGCCATTTGTTGCTCCTTTGTTTAGTTTGTAATCAACTGCTGGATACAGCATAGCAGGTTTGTATTCAATTGCAAGATGTCTTGTAATTCCCTGTATTTGCAGGTCATTTTGACTATCTAATCAAAATTTTGTATGAATCTAGTTTGATAGCCTTATATATTTTTATCTAACAATAATGTAATAATTGATCATGAGTTTATTGAGAATTGACAACCAACTAAACAGGGTCTGGATTCTCAATAAAAGAATTCATCATGGAGCCGTAGGATTTGTTTCTACAGTCGTAGGAATCGCCCTGATGAAGCATGATTGGAAAGATTTTCCGTGGCTTCGTGATAATGATTAGGATTACGAACAGTAAATAGTAGATACCTATGTTATTAGCATCGTTTTCAAACTTTATGGGACAGCCACTTCCCCTTGTTATCTTTGAATTGATTGGTTCAAGCTTAGCCGCTTACGGTCTTTTTTCTTACATTAAAAATGTTAATGTTAAATCACAATTAACTGCAAAAGATACAATTATTGAAACAAATCAGCAGACAATCGCATCATTCGGAGAGCGACTAGATTCACTTGAGGCTCAAGTTAAAGCTCTTGAGGAAGAAAACACTGTTCTTAAAGCTGAATTAACTAATTGGGAAGAGAAATATAAATCTCTTGAAAACTTTGCTGCTCCGCAATTAGGTGAAAAACTAATTGCAATGTTCCAACAACAGGAGGATCTGTTAAGTAAAATGGTGAGTGCATTAGAAGGAATCCAAGCTAAACTCGATTCCTTTGATGAACAGCAGAGTGAGTAATGTGGGACTTTTCTTTTCAAAAAGAATCTACTAATAACCACCATTGGAGGCCGGGAAGCCTCGGTGCTGGTTATATCACCGCGCCAACAAATACGCCAGATTCTTTTGATTTATTACAAATGGATGTGACCACTTGGGTCATTGGTCCAGATCAAACGCAGGATGTTCACCGCGAATATATGCGCAGTCGTCCTGTTACTCCTATCCTATTTCAATTTTATATCAGTCCTACGGGCGGAATACATGATGGCGGCAAGGGATTTAAAAACCGCACAGGTAAGCCTGTAAAGGCCGTCATTAATTATTTACATCGTCTTGACAACCGTTTATACAACGGTCATGATGAGATTAAAGTTAATCGTTTAAGTAATGCAGAGATAGACTCTGCTCTTCACTTTAATACTAAAACAGGCGAGCCATGTTATTGCGGATTTGGTCAAAGCAGAAAAACTAAATCTTTGATGAGAGAAGCCAACCTTAAGTATAAGGATCTTAAACGCGGGGAAGTTCCAAAATGGATGGACGAAGATGAAGCACAACAATTACAAAAGTTTTTAACTGCCATTGTTGAAGGCGGCACCGGATACAGGGCCACACCCGGAATCAAAAAGATTGTTCCATGGCTTATTCAGCAATTAAAAACTGGATCTTTAAAATTCAATAATGGAAAAAATGAGGACGAGCGTTTTTCACGCGATCCATATTTTGTAATCATGGAAGAAGGTCCAAATCAAGCCAAAAGGTTAGGTTTTGATCAATTAGAAGCTATTAGCAATTTGTTTAATGCTGAGGATTCTCCTTATCGTTTAAAAATTGACACTTGTGAAACTTGTAATGGCAGTGGATCATATACACGTAAAGGCGATCAAGTGCCTTCAATGTGTGAAAAATGTCAAGGTTGGGGTACTCGTCCAAGTGGTAATGAAAAGGCTGATTTAAATCAATTGGGACCAAATGATATTTGGAAAAGAACTCAACGTCATGGCGAATGGGTAGAAGAAAGAAAAGAAATTGCCGAAAACAAAGAACGAGTAAAAAGTCAAGAGATTACACATAAATTTGATAATGGTTGGTATGTAACCAAACTTAATCCAAGCGCCGAAGAAGCAGAGTGGGAGGGTATTGCTCAAGGTAATTGTTTTCAAAGCGATGCACAACCTTACCAAAGTGCTGTGGCAGATGGCAGGCTTACTGTTTATGTATTAAGAGATAAAGATGGGCGCGGCCATGCTTTATGGGCATATGACCTTAATGGAAACATTGCCGTCATGGAAGACTCTAGTAAAATGTATAACACGGAAGGATTCAATTGGGCGGGTTATCGAATTAATAATCAGTGGATTCGGGATATGGTTAGTAATGCAAATCACGCGATGGGTCTTGATGACACTTATAACGGTTACAACCATGATTTTGAAGAGTTAGAAGAGGAGTACGAAACGGACTATCAATTACATCGGGTTGACACCATTGGAGAATTATTTGAACAATACGAAGAAAATGCAGATTTATTTAATTTGGCGTTAAATCAAATAGACAACGATAACAACGATGTAAATATTAATGGATTGACCATAATTCATGTAGGCGACATTAATTGGCAAAGCGTGGCGTATGATTTCTTTGGCGAATCCGGGTGGCCCGTTGCTGAAAGACTTATTGAGTTAAATATAATAACCGCCATTGCAGCGAAGCATCCTGAAATTTTCTTTGACGATTTTGTTACAGCTTTTGACCAAGAGGCTCAGGGTTTTGAAGCGACTGCACAAGCAAATGGAGAAGAGGATAAAGAAGTAGAAGCTTGGAAACAATGGAAAGAATTACACGCCAATCCATTTACTGGAGAAATTGAATCTCCCCGAGATGCTTTTGAATATGGTTATCCACACAGGACTCCTGAACCATTAACGAACACAGGATGGGAGTTTGAATATCCAACAGCGGAACAAGTAACACAATGGCGTGGCGTAATGCCCGCAAGCGTTGATCCCCTACTGCTACGCGGAGAACCAGTCAAAGAAATGATTAAATGTATATATTGTGATGGCACCGGAGAATCAAACCTTCGGGACGGGCCATGTAATATGTGCCTAGGCGAGGGGGTAATGGAAGCTGGAGTAAGTTTTCCGAGTATTGAAAAGCG